TTGAGCACCATTTTTCAATACCTTCTAATTTTAATTTTTCACTATCAGTAAAATCATTATGAGATAAACCCATACCAGAAACTTTGTCAACTTTATTAGATAATAATGCATTAGTCTCTTCTTTAGTATAAGCATCAATGCTTCCACCAGTAAACACAATAGGTTCACCAATATTAGGAACTATAGTTAATGTATTTTCACTAACAGAAGCACTTTCTAAATAATGTTCAGGATTAACTTGAGCACCATTTTCAATACCTTCTAATTTTAATTTTTCACTATCAGTAAAATCATTTGAAGAAAGGCCTTTACCTTCTTCCTTATCTACTTTTGTATCTAATTTATCTTTAATTGCTAATAAAGATTCTCTTCCTAATATATTTTTGGTTCCTGCCATATTCAGTTTATCTCCTTTGATAAATTTAAAATTAAGACTTACTTCTCTAAATTTAGCAAATAAAAAGCACTTAATAAATCAATTAAGTACTTTTTAAATAATAAATTTAATTTTTAATTAAAGAGCAATAACAGCATTACTAACTTCTAACCAAGTTTGGCTATCATAATTGAACATGTATATTTTACTTGTGTCCATTTCAAAGAATACAGAACCATTAGGAATGATTCCTTCTTTTAAGGATGCATTAGTAGGTTTAATATCTGAACTAAGGCCTCTAATTTGTTGAACTTTATCTCCAGTTACCCATGTAATCATATGTACAATTCTCCCTCATCAATATTTCACTTTATCAATAAATTTAGCATAATTATTATATTAATTAGATAATATATCATATGCTTCTTCTTCTGTAATTCTAAAATCTAATTCATTTCTATTGTCAGTAATTCTTTCCTCATGGTCTGCTAAAGTTTCATTTATTGCAATTATCATGGCATCAATTTCATCTTTAGTATAATAGGTAGGCCCTAAAGTACCACAAATAACCATATTTCCACTAGAATCTTTTTTATAGTATGTAGTTGCTTTATTTAAAACCTCATCTGATAAAACAATGACAATATCATTTTCTATTAAACTAGAAATATCATAATTAATTAAATCTTGATGACTTAATACAACATCTCTAATTGCTCCTTTAGAACCTAAATAATCTATTTGATTTTGTAAATCTAATATTAATCTATCTACTTGGTCTATAGTATAACTAGAAGAGCCTAATGAAATAAATGTAGATGAAACACTACACCATCTATAAAAAGAACTATAACCACCATCATCTATAACAATTATAACATCTTTGTCTAAAAGATTACTGGTATCATAGTCAATTAAATCTTGATGAGTGGCAACTACATCTTTAACAGAAAAACCAAATTCTTTTAAATTGTCTATTTGTCTTTGTAAATCATCTTCTTTTTCAGTTGCTCTTTCTATTTCTTTATTTATTTTGGCATCAAGAAAAGAATCTACAGTGTCATGCTTAGATTTAGTTTTAATTTCATTATTCCCTAAAACTTTTACAGGAATTAAATTACTACTTTTAATAATCTTTCCATTCATTTAATTTTCACCAGTATCTACACTAATCAATATTGATTCATCAATTTCTAAAGTTGGAATAATATTAATTTTTTCAATTTCTGTATATAAAATTCTATCACTATATTCTAGTTTTAGTTGCACCAATGTATCTAAATTTGTATCACCAAATTGTAAAGATTCGGTAGAATTTAAATTACATTCTATAAACAAAAAATGTTCATCTACAACCACAGATGTAGGTTCCTTAAGCATAGTTAATCTTTGCTCTTGATTAAATATAATAGTTACTTTTTGTAAGCCCTCATTATAAAATTTAGGTAATTCAAAAAGTAAAAAACTACTACCACCAGCAACTATATTATTTTGTTTACAGGGAATACATCTATGTTTATTATTAGGAATATAATCTGGGTCTAAGTTTTTATAATCATCAAACATTCCCATAAATTGATTACCTCCTATTAATTATTTTCAATAAATGTTTCTATAGGGTCATCACTACCCATATAATCATGTTCACTAAGAACACTTTCTAAATCATCTAATATATATTCCAAAGAATCTAATAAATCAACTTCAACAGCATCATTATCTTCATACTCATATTTTATAGAACTCAATTCATCTTGGGCTTCCATTATTTCATCATGGGCTTTACCAATAAGTTCTAAAACTTTTAAAAGAGATTTTTTATTCCATTCTTCTTTTAATTTTCTTTTAACAAATTTAACTTCCATGATTACTCTCCTTCTTGTGTATTATGTGAAGCAATCTCTGCTGCTTCAATACCACCATCTATTAATTCATTTGACTTACCATCAATCAAGTCCATTGCTTTTTGTAACATACCTACATGAATTGTTTTATCATCAATTAACTGATTCATAATAGCAATGATATCTTCTCTTTCTGGCATCTCACTAGATAAAGTAGCAATAATGCTTTTAATTGAATCTATACTAGCATATGTATTTGCAATTTCATTAGCAATAACACTAGACATAGCATTTTCTTTTATTGAATCATCTATAGTAGGTTCTTCAATTTCTGGAGTGGACATTACAACAGGAGGTAATTCATCAATAGGTTCATCTAATAAGATAGCCTCTTTAATAACTTCTCTTTTCATCATATTAATATATTGCCTTCCTTAAATATTGTCATCATCTTCTAATGCTTGTAAAGCATCACTATTCATCATAGTACTTGAAAAATCATTTGCTTGTTCAATTTCAGATTTTTGGTCTTCTACAATTGGTTTATCCCCAATCATTGCATGTGCTTCTGCTTCATTAAAACTAATATGAGCATCCATGTCATCATCATCTATTTGAACACCTGGCTTAACTACTTTTTTAGCAAATTTCTTTTCTTTATCCAAATCTTCATATTTACCAGCAGTAACTTCATAGTCACCATGGTCATCCTTTATAATTTGGAAACCTGCTTTCTTAATAATTTCATTAGTATTATTTGAAATCTTGCCATAATGTTTCATATCATAATCAATCCATTTTTGACAATCTCCAATAGATTTAGGTGCAGGTTTATCTTCTTCCTTTAAAGATTCATCTTCAAGAGCCCAAATCTCAAAAGCACTTAATTCTGGAGCATCACCATATTCATCTTCTGGGCCATATTCAACTTCTAATACTCTAACACCACCATTGGCTTTAGCCCATTCAATTGCTTCTTCTTCCTCGGAAAAAGTTTCAATATTGTTATCAAGTTCATCCATGACACAATATTCAACCATTGCTACTTCCGCTTCTTCTTTAATTGTCTTTTTAGAACAACTTTCATCTTTTAAACTAAACAATTTAGTTATTTCTTGTGGAAGTTTACCTCCACTCATATAAGCATAATCATTTTTCTTAAGATTATTAAATAAAGATTTAATTTCATCAATGGTTAATGATTCATCAAAGTGTATATCACCTACAAGGTCTTTAACAAATTGAGAAATAGAATCTATATAATAACAAGCATTTTCATCATCAACTGTAAGTATATGGTTGTTAGATACTTTATAAATATGTAAATCATCTCCCCAATCTGAATCAATAGTACCATGATAACCTATAGGAGCCTTTTTTAACTCACTTAAAATTTCTTTATTAGTATCTTCTTTGATTGTTTCTTTATTACAACTTTCATCTTCTGGATATCTTCCATAAACAACTTGACCATTTGCATCTAAAACTTCAACACTAGCAACTTCTCCAAATAAAGAATCTGCTACTTCTTTTGCTTCTTCTAAGTCATCAAATCTTTCTAAGTAGATATCACCAAAGCCCATATCTCTTGCTTCTTCATCTACCCAATATTCAATTTCAAAAGGACCTTTGTGAGATTCTTCTTTAATTAATTCTTTTCTTGGGTTAGAAATCTTTTTATTAATAGGTTTTTTGGATTCTTCCTTACTCATTTCTGCAAAGGCTTTATTCCAAACTTCATCTGCATCTTCTTTAGAAAGACCACATGAGTTCCATTTATCTTTTCCATAACCATATTTTAAACAATCACAAGCATTTTCAAATGCTGCTTGTTTTTGAGTCTCTAAATCTTCTTTAAGTTTTCTAGCACCTTTTTTAGAGCAAGATGTAGATTCTGTTTTGTATCCTCTACTTCTAATTTCTGCATACACTAATGGCTCAACCTTAGCATAAAGTTCATCCCATTCACTTGTAAAAGGTTCAACTCCATCTTTATTAACTATATCAACACAATCTAAAATTATTTCATTGATTTCAGTATCTTGAGAATCTAAATCACCTTTCATAATACTATCTAAGTCATATCTATCCACAACTTTTTTTAATTCTTCTTTAGAAATAATTTCTTCATTTAAAGAAGTATCACTTTCATTTAAAGATTCATCTTTTCTATTTTCAAGCATGTATTCATCATGGTAGATATACCATTCAATAGAGTCATTGATTTCATTCCACATATGGTCATCATCTAATAATTTTTCTGCAATTCTATTAGCCATCTCATTAATGGTTTCTTCACTTGCATTTAAAATTCTTTCATCTTGAGAAAGGTCTTCAATATTTTCTAATTGATATTTAACTTCATTAGCCCAATAAGCCTTAGAAGCATTAACATCACTAATATAATCTTCTTTAAATTGAGATTCATGCTCACCTTCTAATTCTTTTACTCTTGAAATAATATCTTCTAAAATTCTATCTGAATGAGCATTTTCATTGCCTAAAGTACTAACATATTCAACATATTTTTCACATACATTTATGATTGAATTTACTAAATCAATTTTTTCATTTTTAGACAATTTCTCATCTAACTTTTCATTACAATGTTTTTTATACATTTCTAAAGATTGTTCTAAAACATTTAAAAGGTCTGCTGTAACTGTAATGTTGTCACCTTCATTCCAATTCTTAACATAGAATTCAAGTGCTTCAATATCCACATTATCACAATCACTTTCTTTTAAAGGTTTGTAAAAGACTTTATATCTATTTTCACCTTCATTAACTTTTTTAACAAAAGGTTTAATTCCTTTTGCTTTAAGTGATTCAACTAAAGCACCAACTTCTTTTCTATCTTTGCAAAGTTTTTCTTGAACTTTAATATCTTTGCTTAAAATAGCATGGTCTTCACCTTTAGTTTCTTCTGCTACTTTTTTATTTGCTTCAAGTCTTTTTGCAATAATCTTTTTAATTTGTTCTTCTCTTTTTGCTATTGCTTCTTGGTCACCTAAATCAATATCATCTAGTTTTTCTGGCTCTACTTTAGTAGGTTTATTAGCATCTTCAACTTTTTCTAAAATACTTCCATTTGATTTGAATGTTACTTTTTCTAATTTCATTATAAATTCTCCTTGCCTTTTATATCTAGTAGGCATAACTTTACTTTTTGATTATATGAGAAAAGTATAACTCTTTGAATTTCTCACTTAATTTAGCATTATTAAAGTAATATTTACTTGTATTCAAATAAAAAAAAATCACCCAACTTAATGAGTGATTTAGATTTTAATCTAACAAGGAAAGAAATTTATCAAGGGCATCCATAGCACTTTCTCTAGCACTATCTTCTTCCTCTTTAGTTTCATAAATATCTCCTCTACTATAGAGAATTGTACCTCTAGTAATAATGGTTTGTTTAACACCTTTATATTCTCCTAAAGACTTGATTTTGGCTTGAATAATATCATCTACACTAACAAAAGTAGAAGTTGACCATAAGATTGTATGTCCTTGTTCATCATGAATTTCCCACACTAATACTTCATCACCATAATAGGCATATTTACCTTTACTATAAAGAACTCTTCTAGAAGCAACTTTAAATACAACTTTATCACCAACTTCTCCCATATAAGTATTGTTGGTTTTATTTAATTCTTCTAATTTAATCATTTCTTTAAAATAAGTATTAATCAATGAAGCAATAAAAGCAATGTCTCTATATTCACTGTATTTAGAGTTCCAAGCCACTTTTGCATTCTTAAGGTAGTCATTGTTAGCATCCATGGAGTTAACCCAAGCATCTACTTTTTCAATATCTTCTTTAGAAGCCTTATCATTAGTTCCTCTTCCAAAAACTAAATCTGAAATGGCTCTTGTAGTTTCTCCACTTTTATATCCATTTTGCTTGACATAGTTATAAGAAATTTCTTTAACTTCTTTAGAAGAAGCACAAGAAGAATTTCTCATAGAATTTCTAACTACTCTCATAAATTCATCATCTAAGTCACTTGCTTGTTCACACATAGAAATAGAAGAACAAATTTGAGCACATACATCAGCACTTAATCCACAAGTATATTCCATTAAACAAGATTTGCCTACTTGTTTAAATTCATTAGTAGATTCATTATAAATAAGATAAGTGTCTTTTCTATGTCTAGATTGTTTACAATGGTCACAATATGGAGCACAAGTTCTATACTTCTCAGGAATTTTTCCTTCTAAAGAAGAATCTACACATCTAATGATATTTCCACTTTCTTTGTGTTCTAAAGTGGCCACAAATCTCCAACCATTAATAACATAAACACCTTCTACAAAGACTTCTTTAGCCTTCATATAAAAAGTTTTTAAAGAACCATTAATTTCATAAATACCATCAATAGTATAAGGAATAAGACAATCTTCTCCAATTTCAAATTTAATAGGAGCACCTTTGTTGATAATTCTATTAATCTTCTTTTCAAGTTTATCTAATTTTTGAAGTGGAATTTGATACATCATATTTTCTTACCTCTGCCTATATTATAAAGAGATTCAAAAATAATGTCAATAAAAAAAAAGAATCTTTTTAAGATTCTTAATTATTTTTCTAAAATTTCTTTAACTCTCTCAATACTAGAGATTAAACCAGATTCAACAAATAACTTCTTTAAAAGAAAACTTTTCTCAAATGAATCTAATCCAAATGTACCGTAATTTGAATGCAATTCTTCACATCTACTAGAATCACTTAGCATAAGGAATAACTTAAGTAAAGCAATATTTTCTCCAAATTTAGTTAATCCCTCTGGACCCTCTGGTGCATCTAGTTCACAAATACTAATATTATCATCTTCTATGCAAGTCTTTTCTTGGTCTTTTGTAATATCATCATTAACAATAAATGAATCTTTTTCTTTATCGTCCTTATCTAAAACCTTTTTAAGGTCAATTGGTTCTTCTGAAAATCTAATCTTAGTTGAAGTAGCATCTTTTCCTTCTTCTAAAAGACCTTCATCTTCATCTACAATCTTCATATAAAATGAATCATTTGATTCTTTAACAACAACATCAATATTTTCTTTAGTTATATCTAAATAAGAAAATTGTGAGAGAAGTTCATTGATTGCATTTTCTTTAATTTCCTTTAAATCTTCTTTTGTTTTTATAAGGTAAGATGGAACACCCATTACAATTTTAATTTTTTCTTTCATAAATATTTTATTTCCTTTTCATTTGATTAACTTTTCTTCTATTCTTTTCTTTTGCTCTTCTTTTAGCAACTTTAGGATTGAACCACTTTGATTTTGGATTAATTAAAAGACTTCTCTTTTGAGGTACAATCCCTGTAGGAAAACTTAATTCTTCTTTTTCTTCTTTAGCCATATACAAATAAATCCTTTCATTTTATTATACACTATATCTTTTCTTTTTGAATTTTTAATCTTGTCTCTGGTTCCTTTTTAGTCCACATACCAAATTCATTCATTACCCATTCTGGATGTTCTTCATGCCATTCTTTAAGTCTATTGTTCACATCTTCAGGAAATACAAACTCATAATGATTATCTGGGAAATTAACTTCTTTCATTATATATTCATCATAATCAACATATTTAAATTGACCTCCCCATTCATGAGAGTAAGGAACATGTTCCCATTCAATTACAATAAAAGATTCTTCTTGATAAATATGAATGTCATTATAATAATTTTCATCCTTATCAGAATTATAGTCTAAAAGAGTATCTAATAATTTTTGAAAATGTTTTCTACCATTAGGTGTATTAATATTAAAACTTTGTTTATTCATAATTTTACTCACTATAAGTTAGAAGAATATAAGATTCAACTACTTCCTCCTTAACAATAGATGAATTATAAGTAAAGTTAATTTCTATACCTTTAATTGCATTTAAATAATCTTCTGCTTCTCTAGAGTAGTTATTGTAATGTTCTATAAGGTCATCAATCAAATTTGAGAAATCTTCAAAATCTTTTAAATTAGTTGTATGTTGTCTAGCAATTCTAGCATCTTCTATCATTGCTCTTTCTCTTTCTAATTCATTATTATCCTTATCAATATGTTCATTACAAATATCATTTATAGTTTCTCTACTAACTATAGAATATTCCATATCAAATTCTTTTTCATCCCAATAGTTATCTTCTACTGCAACATGAACTTTATTAACTTTTTCAAGTTCTTTATTCTCATTTGAATATCCTTTAGGTCTAATAATGAGATAATCTACTTGTGGTTCTGCATTATAAAATAATTGAGTAATACTATTTGTAAATTCTGTTCTACCACAAAGATTAAAATCACTATGCCTAATTATAGCACTACCATCCTTTAAGAAATCAATTCTATGGATACCTAATTCTCTTCCCATACTAACAATTCCTTTCTTATATTGTTCAAAATATTATACACCTAAGTTCATAAGAAAAAAGGGGAATATTTCTTTCTTTTATTTTATATTTTCTTTCTACCATGGGGTTTTAAGTTCATGTATTCATACTATTCATATTATATAAATATAATATTCATAGTATTCATACATTCACTGACTTTATGTCACTTTTACACTTTAATAATAATTATTTATCTATTCTTATAGAATAGTAAATAAATTAATTATTAATAATTTACCATAATATACCTTAGTAAACCATATAATAAAATAATAAGTTACTTGGGCCCCTTGCCACCTCACCAAAGTGAAGATGCCACCACTTCTTCAATAGTTAATAATAACTTATCAAATAAAGAAGAATTACCAACTAAACAATCATAAGGAATCCCTAAAACTTTAGTTATAGAGACTATCTCATAATATAAAGGTTTTCTCTTACCTTTTAATAATCTACTTAATTGACTTTCATTGAGATTAGTTTCCTTAGCAAATTCTCTTTGAGACATCTTCATATAGGATAATAAAATTTTAACTCTTTCACCAAATGTTAATTCTTTTGAATTCATAATTCGTCCTCCTCCATTACTAAACAATTGACTTTTTTAGAACCTGCAGTACAAGCATCTAAACCTATTAATTTATATCTTTTAGATTTGAATATAGGACAGTCATAAAGTTCCTTTTTTGTTTTAGTTAAATGATTAAAGAAATCACTTGTATGCCAATGTCCACAAACAATAGTCTTTCCTGTTTTATTTAATTTAAGGTAGGCTTTTTGCCAAGGACATCCCCACATAGCATCTTCCCACTCCCATTGAGTGGCATTTCTCCAATCTTCTCTATATTCATCTTCTTTATTTTTAAAGAGCATTCCCCATTTTTCTATTAAATGTTGTTTAAGAGGAATCCAACTATGAACAAAGATATAATTATTAGTTTCCCAATAATTTACCCACTCATCACTATAAATCCAATCTATAATCTCTTTAATCAAACCTTTCCAAATATTTCTTCTTTTAGATTCATATTTAATTTTGATTTGATTGTATCTAGGACTATCATATTCTTCACAAGAAGTTTCTCTATAAAAATTATGATTAAACTCACCTTCATTAGGCAATCCTTGTAAGTAGTAAAGAGTATCTAAAGTACCATTACTTCTATCATGATTTTCACCATAACCTCTTTCTACAAGTTCTCTTAAAAGTATTTCATGGTTACCTCTAATAAGAATTCTTCTTTCTTTAGGTAAACTTTTTATAAAGTTATATACTTGTAATGGTTGAGTTCCTCTATCAAAAATATCACCACAAATAACTATAATATGGTTTGGGTTATTTATATCAAATCCATTAGATATAATGGCTTCTTGCCATTCATCAAAGAAACTATGAATATCACTACATATAAAGTATTTTTTCTTTTCTTCCATGAACACTCCTATTTTATTATACTTCAAAAAAGTTTATATCTAGATATAAACTTTAATAATTTATTATTTCTTTAGGTCCATAGTCTAATTTAACTCCACATGAAGGACAATGAGTTGCAATTTTTAATAACTCTTTTCCTCCTTGATTTCTTGCTAAATGTGCTTCAACCTCACTAACACCATATGGAAATTGATAAAGGACTCTTCCACATTTAGGACATGAAATTACAAAAGCATGTCCAGTTATATTTTGTATCTCATTATTAACTATGATTTGTTGAACTACTACTTCAACCTCTGATATTTCAGCAAGTTGTGAAAATTCTGGTTTATAGTTTTCAATAAGTTCTACTTCTATTTCATTATTAAGACTCATGATTTAGGTTCTCCTTTTCTGCATATTCTTTTCTAATGATAGGTGCTAAGGCAATGATGGCCTCTTTCATATTCTTTTCTGTACCTTCCCAAGATGTAATTGCCAAAGTACAATCCCATGCATCACTATAATCATCTATAACTATATGGGCCAATCTTTCAAAACTTTCAACATCATATGTACTTATGGTTTCAATTTTATGAATTACACTTTTTATTTCTTCTTTTGAAGTTTCTTTATTAATATGTCTAAAGAAGCATTGTAAAGCATATTTTTTAGATTTACTAAGATTTAAATGAGTTGGGACTAATCCTAACTTTCCACAAAAATATCCCCAATCCCTATCAGATGTTTCAAAGAACTTAATAAAATCATTATCTTTAGTATTAAATCCTCTCCAAGTATGAGAATAAGTTTTTCCAAAACCATCTGTTATAGTACAAGTTTTTGTATTCTCATCTAATAATATAGTTATAGGGTCAATAGAATAAGGTTCATCACCATCAAAAATAAATCTTCTTTGCTTTATTAAATCTTGTTTAACACATTTCATTATTCTTCCACCTCCACAATATATAGGGAATAAGTTGTATCTAACATGGTAATTGCTTTATCTATAAATCTTTGTGCTGATGATTTATTTTTGTATAAATAAGCAAAATCTTTAGCATAAGTTGTGTGTAGAAGTTCTCCTGTTCCACAAACCATTGTTATTTTTGGTTTCTCAACAAACAGTTCTTCTTCATTTTCAAAACCTGTATTTATTTTTACTCCTACTGCATATTTAATCATATTAATCTACCTCTGTATAACACCAACTTTGAGGTGCTTTTTGTATCTCACATTCAAAGTGAAATCTAGTTTCCCAACCTTCACACCAACACATATTGCAACCACCTCCACAATTATGATTACAATCATATGAACCTAAAGGTTTATGAAATTCATACAACTCTTTTGGTTTGTCAAAGATTTCTAAATCACTAATGTGAATGGCATAACCAATAGAAAGTTCTAAATAACTAGATATTTCTTTTTCAGTCAAGCATGACTTTTTTAATAATTCTTCCATAGCAATATTCTCTGTTTTATATGTAGGTCTTTCAACATAATCATTTCTAGGAAAAGAAATCATTTTATATCTATTATTCCATATTTCTTCTACCTTATAGCAACGGAACTTGAAGATAACTTTGCCATTGTATCTTTTGTTAGTCCATTTAGTAGGTTTGAAGGTAGTCCATATATTAAGTATTTTCCCTAATATCCTTTTACCTTTCGTGCAATAAGCATAAATGTCAGCATACCCATTTTCATCAATGAGTTTTTGAATTGCTTTATATAGTGTAGTGCCTTTACGAACTTCAATCTTTTTATCCTTATTCATAATTAAGGCACACCATTTTGGTTTGATACTCATTAAGATTGCTTTCATTATTCATCTACCTCTACCAACAAAGTTAATTCACAATAATCTCCACACCAATAGCGAACTATTTTACATTCTAATACAGCAATAATTTTGTGTAGTTTATATACTTCCCCCACATTCATTACTATTTTGTTAATAATCTTATATTTCATAACAATACCTCTTTTTTAATATATTGTAATCTTTCAATAAGACCTTTAAGACAAGTTCCTGCAAAAAATAAAGGACAATTTGAGTTTTCACAATAAACAACACCACCTTGTGTATGTTTTGAACAAATCTTGCTCATTTCTTCTAAAGTCAAATCTTTAATTTTCTTCTTTGCCATTTTTGAGTTCTTCCTTTGTTAATGCCCAAGTTTTACCATAGTCTTTTAGGTTATAAAAATACATTGAATCATCTCTAATAAATTCAAACTTTGGATAAGTATGATTAAGAACTAATCTAGCATCAGTAATAAGACCTAAATCTTCTCTTATTGTATAAAAACCATTAGTTAAAGCCTTAAACAAAGTAATTAAATCAATACCTAATTCTTCTTCAATGTCTTTATACTGCTTAATCTCTTTTGCTAGTCTTATGTTTGCTTTATCTGCTTGTTCTAACATAGATTGTTTTTCTTTCCAACTGCTCATAATAACACCTCTTTTAATCTTTATTTAAATTAATTAAATCACACTTTAATTTAATAAGAATGTCAACATACTCTTGTAAATTAAGAGATAAAAATTTATTTGTATCTTCAATATTGATTCTTAGATGGTTTAAATCTAATTCATAGGTTTTAGTATTAATTTTAAAAATAATAGTAGCCACATCCTCAATGTTTAAACCATAACTTTCAACCCCATCCACTTCATCACCATAATGATATCTAGGATTTATCCCATACTTTTCAATGCAATCTTCAAACTCTTTTTGCTTTTTTCTATTCTTGTTTAATTCTAGTCTTGCATCAACTTGGTCTTGAATAAGTCTAGTAGCAAATTCTTTAGATAAAACATCAGGAGTATATTTATCAAAATAAACACTTCTAGGCCTACCTAAATAATCAAAATCATAAGGATACCTTGTAACTCCATTATAAAGAAAATTTAAATAATCAATTTGTTTAGGAGTGATTGTTGCTTCATATCCTTTTGGAAGTTTCCATTCTTTATCTTTTTCATCATATTTTATATTACATTCTTTGCATCTATATTTATAATGAGATTCTGCATACATTTCATCATCCCAACCCATATAAGTATCTAAGACTTCCATCTCTTGCATAGGCTTTCCACAACAAGGACATCTAAGTTCTCTATACTCTGGTGATTCTTTATATCTACTCATAATAATTCAAGAGTTCCTTTCTTATTCATTTTAACACTGTTTTTAGCCCTTCTAAGACACTTTATATTTAAATACCTAAAATATCACATTTTAATTTATTTGAATACTTAGACTCATCTAAAGTGTAATGTGCATCTTCTGTACTATTTAACCAAGTAGTAATAATATGAGCATTAGTTACATCTATCTTTTTTGTAATTGGGTCTCTATAAGGTCTTATAGATAAACAAGCCTCTTGATTAGAAGAGTAAGGAATTCTAATACAAATTTTTGAAACTAACCATTTGTCACCTTCATTATACTGAATGAGTTCTACTTCAAATGCTTCAAAAGATTTTCCAATAGCATTTCTTAAAGATTCATTTAATTTATCTAAAGTATATCCATGACTTCTATCTACATCTCTAGTAGCATGATTTATTACATGTTGAGATAAAGTAAATTTATTATATTTTTCTAGTAAGTACTTAACTTTAGAATTTACCCACTCAGGAATGTAAACATCTTTATGTAATAGAACTACTTTCATAATGTAAATCTCCTTTTAGCCCAAGCATCCTTTTCCATTTGTGGAGTAGGAAGAAGTTTAGAATCTCTTTCTCTTTCAAGTTTTCTAAGTTGTGCTTTTAACTTATTAATCTTAGGTGCATATTGTTTTTTAATCTTGTCATTATGCTTTTTAACTTCTTGTTTCTTTGCTTGAAGTTCTTTCTTCTCTTGTTCTTTAAATTGTTTAAATTCTTCAACTTGAGCCAAGGTCTCTTCATGCATTTTCTTTTCTTCTACATTAGGGGCTCTATAATAACCATATACACATCTTTCATCATTGGTTACTAATGCACCTGTATCCCAGTCATAATAATCTTTACTAGAACAATCATAGGTATCATTGATAACACCATCTACTAATGTGGTAAGATGTTTACTTAATTGAACAATGTAAGTTCCTTTTTCTGGAAGGGCTCCATCAACAAATTTAACTTTACTTTTAGTAGAACCAAACTCACAAGTTGACACTCTTACCCAACCAGAATCTCTAAGATATCTTTTCCAAGTCTCTTTAAATACACCATTTCTACTTTGGCTTCTCTTATGACCTCTGTGTCTCTTGACAGATTCTCTTTTAGCCATCTTATTAAGAGCATTGTAAACTTCTAAATAATCTCTACCAGTAGCAATAGCGATTGCTCTTGTTACACAATCACCTGAACTTCCTTGAAAGTACTTACTTCTTCCACCATCATTGTAGTTAAATTTCATTTTAAATTACCTCTTCTATTCTACATTCAGTATACACTTTTTGTAAATAGATGTCAACATAATTTTAATTAATTCCCATTTCTTGTTTAATTTTATTTAATGAATTTTCAGCATTTTGAGTAAGTTGTCTAGTCCAAGCACCAAGATAAGGAGAATACCTAAATCCATTCTTTTTAAGAATTCTTCTAGCCTCTTCATTAGGAATTTCATCAAAATAAAGATTTAATCTATTTGAGGCTAAATCTCTCTCAACTCTAAATTCACTATTTTCTTCTTCTCTATTATTTGCACTATGCTCAATTTCTTCTAAATGAGATTCAAGGTCATGTAAATCTCTTCTTACATAATCATTAACATGAGGACCATAAACTTGTCCAAAGATAGCACCAGTATACTTAAGATATTCTAATTTTAAATCATTAGACATCCAAGATAAATCACACAAAGTGTTGTTATTTAAAATATCTAATAAGGAATCTTTCATTTCTTGTGTTGGTTCATCATGATATCCATTAAATTGATGCCAATCATCAAGACCCCTATCTTTCATAAATTTTCTTGCAAAAGCATTAAGTTTATTATTAAAATCAATTCTCTTTTTACAAGAATCAATAAGTTGAATAGTTTGATTTTTATCTAAATTTTTAGTTTTCATAGTAAATACCTCCAATGTGATTCATCTGACATTAGTATAAACTTGATTATATAAATTTGTCAATAAAAAAAAATAAATTAAAGTGTAAAAAATAAAATAATGCCTTAAATTAAAGTGTAAAAAATAAAAAAGACCCCCTCAGGAGTCCTTACTAAACCATGAGATTGAAAGGATAAGTATTCTCATAGTCATAGCCTAAATAAAGTGATAATTAAATACCACATTAATTTTAGCATTGTTATTTTAAAATTTTAGTTAAGAATAAAAAAAGTGGCACTCAAGCCACTTTGGTGAACTATAGAAAGGAGGCAATAAAACATGAATGAAAATCATCTTTTTGTTTTTTTGGTAGTTAGTTTAGGTTCACCCACTAAACTCTTACTCATTATATTATACACCAACTTTTATTAATTGATGTCTAATTTTTTAAAAAAGTGGTTTACGAGGTTTTCCTTCCTCTTCTTTCATATTTAGACTCCTTTTAACTGAGGCCCTGCTACCTCAACCATTACTGGCGGTTTACATATTACTTGAACACTTGGTTAGTTATGGTCCAAGAACCATTTGTCTGGGATTAGAACCACAGTCCGTCATCCTCTGGACCTATAAGAGGCACAACCCTCTTTTGCAGACCAACTATCTGGAGTTCCCCTGCTTTAGTCTCTTTTTACCACATAACCTATGTTCCCATAGGTGTATTTGCAAATAGCATGTGGTTAATTACCTATCACTAATGGTTATAAGCCAAACTTTTAAGGCTCCCAATCAGGATGCTGGTATGGGCTTTCACCACGCAATGTCCTAAGACGGCGACGTAATTATTTCTTAAAAGATGATAGGCTGAGGTAGTCCACTTACTTGATGAGAAGGCTTTCTACGCAAGTTAGTCTTCAATACCATCAAACAACATTCAGTACTGGGTGGTGGAACTATTAGTGTATTTTCGGCTACACTAGACCATGCACATATTTAATAGATTCTCTTACTATTTTGTGCTATTGCCTATTCATAAACTATTAAGGCTCACCATGAATATCCTATCGCCATGGAGAAATTCTCAATTTTATTAGAGAACCACCTCTTTAGATATTTATTAGAATTGAGTATTTCATCTATCCAATAATTATCAAGGTTAATGATACCTATATAGCACACATCAATTAAGATGTATCTACCAATTTAAAGTAATCTTTTAAACTTAATTACCACGCATGATAATTAGTTCCCTCACTTAAGATATCATTAAGTAATTACTTGGAGGTAATGCTTAAGAAAATAAATTAATTAAGGAAGGTCCTATATTATCCTACCTTTTAATCTATCGCATGCTCGGGTCCTTGAGTCATTATGCTCTCAAAGAATTTTAGTGGGCCCGATAGTTTAGTCTTACACAATTAGGCACTATAGATGAGGTATCCAAGATTTGTTCGTAGCCTATTCTACTTTCTCCACTTGGCTGGAGTTTAGGGTGGCAACCGACCCACATCCCATTTCGTTTAGTGATTTTCATCCATTGACCTTATGTCTGGTCGGTAATTTCTCAATGGTATCTTCCCCTAAACTTATTGTATTATGATTCCGTTATCGGTGGAATTACGCCCTTATTTTAATTGAACTTACCACTAGAATCAGTTACCTAAGGTCAACATCTCTAATGATGGTTCAATCTATTATACACTAGATATTCTTCCTAGTGTAATAAATTTAGCAATCACTTAAAAGAGTTTTTAATTCTTCTTCAAGTCTTTTTTCTTCTTTAAGGTCTACACTATCCTTATCTTCTTTATAAGATAATTCTAGTAACCTTTTTTCAACATATTCTTTTCTTGTCATAATTTTAATTAAGCCTTTACCTTTGAAGATAATGCTTTTTTGTAACTTTTAATTAATGAAGCATCATAAGAAGCATCAACTGGAGTTGGAACTTTTTTACCTGGATTTTTAACATCAGGTTTAGCAACATTAATTGTTCTCACAACAATAGAACCATTTTTAAGGACTCTATGTCCATCTAAAGAGGTTTTGTTGTACTTATTAGGTTTTCCACTTCCTAATACATAAGGTTTGCTAGGCTTAGCCATTTTTGAAAATAATTCTTGTAGATTCATAATTTAATTGTATCCTCCTATTCTACATTTACTATTTTAATTTTGTAATTTTTATTTGTCAATTATTTTTTTTATCTTGCTACATTAGTTGCATTTTCAATTGCTGCTTTTAAATCTTTAGCAGAAACAGTGTATGTATTTCCATTAATTACTAGAACTACAAATTCATGCTCATTCCAATGATTAGTGATTTTAATTGTTGGATAATCTAACCCCTGAATTTCTTCATCATTAACTTCATAACATCTAATTTTTGATTCAACATTAATCATAATAATAATCCTCTTTATTTATTATACACTTATTTTGTTCTTTTCTTTTTCTTAGTTGTTGCTAAATCAATAGTCATTCTATGAATAGAATCAATATCTTTTAATAACCCTTTTTGCAATAAATTAATAAGATTAATAGGGGTGTAGTTAATGGCTTCTGCACAGCAATTTAAATGATGTGAATCACCTTTATAATCTGCTTTATGAACATGACCATGAATATTAAACATATAATTAGGAACATTAATAGGTTCATGAGATAAAATAACTCTATCATTAATCATTAAAGGGCCTTCGTAGACTTCATCAAATAATCCTTCGTTAATTCTTTTTCCATATAAAATAGCACCAGGAGGATAATCTAATACTTCAGTGTGCCCATCTTTCTTAAGTTCCTCCATATCGTAATCTGGCCACCATTTAGCATCCCATCTCATTAAATAATTAGAAGCACCTTTATCATGATTTCCCATAATAAGAATTTTATATTTTGCTTTTAATTTCTTAACACATTCTATATTACCAACATCACCTAAGATGATGAGACAAGAGTTTTTACCTGCTTTGGAATTAATGTTTTTAATCTGCATCTCATCTAAAACTTCAACTCTTTCTTCAACATATAAGTCATAACTTCTAGAATCACCTTGTTCTTTAGCAAATACTATATCATCTGGTATATTTAAAAGGCCTCTCATATCATATAATTCAACATCAGAAAAATGTGTGTCACTATAGATATAAATAGAATCACAATTTGTTAACCATCTTTTTGCAATTTCATCATATAAATGTTTAATCATATTTTATAATTATCTCCTAATCAATAGCAATTAATAATAATACATTTGCAATAAATATTATAATAGATGATAACCAAAGAGTCAAACATAGTTTTTCTTTAGATTTGTTTCTATTACATTCTTTTCTATTCTTTAATAAGATATATTGAACGAAAGGAATCATGCTAGGAATATAAATCAAGCATAATAACACAATACTAATTTCATGAAAAATAATTATATCCATACCAATAATATACATGAATAATAAATACTTGTCAATAAATATTTTATGGCGGAGGATATAGGATTTGAACCTATGCTAGAATTTCTTCCACTAGTGGTTTAGCAAACCACCCTCTTCAACCACTTGAGTAATCCTCCAATAAATATATGGGGTGACATGAGGGTAACTCTCCCTCTTCCCTTGATTCACAGTCAAGTGCACTAATTTTGTGCTAATGTCACATGGTACACCTTATAGGACTTGAACCTATGACTTCCATCTTGTAGGGGTGGCACTCTCCCAACTGAGTTAAAGGTGTAAATGGAGTATAGTTAGGGAATCGAACCCTACTAAATGGTGTTGCAGACCACTGCCTAAGCCAATCAGCCAACTATACTTGGCGGGCCATAGGGGATTCGAACCCCTGTTCTTCTCCGTGACAAGGAGACATGTTTGACCTCTGCACCAATGGCCCAAATTAATTGTTGATTGGTTAATGGCGGGACCTGAAGGAGTTGAACCTACCTAGGTTGGTTAACAGCCAACTGCACTACCGATATGCCAAGGACCCATATGGTGCTCAAGAAGGGATTTGAACCCTTAATCCTCTCGGCCACTGATTTTAAGTCAGTGATGTATACCAGTTCCAACACTTGAGCATAAGGCATCTCTACTACACCACTTGCCAAGCCTTCCTCGGCCAAAGGGAGTTGAACCCAATCATAGAGATGGATGGTGCCCTTGGAGAGACTTGAACTCCCAACAGCCTCATTACAAGTGAGGACATCTACCAATTGATGCTACAAGGGCAATCTATGTTATTATACACCTTATTTAGGTGTTTGGTGGTCTCTGCTGGTTTTGAACCAACCCTCTTTCCCTTATCAGGGGAATGTTTTACCAAATAAACTAAGAGACCTTATTGGTTCCTCCACTAGAACTTGAATCTAGAATCCCCTGATTAAGAGTCAGGTGCATTATCCAATTTTGCTATGGAGGATGGTACACCCAGGTGGGCTCGAACCACCGACTCATAGATTAAAAGTCTATTACTCTACCAACTGAGTTATGGGTGCATTAATTCTTTAATATCATTAATTAACTTCTTTTTCTCTTCTAAAGTTAATTTTTGATAATTAGACCATCTAATTCTAATCACAGTCCATCCAAGAGATTCAAGATATTTTGTTCTTTCTAAATCACTTTTTGCTATTTTAGAATCTAAATAATGTTGTTCCCCATCAATCTCTAAATCTATTTTATTTTCTAGATTGTAGAAATCTAATTCATATTTAGAAATTTGTAAATGATACTGTAAAGGTATTTGTTCTAAATCAAATAATTCTTTAAAGTATTGTTCTGGATAACTACTTTTGGATGAATGGTTTAGAATGTATGGAACTTTTTGTGGATTTTCTTGTAAATATTTTTTCCTCCCCTTAGATATTTTATCTTTACTTTCTTGTGTGTGCTTCTTTCCTTTAAAGTATCCACTATGCTTTTCAAAGAAAGTCTTTTCATATTTAGAGTGATTATACACTCTAATGTCTGTGTCTTTAGTTAGTCCTTTAGACCAACCTTGATTTTTTAAATTAGATTCTTGTCTATTTGGATTTTCTTTACATAATCTCACATGCTGTTTAAAACTATTTTTGTTTTTACACATTTTATTACAATAAGGACAAGATTCATAATTAGGTTTTAAATAATTGTTGTCTAAATTTAATTTGTACATAAATTGTTCCTCATTTAATTTAGCATGTGTTAAGGCAATACTCTTGGTACTCCCTATGGGACTCGAACCCACAAATACAACCTTGAAAGGGTTGTGACTGTAAACCATTTCGTCTAAGGGAGCATTTAGAAGAAAAAAGTGCCTAGCATAGCCAAGCACTCAAATTTAACATCTTTATAATTATTTAATGTTATTCATAAGAAGTATCTTGACCATGCACAAAAATCACATTATCTTCACAAATATGTTTTTCTAATGTGACTAATTCAATACTCTTGATGGTCAAAATAGTTCTCATTGTTACTTTTCCTCACTATAATTTAGCACACTTTTTATGTGTGATGGTTACGGGGGTGGGAATTGAACCTACTACCACTAGGTTATGAGCCTAGTATGCAACCGTTACACTTCCCCGCAATATTAGACCTCAGAGGGACCTTACCCCTCCCCTTCTATTCTAAGTCTATAGCCTTAATTGAATAGATGTGCCACAACTTCCAGCACTTTGAGGATGGAGCAGGTGATGGGAATCGGACCCATATATTTTGCATGGCAAGCAAATGGACTACCATTGTCCTACACCTGCGTGTTTTGTTCTTTGCCCAGTGAACCTTGTGCTCTCAGTGTGGTGACTCAATCGTAGTTTCTTTTTCAAAACATCCCATTCTCTGTCCATCACTCGTGCTTGCCCACTCACTGCAGTTCTTGTGGGTCTGTTGCAACACTTAGTGTCTTTCAAGTTCGTGCCAACTAGCCGACCAAATTTCTGGAGGTAAATCTTCCCAATTACCTATGGGTGGGTCATTTTGATTTATTAGTGTCTGAAGACCCATAGAAACAGCACTGGAGCAAATGAAGAGAATTGAACTCTCACCTCTTGCTTGGAAGGCAAGGGCACTACCATTATGCAACATTTGCATTTTCCAACTGTTTTAATTCAAGGTAGTTGGTACCTCTAGGGATTACATTCTATTAATGTAAAATCTAATATCATTTTGGCAAATATAGGTTTTAAAATGATTGTCATCATATACTTTTTCAATTCTTAAGCCATGCTTATTCATAAATGCATACATATCACGTTCTGCACTTTTTCTAGAAGTATATTCTTTGTCTTTGAATTTAATTCCTGTTGCTGCCAAGGAATATAGATGTTTGCCCCATCCTAAGTAATCAAACATATGTATCTCCTATTCTCTTCAATTAAGAAGTATTTAGTTTAATGTCATCTCGGACAAATACATATGCTTGTTATAAACAAAACTTCACCTACCGCCATTGAACCTTATCCTTTCAATTATTGAGGTGTATTTTATGGCGATTCCCCTTTTTGGACCACTATAGTTATAAGTGTTAACTAGTCACTGGTTTTACAAGTTTTCCTTCTTATGCTTAGAGATTAACTCTAGTCTCCTCCACTGTCTTTTTATAGATGTGATACAGTCATCTTCTCGACCACCTAGATATTTTTACTTGAGATTAATCTAGAACTCTCTGAACTCTTTAAGTGTTTCTTAACTTTAATGGTGGACCAGGTGAGAATCGAACTCACAACAGCCTCCTTGCAAGGGAGGCTCGCTACCCTTAGTACATGCCAGCCCTTTTACTTGGTCTACATAATATTATATACCAATATTTGTAGCCTAGTATATAAATTTAGCAACTAATTTGTTAAATTGTTAAAAGTCTTACTCTTTCAAAATTTAATAAAGCATGCTCTATTTCATTTGCTTTTAAGGATAAATTTAATCTTACTAAATCTAAATCATTTCTTGCTTTACTAAGTTCATCAATCAAATTAGGACTAAGTCCTCTAGATTCAGATTGTTCTATAGTTGCATCTAAGGCATCAATAGTTTCTTCTATTTCACCTATTCTACTTTGAATCTCATTTAGTGTTTCACTTAACACTGAATATTTAATAATAAGTTCTTTAGTTTTCATATTATTCTTTCTCCTCTGAGGTTAAAGGAATCTTTTTATACTTTTTAATAATTTGTCTTTTGTTTGTAAAATAATCTTCAATAATATTATCAATTTGGTTTTCTGATAAAGCATCATCATTATCTAAAGCCTTATCTATAATATATCTACCCAAATATTTATATTTTTTAATAATTTTAACTGCTTTTTTAAGTGCTCTTCTTAGTTCTTTTAAGAATTGTTTTTCTTCTTTTTCTTTTAATGAAGTAGAATCATAATTCCATCTAAAGGTCATATATTTTATTCCATAGACTCCTACTTCACTTAAATCTTTATACATGTTTCTTAATTGTTGAACATCTCCTCCAACACCACTATCATAAATACCATAGTAAACAAGTTCTCCTGCCATGCCACCTAAACCAATGCAAAATTGTTTTCTAGCATCCTTCTTAGATAATACAAAACTAAGTTCTTCATCACCATATTCATCTGTAACTTCATCTACTTTAGGTGTAAAAGATGTGAACCCTGCTGTGTCTCCATATCTAAGGGCACTGATGCTTCCATGATTGTCTTCTAAAACCCAACTAATTAAAGAATGTCCTACCTCATGAGCAAGAATTTTCTTAACACTTTTAGTGCTTTTCCATTTCTTACCTATAGTTTCAAAATTCATTTCATTGACTAGTTTTGTGAAATCATCTACATCTACATATTCTTTTTGGTCAATATATTCAATTAAAGCATTATTTACTAGTGTTTTAATATCAGCACCAGACATTCCATTTAATTTTATTCCTAATATTTTTAAATTTAATTTATCAAAAATAGGAAATTTTTTAGTGTAAAATTTTAAAATTTCTTCTCTACTTTGAGCATCTGGTAAATCAATCTTAAGTTTTTTATCCATTCTTCCGCTTCTTAATAAAGCAATAGGTAAGTCATCATAAGCATTAGTAGAAGCAATAGTTAAAACCCCCATTCCTTTTTGAACTCCATCTAACTTAGTTAAAAGAAATTGTAAGCATGCTCTTGAGGTATCACTAGCAAATCTTCTATTTGTTACTAATTCAACTAATTCATCAAGATAAACAATAGAAGGAGTTACTTTTTCGGCTTCTCTATAGATTCTTTTTAACTCTCCAAGAACTTTAGTTCCATCTGAACCTGCTTTAAATGAGAAGAATGGGACATTACATTCATTTGCAATAACACTTGCTATTAAGGTTTTTCCACATCCTGGAGGGCCTTGTAAAATAATTCCTCTAGGTACTTGAATTCCCATTTCTTTATATCTATCATAATTTTGAATTAAATTGATAATCTTTTTGAGTTCTTCTTTTTCCTCAAAATAACCAGCAATAGAATCTAAATTTATTTTTTCTTTTTTAGGCATTAGCATTACTTCCTTTCTTTAATTGGGTAACAATTTCAAAGTATCTATCATTCATGAAGGAAGACCATTTTGAGTAGGTTTCTTTATCAACTGAACTAAGTACATATTTTTCTGTCTTTTTATACTCACTTCCATTTTTAACATCTCTAAAGAAAGAATCTCTTTGAGCATTGTTAATAAACAGTCTATTGATATTACATGCCTTTGAAAAATTAGTAGATTTTCTATAGGCTACTTTAATAGTTTGTTTTTCTGGGTCTCTTACAAGAACACTAGTTCCTGGAATAGCATCCATATCCAATTCATACCTAACACTAACATCAATGAAATCTGGATTGTTTTCTTTATGTTTATGGGCAATTGCTTTATACATTTTAGAAACCAATTCATCATTTTCATATTTAATTACAAATGTAGTTTCATCTTCTTTTTCTATATTAATAGAAGCAAAGAGAAGTGCTAAAGCATCTTCTTCACTTACATTTAATAGAGTATAAGATTCAATCATTGATTCATCAAAAGGTTTATTAATAATTTTAAGAACACCTGGTTTAACTCTTCTGGCTACCATAAGTTGTACCTCCACTATCACTTATTAGTATAATTAAATAATTTGTATGTGTCAATATTTTTTATTAATTTTTCTAACTCCATCACAATTTGGATAATTAGTACATCCATAAAAAGAACCATATTGACCTTTTCTAATTTTCATAGGGGCTCCACACTTTGGACATAATACCTCTCCACTATTTACATTAGCCTTCTTAATTGCTTTTTCCATATTATTTAAGAAAGTGTTTAGAAATTGGATTTCATCTAATTTACCCTTAGCAATTTTATCTAAATCAGATTCCATGTTAGAAGTATACTCTACATTAATTAAATCTGGAAATTTTTCCTTTAAGAAGTTGGCTAATTTCATCCCTTTATCTGTAGGTATTAAATATCCTTTTTGCAAAGTACAATATCCTCTACCTTCATCTTTTAAAGTTTTAACAATTGTAGAGTAAGTACTAGGCCTTCCAATTCCTGTTTTCTCTAACTCCTTGATGAAAGTTGCCTCTTTATATCTTGCAGGTGGATTTGTTTCTTTTTCTTCTACTGTTAAATTAGAACATTTAACTAATTCACCTTCATTGAAAGTAACTTTAATTAACTCTTCATCCTCTTTTTCTTTATAGTTATATACTTTTTGATAACCATCAAAGATTAATTCTTTAGATGTCATGTTAAATAAATAACCACTTTGGCTTAAAGTATAAATAGTTTCACTTGTTAGAGATTGAGCCATTGCACAAGCAATAGTTCTTCTATAAATAATGTCATAGACTTTTATTAATTTTTCATCTTTTATATGTTCTTTAAGCATTTCTGGAGTCATGTTAAGGTCAATTGGTCTAATTGCTTCATGTCCTTCTTGAGCAGTTTCACTATTTTTAGTTTCTCTAACAGGAGCATAATATTTATCCCCATATTTAGATTTAACAAATTGTTCAAGATTAACTAAAAACTCTGGACTAAAAGAGGCATCATCTGTTCTAATATAAGTGATTAAAGCAATATGTTGGCCATTAACATTAATTCCTTCAAATAATTTTTGGGCTAAAGATTGTGCAACTTCTACACTAATCCCTAATTTACTAGAGACTTCTTGTTGAAAGGTAGAAGTGATAAATGGTGGTTTTGGATTTGACCTAATCTTTTTTCTTTCAATAGATTCAACTTTAAATTTACCATCTTTCTTTAATGATTTATTAATTATATCAAAAACTTCTAAGCATTTTGAGTAAGATGGTTTAGTTTCTCTATCATTTGTATTAAAATATTTGGCTCTAAATTCTTGTCCATCTTTTGTTAAAGTAGCAACAAGTTCACCATATTTATCTGGAATAAAAGAAGTAATTGAGTCTTCTCTATTGGCAATTAATTCTAATCCAGCACTTTGACATCTTCCTACACTTTTGGCTCCAACATTATCTCTAGCAATTGATGACATTCTATAGCCTAAAAGTTTATCTAATTTTTGTCTAGCATGAGATGCATGGACTAAATTATTATCTATTTTTCTAGGATTTTCTAAAGCCTTAAGAACTGCATTTTTAGTTATTTCATGAAAGGTTGCTCTATAGCATTTATTTGTAGGTATCTTTAAGAATTCTTTAAGTGCCCAAGCAATTGATTCTCCCTCTCTATCTGGGTCTGTACATAAATAAACTTTATCTGCAAGTTTAACTTGTTCTTTAAGAGCCTTTACTGTGGTTAATTGACTTTTAGATACCTTGAAATCTGGTTTAAATCCTTCTTCAATATCAATACCTGTATTAAAATAACCACTACCATCACTTAATTCTGTAATATGTCCATTACAAGCCATTACAATATAATTTTTAGGTAGATAAGGTTTTATTGTATCAACTTTATTCTTAGATTCAATTATTACTAATATTCTTTCTTCTTTCATATAATTTATTATACAACTAGAAATTAGTCTTTTTCCACAAAATCATTTTTATAATCAAAATAAGTCCACCATAAATGTCTAATCTTATTTTTAATCTTCTTAGTAATCTTTTTTCCTTTTGATGTTTCTAGACCTAATAATAGAATCATTTCTAAACAAAGGCTTCCTAAAATTACTCCAATACTAGATAATATAGTTATTACTGACATAAATAAATATCCTCCTTATTATTTATTATAAATCCCATAATTGTTCAAAGTCAATACCATATTTTTCTTTAAGACTAACTTCTTGTTTAATAGATTGTTTATATTCAATTGCTACATCTAAAAGTTTAATATAAATTTCCCCCTCAGGTCTATTAGGATTATCCCAAAGAGCCTCATACTTTCTATTACAATCTTCTTCATTTGAAAACATTTCAGTTTTAATCAATTTATAGTCATAAGTATAAATACTAGGAATGTCTTTTTTAGTTAATCTACACTCTTGTTTATGTTTTTCTAGTGCTTCTCCTTCTAAAGGGACTTTATTTCCATCTTTATATGTGTAACAATCATTTTTTACAAAACAATTCTCACATTGGAATGAAACCCATCCTTTAGTAATATATCTTGCTGGTTTTCCACAACAAATACAATATCCTTGAGATAGATGTTCATAATAATCTAACACTTCCTGAATTTCTTTAGATGCAGATGCATAAAGACAAAGTACTCCCCATTTTTCTTTAATTTGTTGAAATGAAAGCATATCTTCCCAAGAAACATGTTTTTCTAATCTTTTTCTTGTTTGTCTTCCTGCTTTTAATATATCTTTACTTAAATTTTTACCAAAAGCAATTTTCCATCCTTCTGGGATATCATCATACCAAGTATGAGTGTATCCCATAAATTTTCCTGACCAAACATTTCTGGCCTTCCAAAAAGGATACTTTAAACAAAAGAAAAAATTTTTCCAATGCCATAAAAATGAAATATGTCTCATAAAAGAGGTAGTTAAAAATATACCCCACAATTCTTTAATTCTCATTCCCATAAAAGTCCAAAATAACTCCTTCCTTTTTGTTTTATCAAACTTTTCTTTAAATTGTTTATATGTCATAAATATTATTATTCTCTTTCAAAATTAATCTTCTCTATATTATCTTCAAAGTCTGGTCTTAATTTAAACACTATAGAATCAAATTCTAAGCCACAAAATTCAATAGGCATATAAAATCCTTTGATTTTAATCAAAAACTCTTTATTTGGGTTATTTTTAAGTAATTCTACAAAATTATTTGTTGTTTTCATCTTCTTCTTCCATTTGTGATATCATCTCACTAAAATAAAGATTTCCACTTGCTTTTCTTTCTGATTCACTTTTTTGAAATTCTTCACTTGCAAATAACTCATCTAACATTTTAACACATTGTTTTTTAATATCTTCAATGTCAAAGGTACCATCTTCATTAGGAAAGAAAATTTTTAAAGAATCCATTCTATAGGTAAATAAAATCTCTGTATGTTCATGATTATTAAATTTTAAACGAGCCCCTGCATATTTGATATCTAAGTCCCAAAAATCAAAGATATCATCTAAATAATGGTCTACTTCATATCTTATACATCCTTCATAATCAAAGTTATATGTTCCACATCCATGGCACTCATTATTAAAGTAGAAATAGTATTGTTGACCATAATCATCATTAAATACTTTAATTTTATAACCACGATATTTATATGTCTTTAGATAATTAAATTTCATTTCATATTTAGATGGTTTTGTTTTACCTATTTTATAAATATAGCCATCCCATTCTTTTCTAAACTTCTCAATAAAAATTTTAAATTTATTAAGTCTAAGTTTAGAATCCAAATCCATGTTAGAAACTTCTTCAATGAGGCTATTTACTCTAGTAGCACAAACTGATTGACCCCATTCATAATTTCTCATGTTTGGGTCTTGCATTAAACTTTTTTTACTCATATATATATACACCTCTATTTATTATACACTTAAAAGACTAAAAGGATAGATAATTAATCTACCCTTGATACTTTATGTCTATAATGGAAACACTGACCATGTTTTTCATTAACAATAATGTGAGTTGAATGTCCTCCTGCAGAGAAGGTTTGAACTTTTGCTTTACCTTTTTCACCAATGATAATTCCATTGAGTTCTCCACCTCTCATATTAAGGTTTGTAGCATCTAAGATGATTCCTGTAATCTCAGTTACTTCATTGACTAATTGGAAGTATCTAGCCTTACAATCCTTAAGAAGAATTTCATCTAACTTTGCTTCATCAACAATTCTTTCTTTTTCAGGATAATTTCTAGTGGCAACTAACTTTGTATAAGGGTGAATAGATGCTTCAAGTTCTTTTTCTCTTTGATTGAGTTCATTATACACTCTATTGTACTCTTCTTTGGTCATTTCACCATTATATACTTTATAGCGATTGTTATTGTGCCAATCACATGCCCTACTATTAACCTCATAATATTCATTGAGAACCTTCATGTTGTTTCTAATGTATTGAGCAACTTCTTCTTTATAGTGAAGTAAGAATTCCCAAATAACCATGATTCTATTGGTTTCAAATTCATTATCTTTTGCTTCTTCCAAGGCTAACAAGTTTTGATATTTTTCAAGAGTAACTTGAGCATCATGTAAATCTTGAACTGCATGGTCAAGTTCCCAATTACAATTCTTGATGTATTCATTCCAAAGATATTCTTCATCTCTACCCATGTTAAGTAACCAACCATCTGCTTTAAGGAAGGCTTCTCTAGTTTGAGCCTTTTGCCATTTTGTGATTCTTCTTTCAATCTTTTCAATTTTGGCTTCTGCCTTTTGGATTCTTTCTTTTAATTGTTCTTGTGTCATGTTTTTCTACCTCTGAAAATAATATAACATTATTTTAATAATGTGTCAATAATTTTTTTTATCTTTGAGCAAGACTAATTGTTAAAAGACCTTCATATCTCTTAAGATGTTTATTTGTTCCTTTTCTATTATAATAAGTGATTCCACCATTTTTGCCAATAAATAATTGAAATCTTTCTCTTCCAAAAACTTGGGCTAAAGTGCCTTCATCACCCTTTAATCCTACTTCACCACAAACACTAACAAAGTATTCTGTTTCAGTAACATCAAATCTTTTAATTTCATATTTTTCTTTGTCATAAAAGAATTCTTGTTCCATCATAACTTTAATTTTATTAACCATTTTTTCTTGTGCTTTTGTCATGTTTCCTTACCTCTGATTATATTATAAGCATAAATTAAAAACATGTCAACAATAAAAAAAGGGATTTTTAACCCCTTATTTTTTAGTTAAATTTATTTGTTGCAAATATTCATTATAGGCTTGCCATATAAGAGCACTAGTGGTGTCCCCTCTGGCTATGATTTTACCATAGAAATCCATAGTAACATTTTGTGCTTTATCATATTTTCCAAGAATCTTACCATGCATATCCCTAGCAATTACATTTCCATTTGTTTGTGTTTCTCTAGTACCAATTATTCTACCATAGAAATCTTTTACATTTTCTCTCATTAGTAGTTACTCTCCTTACTAAATCCTCTCATATATTTTAATAAGTCTATTCCTTCATCCAAAGCCTCTTTAAATTGAATTTCATAAACATCTACTATTTGAGTTCTTCCTTTATTTCTAGGAGATAAAAACTTCTTTATCATCTTTTTAAGTTTAAAATCATCACTCTCAAATCTTGAAAATTCAATTTTTGTATTATCTGGAAGTAAAGGGTCTCCTTCAACTAATGGCCCATACTCTAAACAAGAACATTCTCCTAATAAAGTTCTAATGATTAAATAATAATTCATATTATTTTCATCAGTGGCCTTTAGACATGTTTGATAAATATTATCTATATCAATGCTATTGTTATAGGTAGTTACACCATCATATTTAAATTCCATATTTAATTATTCTCTAATTTCATCAATATCTTTAAGGATTTCTTTAATGGTTTTCTTTCTTGGTTTAGTTTCTACTTTAGTAGGTTTTTTAGAAGTTTTTGGTTTTTCTTCAAACTTAACTTCAATGTTACCTAGTTTTGCTTGTTCCATGAATTCAATTGCTTCATTAATCTTAGCATTTTCTTTATCTTCTTCAATGACTTTTTGTAAATCATCTTTTTGTTTTTGAAGGTGTTCTAAATACATTTTAATGATTTCTTCTCTTTCTTCTTGAGATGCTTCATCAAAACCTTCAATAACTTCAAGACCATAGTCTTCAAGTAAAACTCCATTTAGTAAGTCATCCATTTGTTGCATAACTTCACCAACTACTTCAGTAAACATATTTGATTGTAAATTACCTACTGGAGTTTGAAAACTCATCTCAATTTCATTAAATCTAGGTACAATATATTCTACATTAGAGTTATGTCCTAATTGAATTTCTCTACTTAAATGAATTTCTGGAGAATATTTATAAATTAAAGGATTTACAAAACCTCTAATTTCATCATCACTAAATTTTACACAAAAAATTCTATAAGGATATCCAATTTGAGGAGCACTTAAAGCAACAATGTCTTTATTTGTTCTTAAAACATCTTTTAATCTACCCACAATTGTAGTGACTAATTTATAGTTCTTTTTATTTTTGAGCATATTAATTTCATCTGCTCTAACACTAAGAACTTCTTTATCATAAATTCTTTTTGCATTTTTATAAGCCATTAATCATTTGCCTCCTCAATAGTAAGTGTATATGTGTTATCATTAAAATTTGCATCTAAAGTAAGGTCATAATCATCACTAAGATAAATCATCTTAGATTCTTCTTCATTCATAGAAATGTTTTCAATGTCTAAATCAACTAATTCACTTTTATCTAAAATAGTATACATTCTAGAATAGGCATTACTATCACCTAAATTAATAATGTATTTATTTCCTTCTAGTTTACCTTCCTTAGTAATATTCAATTGAGTTAAAAATTCTTTAATTTTATCTAAGTTCATCTTTTTTAATCTCACTTTCTTTTTTAGATTCTTCAATTAATTTTCTAAAATCTGCTAAAGCATCCTTGCTTTCATCTAATAAAGCCTCTTTAGAATACCCTTCTAAAGAATCATAAAGCACTTTATTTATTCTTTCCCATTCTTGTCTTTCTCTTTTCTTAAATGGTTTTTGTAATTCAAGCATAAAGTAACTAATTTGCATATAGTTATCTTTAACTCTTTCCACTTCTCTTTGGGCTTGTTCAAATCTTTCTTTTGAAATTTCTCCTGCTTTATACATTCTATCAAACTCTTTAGCATTTTCTAACATGCCAAAATAAAGCATTTGTTGTTGTAAATAAATATTATTAACATCTCTTTTGGACATAGTAATTTCTCCTATAATATTATACTCTTAACAAAGTCATCACTATATTTTTTAAGAACTTGAAAGTTGATAGTTGGGTTGTGAAATTTTTTAAGTATGATTTCCCAATTATCTCTAAAAAATTCATTAAATGCTCTATTAAGAAGTTCAAATGTAAATTTAGATTCCCATGTAGTAGAACCTTTATTTTCCATTATTTTTGCTTTTTCTTTGAGTACATGGTCTACTGTCATGAGTTTAATAATGTCTCTTTCAATAGATTCACCCTTTTCTTGAGCAACTTTCTTTTGACTTCTATTTTCTTTTTTGTTCATGAGAAAATCTTCGGTTAACATCTTTGCCCATGTTCTTCTACCATATTTATTAACATAATCATAGTTTTTAATAACAATACCTTCACCAACACCTTCACTAATTAGGAATTCCCCTGTTTTAGGAAGTAATGCTCTAATATCCTCTTCAGTAGGATTTTCTAATTTGGCTAAAAGTGGAATATACTTGATATTAGGATATTGGTCATCAAACCACTTAGAATAAATATCATAGTTGATATAACAATCTGTATTTGTATCTAAAATGTCAAATATATAGAAATTTTTCCATGCATCATCTTTATATCTTTTAATATTTGTTGGTACTAACCACTCACCATAAACAATAAAATTAGTATGATTTTGAAGAAACTTCAATAAATCTTCAATCATAGGTTTTAATCTAGGGTCACTAGTCATCATTTTCATGAAGTTAGAATTATCATTATCTAAACTTAATTGCCTATTTCTTGAACCAAATTGTAATCCTTCATTAAGCCATGTGGAAGCATTAGTACCATCTATTTTATAGAAAAGATAGCAAGTACCTTTATTGATACCTTCTACTTCACCACTTCCCCATTTTTCAATATGTTGATATTTGGTATAATTTACACTCATATTAATTACCCTCCTTTCATTTGTAAGTAATTAATTATTTTTTACATCTAATGTTGATATCAATGATATTGTCTTTATCATCAAAGATTAATAATTTTTGTTCAGGTTCTCCAAACATTCTTTTAGAGAAGGCATATGGATTTGTGCCAACAAGACTTCCTGTAATAAATACTTTGGCTCCTTGATAAGTCTTTTCTGCACTATTGTGATAATGTGCCATCACAATATAACTTGGAAATTCATGAGTCATTCCCATAATATCTTGAACAACTGTTGATTTTTTATCTTCATGCCCATGCATAAAGAAAATAGGTTTACCATTTGGAAGATATACCCTACCAACTCCTGGGTCTAAATTATCTTTCATAAACTTAATAGATGTGGCTTTTAGTCTTTCTCCCACAAACCAATCACAAATTCTATTTAAATTTTCTAAAGCAATATTTTGATTCTTATCTGCAATTAATCTAGAGTGATTATCTAAAACACTTCTATATTCAATGGTAGGACATGCTTGTTGAATTTCATTTAAAAACTCTGCTAATAATTCTGCTGCTCTCATTGTTTGGTCAATAGCATCATATTCTTGTCCTAATCTTAAACCAACATGAATGATACCACTAATTAAATCACCCATATTGGCAACCATAAGGGTATGAACATTATGCATTCTACAGAAATGGATAGTTTCTTCTGCAACTACATTAATTCTTTCAACTGCTTCTTCATAGTTATAAGAATTAACATAATTTTCAAAAATTTCACCTAAATGTAAATCAGCAATTGGTAAAAAGGCATATGAAGATGGGAGTCTTTTATTATAAGTACCTTTAACTACATTTGGAAGTTTAGAATACTTTCTAGCACATTCTTTAACTGTTTCTTCTAATCTTTCAATTCTTGCTTCATCTCTTAAAGTTTTATTGAGATTGGTTCTTTCATCACTAATTCTCATTCTTTCTTTTTGAAGTTCATGTTTAAGATGAATAAGTTTTTCTTCTTCTGTAGCATTTTCCTTATCAAAAGATTCTAAGTTACCTTGGGTCTTTAATCTATGCACAATAAAAACTCTATATGCTTCACTAGTACCAAATCCCCCTGTAAGACTTAATAACCAAGCCCAACTTCTTTCTGTTTTTGGAAGTTGTCTATGGGCCATACCAATATCAAATAAATCTTCTTTGGTTAAAATTCCACCATGTAAGGCTCTTCTTTCTTTTATTAAGTTTACAATCTCATGTTTTGTCATTCTTTATTCTTCTCCTTTTGGTTCTTCTTTAGAATCACTTTTAACAGTCATAACTTCATCACTTATTTCTTGTATTGTTTTTTGTTGTACACTACCTTTTGTAATAGCATTAATAACATCTAATATTCTTGCTCTAGATTCTTCATCAATAGCAATAGATTTTCCAGAATCAATATTAATATTTATTTCTTGATTAGTTTGATTTAAAGTTAAAGGTTGAGCCTCTACTATTTTACTATCTAATGATTTTGAAGATTTGTCAAGAGAATTTTGAAAAGCAGTTATATAATCTAACACATCTTTATGTGATAATTCATCTGCTCTCTTAGTAATTCTTTCTTTGGCTTGCTCCAACAATAAATCAACTAATTCACTTTGAGTTAAGGCTCTTGAAGCCTCTTTTTTAGCAAGACTTAAATGAAAGAGTCTAGTTAATTCTTTTAACTCTTCCACACTTTCTGCTTTTGATATTCTATCTAATATTTCATCTGAAGAAGATTTTAGTGAAATAGGTTCAACTACAACTACTGGAGATTCTATAGTTAAAGTGGCCTTTGGTTCTTCGGTTAAAGGCTCTTCTTCAACATCATTAGAATCTTCTTCAAATTGAGGTTCTAATTCCTTTTCCACTAATGTTTTATCTTCAATCATTAAATTAAATCCTTATATGTATTTACTATCTTATCTTTCAATGAAGACTCTACTTTGTCATCAATTAAATTTACTTTATGGATACATGCATTAACAATATCTTCTTCAAATTTAGCATTTGGAGTAAATTTGAATTTTATGGATTCTCCTGAATAATGTAAAAGTAAAGTACCAATTCCAATGTCAATTTTTACTATTTCTTGACCTTGTTCTAATTGTTCAACTATTTCATCTACAATAACTAATTTGCTTAAATCCACTAATCTTTCTAAATGTGATTCATTAATTGTGGTTAATATAGATAGACCTTTAATTAAATTTTTGTTAGTTTCCATCATTTATTATACACCTTTCTTTTTATTTTCTCTTGCAATTGTTTTGACTACTTTTAAATTATCTCTAGACAATAAATATTTTTTTGATTCTTCTATTTGCTCTTTATACATAGTGTCACTAAATAATAGTTTTTCTTCAACACATTTCTCTAAAGTTTCTTTTCTAGAAGGGAGGTTCTCTATTTTAGTTGCTAGTTCATAGACTATTTTACAAAAATCATTCATGGTCTCCCTCTCTTTTAAACTCATTCACATCAATTACTTGACAAATAGTTTCATAACTCTTCTTTAGTGCTTCTCTATCCATAGAAGGTTTATACACTTGATTAAATGCTTCATCATAAGGAACTTCTTGTACATTCACTAATGTAAATAGCATTAACCCATAAATAATTTCTTGCAATTCACTTAACTTAGGTACATTGATAGTTAATCCTTCAAATACACTTAAAAAGTTAAAAAGACTTTCTTTATCTAAAACATAAACTAATTCACTTAATGTTGCATACTTTGGATTGTCTTTTAATTTATATAGTGCAAATAAAGTCATAGAAAATATATCTTTTGCACTTAAATTATTTAATTCCTTTACAATATTACTTTTTGGCATTTACTCTTCCTCCACATCATTTTTATATCCATCACTATAAGCACTAGCCATAATTCCAACCACAACATCTTCTGGGAGTATATAATAATTTTTTATATCTCTTAATTTATTGGCTAACTTAAATTTCATTTTATTAACTAATAATCTAACATAATCACTCATTGATGAATCAAGTTTCCATAAAATAGGAGACTCTAATTTTTCTTTTTCTAAAAGTTTTGTAAATATATCATCTGAATCTTTTACATTTTTCTTTAATTTTTTATTAAATTTACTCATTGCTTTATTATTAATGGTTAGATTACTTAAGAAAGTCAATAACATTGAAATATATAATCTATGACTCATAATAGAGTCTTTTGCATAAGGACTTTCTTTAATAACTTGTTTGGCTACTTTATGTACATTATTAAGTAATTTAGTAATTTCATCTTCTCTTTCTTGTGCAAAGTATTCATTTGATAAACTAACTTGCATATTTTCCAAAAATTGCTCTGGAATAAATTCACTATGCTCTGCATTAATTACTTCTGCAAATTCTTCTCTTTGAAAGTTAATTCTTAAACCATTCATTGCTCCATGAAAATAATTTAAAATAGATTTAAGTTGTTTACCTTCTTTTTGTTGCTTAATAAATCTTCCATATAGTACTTTTGTGCTATATGTAGCATACGCATCATAATCTTCATATCTTTGAAACCATGTTGGTTTTTCTTTAAGGGTTACTGCATAAATTATGAGATATAAATATTTAAATAATTTATTATCATCTCTATTTTCTAAAGGGAACTCCTCATCAAAAATTTTACACATGTCTACTACTTTTAAGTTTTCATTATTTGTATATAATGCCATATAATCACCTCTTAATATTGACTTGTTACTTCACTAACACCATTTGAATCTTTCATTACTATAATTTCTCCATCACAAGCAATATCTAATTCATTTGCATGGTGTGAAATAATAAATACACTTTCTACACTTGTTAATTCTTTAGTAATAAAGTTTAATACCCTATCACAACTTACACTATCTAAAGCATCTGTAATCTCATCTAAAACTAAAATATTGCAAGAGAAGTTTAAATATTGGCACATCATATCTCTAATTGCAAATTGAACAATAAGGTCAACCCTTTGTTTTTCTCCACCACTAAGATTTTCATATGCTTTTCCACAAAATGAAATATCAATATTATTGCCATCTAAGGCAAATACAATTTCATCTGTATCAAATATTTGAGAACTATATTCTTTTGCTTTTAATTGAATGTAATCAATAACATTGGCAAGTAAGAATCCTCTAAAATCTCTTTTAATATAAGTGTTCATCTTGTTGACTACATCCTGATGTAATTTCAAATTACTACTCTTGGTAGCAAGTTCTTCTAATGATTTTTCTAACTCATTTACCTTTTTAGTTAAATCATTAATTGTATTTTCAATTCTTTGTTTATTTTCTAAATATGTATCTTTCTTGGCTTTAGAAGAAGTTAGTTGTTGAGTTAATATAATTTTATCATTACTATGAGTATAAACTTTTTGATTAAATTGTCTCAATTCTTCTTTTAATTCTGATAACTTCTTTTGTAAAGATTGAATATTACCATTAAACTCAGCATCAATCTTTTTTAAAATTTCTTGATATTCTTCATTATCTTCAAGAATAATATTATTTAGTTCTTGTAATTGTTTTCTTAATGCTTCTAATTCTTGTTCTTTTGTACTTGTATCTGGTTTACTAACATTAGGTATTTTTTGACCACATGTAGGACAAACATCTGTAATTGATTTTAATTTTGTTATCTCATTATTAAGAATATAGATATCACCATTCAATTTAGTTTTCTTTTCATTATCCTCTTTAGCATATTGTTCATGAGTCTCTCTAACTTTATTAATTGCATTTTGTTTCATGTTTGTTGCATCTAAAACAGAGGCATTTGCCTTTTCAATGTCTTCATTCATTTGAGAAATTTTTTCATTTAAACTTTTAATTGTTTCATCCAATTCATTTAATTTTAATTGCAAATCCTCAATATTTTTATCTAAATCAATGTCTTCCACACTTTTAATAAGGTTTTCTAACTCCACTTTAGCATTTTCTAATTGTTGGCTAAAAGTAGTCTTTAAGGTGCTGTTTTTAAGAGTAGTGTCTTCCACTTCTCTTACCATGGCACTTAATGCATTTATTCTATTTGTAACCCTATTCTTAAGGTCTTCAATCATAAAATCACTCTTGGATAAGTGTTCAAGAATTTCTTTTCTTTTTGCTGGAGTATTTTTAGTGAATTTATCTGGCATGCCTTGACCTAAAATGATAATACTTCCAATTAATTCTTCATTAAGGTCTGGAAGTAAATCACTCAAGGCTTTTTGTGATTCCTGAATGCCTTTACCACTCTTATCTACACCATCCATAACAATTTTTAAATTAGTTCCAAGATTTTTATCTTCTTTACTTCTTGTAACTATATAATCATGGCCATCAACATTGAAGGACAAAGATACCCAACAACCATCTCCATAAAAGTTATTAGGTAAATCACTTGTAGTTCCTTGAACTGTTTTTCCAGTTAAAACATAAGATAAAGCACTCCAAATTGTTGATTTTCCTGAACCATTAGATTTTGCTGCATCTTTAGGGTTGTTATTGATTCCACTAACTAAACAATATCCCCTATTATTCAAATCAATTTCACAATCTCCCATTGAAAGAAAATGATGGATAGTTAACTTATTGAATGTGATATTCATTATTTACATACCTCCTCAAGTTCTTCCATGACAACCTCATCATTGCCCATATTATTAATAATAAATTCTTTAAATCTATCTATATAATCTAATCCTTTTAATTCTACTTGTGCTTCACTTGTAGTATCATCTTTAGTTTCTATATAGATAACTAATTTATAAGTTAGAATTCTAGGGTCTTTATCTAGAATTTCTTTGAGTTCTTCTTTAAGACTATTTGCACATTTAATAGAAAGAACTGCATAATTTTTAATATTTTTTATGCAATTAAAATCTTCTCTAGTATTTATTTCTATTTTATAAAAATTAATAGCATGTGGATTTTCAATTAAATCATAAGATAAAGTATCCACATCTAAAATCATAACTTGATGTTCATAATTAAAGGCATCTTCTCCAAAATTCTGACCACATAAAATACCTAGGTTTAAAATTTTCTTAGTAACCCAAGCCCCATTGTGAAGATGACCATTAATATACAATGAAGTTAATTCTTCAATTTCTGTTAATTCAAATCCTGTTTTGGATTCATATTTACCATACCTAATTCCCTTTAAGTCATTATGAGCAAAAACAATAGGTTTATTTGTTCCTTGTAAATAATCTTTAAGTGGAAGTCTAGCATCTTCTGTAATGTATGGAAGAATAACAATATTATCTATTATTGTTGGTTTATTAATAATCTCAAAATTATTCTTTCTAAGTGCCTCTGTAGAATTGTACTCTAAAGAAGCAACATCACTTTCATGATTACCTACAATAAAATAATGTGGAAGTGAATTCCATTTAATAGAATTAAGCATAGTAATTTCTTCACCATATAATTCTGGTTTATCAAAGAAGTCACCTAAATAAAGGACACTATCGCATCCTTTTTCTATTGCTAACTGCTCACACCAATTTAAACTTGCAATTAATCTTTCTAATCTTATAGAACATTTAAGTCCTCTAGTTCTTAGTATAGAAGAATAAGTTGACCAATGTACATCACCAACAATTAATATTTTCTTCATCCCTTTACCTCTAGTTTATTATACACTTATTTTCTTTTATATGTATATTCTTCCTTGAAAGAAGCATCTAACTTTCTCATCCAATAGTATCCTAATTTGCTTGCTATATATTCAAAAAGAGCATAGTCATAAGGATGTTTTAATCCATGAATTCTAGAATACCAATATCTAATAGCACTAGGAATAAAAACTAAAAATAGTTGAAATGGACCTAAAATTAATTGTTGAAGATTATGACCAAATTCATGTGCTCTTGTGTGTTCATACCAACTTGGATTATAACAAGGGCCTTCTTTTTGTGAATATCTACCACAAAAAGCAATAGCACCAATTTCAAGACCTCCCCAATTATTTCCTACCTCAATAATAAAAGTGCAACCATTTTTATGAAGAGTTCCCCCTAACAAAATTGCAAATAATGCAATAATGATACCTGGAATAGTTAAAAGTGCTCCCCAAGTTAAGGATACAATCCAAAACATTATACCAAACATTATTTTTTCAAATTTATTCATCTTATCATTTCCTCATCTATAGTAATATCTTCTAAATCTTCTTCATTTAATTCATTTAAAGCAAAGAGATGTAATTTTTGTAAAAATCTATTTACCTTAACTTCTTCACCTTCTATATGTATTTTATAGTTTAAATCTTTATATTCAAGTGTAAGTTCCATAATTACCTCTCTAACATTTTACATACAATATATTCTACTTTATCTTTATTAGAAATGTCAAGTTTTCCACTTTTTAATTTGAAATCAATTTCATCTAAAAATAATAATAATTTTCTTAATTGACCATCACTAAATTTTCCACAATTGTACTTTTTAATAACAATAAATTGTTTTTCACTCATCCCTAATTCTTCTGCAGTTGCTTTACTATTCATTTGAATATCTATAATGTTTTTTATATTATTGTGAAGAATAGTAGATAATCCTATAGCATCAATATCAATATTATTAATATTTCTTAAAGCATCACTTACTAGAGTCATATCTCTTTTGATTACTGCATTTACTAAATTAAATACATTTAGTTGGACTAAATCACTATAGGCTCCACTTGATAACATTTTTCTAAATAATTCATCTTGTTTGCCTATAGGGAAACAACTTATTTTTCCCGACTCACTATCTATTCTAAATATATCTCCATTTGTAATTGAATATAAAGTTTCAATAGATTCTTTACTAAGACCTTTACAATTTACCCTAATATAATCTTTAACTTGCCAAGATTCAATTTTTGGAAACTCCACAATTAAATTAGGATAATTTTCATAACTATGCTTAACTTCTTTGGCTATCTCTTTGCAAACTATGATTGAATTTTCAATATTAACCATTGAATCATTAGCCAATTCATCAAAAACATCCACACTCAAAACTTTAAGCACACCTTCTCCAAAATCTTCACCAAATACATTTTCATTAGAAGATATGCCCATCAACTCTTCAAAAGAATCAACAAATTGAATTGATTGACCTCTAACTTTTGCTATTTCATGAATATACTGAGAAGTTAAAAAGTTATTTTCTTTCCAAGTAAAAATAAGTAAGTTATTACTTAAAGTATTATTTAAAATATTATTCTTTAATTCACTTAACTTCATCCTTACACCTTTCCCATAACTTAGTAATTAAATATTCCATGAAGTATTCTTTATTAATATTATTTATGCTCAATAATTCACAAGTCTTAACTAATATATTATACAAGTCTAAATAAAGTTTAGAATTATCTACTAGTATTTTATTCATTAAATGTAATTTATAACAATTTAAAAATATATTAAAATCATATTTATCATATTCATCTTTATAATTAATCTTTTTAACAATTTTTAAAGCATTTGGATATTTTGCTATTCCAAGTTTATCAATCATTGTATCACATAAAGTATGAAGCCCTTCTAATGACTTAGTATTAAGACTAAGTATTTGACCTGGAGTTGTACAAAGAGATAAAATATCATCTACATCCCCATCTTGAATAAATTCTTTTAACTCTTCTTTTGTGTAAGGTTTAAATTCATATGCAACACATCTATTTACAATAGTTTCAAGTAAATGAGTTTTAGATGAAGAGATTAATATAATAAAAGAACTAGGTAATGGTTCTTCAATAAATTTAAGAAGAGCATTTTGTTGTCTTTCACTAATCTCATCCACATTAATTAGGTAGAAGGCTTGAGTAGGATTTAAATAAATTTCTTCTATACTTTCATAGGATACATTTTTAGTAATATCTAAAAGAGCCAACCTATAATGATTGGATACTTCATTAGCCAATGTATGTTTACCACATCCCTTTTCTCCTAAAAAGAGCATAGAATTAGGTAAATAAGTAACATTAGGTAATTCCAGTAATCTAGTTTTAATTTCTTGTTGGCCTAACATTAAGCACCTCTAGAAAAATGAATTAATTGAATTTCAATTGTTGTTTTTGGAGTTGAATCATACTTTAAGTAAGTTTTTAATTCTAATAATTTATCTATTAGACTATTGTAATAATTTATAGGATTTTCAATGTGAGTGACATATTCTACACTTAAGTGGTCTCCACTTTCTTTTTCTAAAGAAGTTGGAATTTTTGTCATGCTTAAATCTTTAAATAAACAATACTTATTTAAGTCTAAAGTAAATTCTAAAAATTGTTCAATAAATAATTTCATATCATTTCCATTATTATAAATAGAATCTACAACTTCAATAATAGTTTTTTGGTCTCCATCATAAATGGCATTTTCTAACTCTAAAAACATTTTATATGAAAAATTGCCTAATGCATTTAGTACATTAATAATAGTTAAATCTTTATTATAGTCACTTGCTTTTTCTAGTAAACTTAAAGCATCTCTCATTCCACCATTTGCTAGTTTACTAATATAATCACAACCTTCTTCATAATTAATAAACCCTTCTTGTTTACAAACATACAATAATCTATTCTTAATTAGATTAGTTTCAATTTTAGATAAATTAAATCTTTGACATCTATTTTGAACTGTTTGAGGAATCTTTTGAGGGTCTGTAGTACAAAATATAAAAATTGTAAATTGAGAAGGTTCTTCAAGGCATTTTAAGAAAGCATTCCATGCTTGTATAGTTAACATATGACATTCATCAATAATTATAACTTTATATTCACAATCCATGGCTCTTGATTTTGATTCATCAATAATTGCTCTTACATTATCCACACCATTATTTGAAGCACCATCAATTTCAATAGGTTCTCCAAAACCATGATTCAATTCTTTAGCAAAAATCCTAGCAATAGTTGTTTTACCATCTCCACTAGGACCACAAAATAAATAGGTATGCTTGAAAGAATTAGTTTCAAGTTGTCTTTTTAATATTTGAATAATATTGACTTGACCACTAACTTCTTCAAATGTCTGTGGTCTATATTTAGTAGCCAATGCTTCCATGTTAATTTACCTCCTCTAAAACTTCTATTTGCTCTATAGGAAGCCAACCTTCCCAAAAAGCACAATCATCAACTAAAGAATAATCTTCATTTAAATAATCTCCATGAACTAAATACATACTTCCCATTTTATCTTTAATAATTATTTTCATTAAAGTATAAGTAGGGACTAATCCATGATTCCAATTATTTGCTATTACACTTGACTGTTCTTTGTTAGTCAAATTTTTATCTAGTCTTATTATATAATTTCTACCAATTTCAATAGAATGGCCTACTTTTCTAAATAAGTATCTATGTTTATCTTCATTGTAGACACTTACCTCAGCAACTTCAAGACTATCTAATTGTTGTTTTATTATTTTGTCAAGCATTAAAATAAATTTGGATTCTCAATACAATAAGAAGATATCACTGATGCTGAAAGTAAAATAGATGCTAAAGGATATTTAGACAATACTTGATACATACTAGCCTTGTTTGATTCATCACTTAATAGTTCATTAAAATTAGCCAATACAACACTTTCTTCTGTAGTTAATGGAATAAATTCACTAATAATGAAATAAGATGAGAATCCACTATCTCCATAAATTTCTCTTTCACTTTCATCAACTACTTTATACCCTGGTGTGCTAACCCAATCATAAAATCCACCTTCATCTTTTTTCTTACCATATTTACTATATACTTTTTCATTCTTGAAATATTTTTCAAAAAGATTTGATTTATAAATACTATGTAATAAGCCAATTATCAATAAAGTGTCTTGGTCATATTTATATTTAGTTTCTTCTACTGCAGGGATAATTTCACCTTTTGCACCAAATTTTGCTGGTTCAATTGTTTCTTTTTTAGAGGCAAATGCTTTAGCAAATCTACACATTGTTTTATATACATTGATAGAATGAAGTGCTAAACCACCTTCAAAAGAGCAGTAATATTTAGATGTTGCTGGAGCACTAAAAAATCCATTAGTTTCCATCCAACTAATTAATCCATCTATATCACTACCCTCTCTTTTAATATTTCTTAAAAGAGAAATAAATTCATTTTTAACTTCTACTAATTGTTGTTCATCTAACATGAGCATAATCTCCTTTACTTTATTATACACTATGCTTTATTAAAATGGTCCCTGCACCTAGAGTTGAACTAAGGCTAATACGCTTATGAGACGCACTTGGTCACCGAACCATACAGGGATTTGGCGGAGGGCTAGGGACTCGAACCCTAAATGCCTTACGACACACCTGTTTTCAAGACAGGCTGACTACCAATTATCACAGCCCTCCAAATGGTGGACCCACCAGGACTCGAACCTAGAACTATTCGCTTATGAGGCGACTTCTCTACCTAATTGAGATATGGGTCCAAAAATGGTCTTGTTTAAGACCATTTATGTTATTATTTAGTTTCTTCAACAAAGAGAGTTTTAAGATGCAACTCATTATACTCTTTTAAGAGTCTATTGAATGCATTGGCTAATTTTTCATACTCTTTGACAACCCTGTCAAAGTCTGATTTAGCAACACTTTCCTCTTTTGCTGGTGTAGAACTAACTTCTTTTTTAACTTCTTTTGGTTCTGCCATAATTACTTTCCTTTCTTTGTATTTTCACTAATGTGCTCTAACATTTTAGCATGATTTTCTTCTGTAGTTACTGTAACATACTCTGTTAATTTAGTTCCATAGAAATCTTTATATGCTTCTTTTAGAGACTCATTAGATTTAAATGCTTTCTTAAGTGCATTTTTGTCTACACTAGTTGTAATCTTAGTTGTAGTTTTAATAAATCCATAATCACCATTTTCTTGTAACTTTTTAAGTAATCCAGCATCATCAAGCCATGCTACATCTTCTTTAGAGAAAAGAGTAACAAATAAATCATCAACTTGTTCATCATAGTCCTTAACACCTTTACTCTTAACATCTTCTAAAAGACTTGCATAGATAGCATCTCTATCTGGAGTACATTCTGCAATTGTTTGTTTACAACTTTCAATTTGGGCTTCCATTTCTGCAATTAAAGAATCAACTGCTTTTGCTGCTTTTACTTTTTCTTCAAAAGATAATTTTTCTAATCCTTCCATACTAATTTAGTCCTTTCTTACAATAGTTATAGTTTTAGTGTCTTTGTTTTCAATCATTTCACATGGAATAGCATAATGATATCCTCTATGTCTATAAGGAAATTCACTTTCATGCATAGATACTCTTCTTTCTGCTTCTTCCAAAGCATTCATATAATTTGTATGAGAGGTGGTCTCACCTACAATATTATCAATTACTTCCCACACCATATTTGAACCTTCTTCATTATAAAGTATACTTTAGTTTTATATGTTTGTCAACTTTTTTTTGGTTTACCTTTTTGATATTGTACAACTTTACTTAATCTTTTACAAAAGGTTGTGCAAGTTTCATCTTCAATTCTATGTTTACCCCAACCTCTATGAAGTTTTCTTAAATCTCTTCTAATAGTATGAACTTTGTCATCATGAAAATTGTAATGAGATTCAATATTCTTATTTTTACCTAATCTATAATTATTGTAACAAATCATCAATTAACTCCTTATTAAAGTATAACAAGAAATAATTCAATATGTCAACAACTATTTATATTCTTCTTCTAATTTTTCAATTAAAAATTTAAACAACTTTTCATCAATCACAAAGAAGTTTTCTTGATTTGGAGCAAATGTAAATGCTAATGCACTATTGAATAGTCTCATATCTCTAGCATCTTTTATATTCTTTTCAATCCATTCCTTTTTAATTGAGAATGAATCTTTTTCACTAGTAGGAGTTTTACATTCTATTCCAATGGAGGCCTCTTTATTTATTACATCACATTTAGTAAAAAGCCCACCTCCAGAATTACTTACTCTAAATCCACCAATAAGGTCAACTACACTATCTTCTTGAATTGTAGAGTAATATCTAGTAGTCCCAATTTTAGCCATTAGGCTTCCCCTCCTGGGAATCCACCAAAGTCATCATCTTTGGTCTGAGCCTTTTTAACAATCTTTTTAGGATTTTCTCTATATTGTTTAATTGACATCATTTCACTAGGAGTAACCCAAAATGGAAATACACCATTTAAAGTAGGGTCTTGAGTATTGCATTCAATAATGTATACATTAGGGTCCATAGATTGATAAGCAACCACAATATTGGAATCTACTTTTGTTAAGGTATTAATTAGATTATTAAGATAAGTATTAAACTCATCCTTACTTTGGAAATCTGTTTTTCTAATATAGAATCTATTAATTTCTTCCATTATTGTTCTTCTCCTTCTTTTACAAAATCAACATTAAATGCTTCACTAACATTAACTCCTAACATTTTTTCAAATGATACAATATTTGGGTCATCTTTAATTGATAGTTTTTCATAAACCTTATCATATACTTTTTTCCAAATATCAACATGTTCTTTAAAGAAAGGAGCAATATTATTAATACCATGAATTTTATCAGTTAATGCCTCTCCTGTATCTGGGTCTACTACAACAAACCATCCTTTTGAAGGTTCTCTAATTATATCAAAGTCACTTCTACATGCTAATTCAATGGTATCTTGGAGAATATCAATACCTTTTGTATAGTTTAAATGACATCTACCTAATTTTCTATCCCATCTACAAAACTTAGTTTTAAGTACTGCCATTTCAATAACATGTCCTGCTGGACTTTCTGCACTTCCTTTAAGAGTATTGCCATCTTCATCAAAGAACTCTCCTCTTTTGAATTTTAATCTTAATGAACATGCTCTTTTCCAATAAGTGCCTCCTGGGGATGTTTCTGGATTTCCATAAGGAGTTAAATTCATAGTAGTTCCATTAATTCCAATAAATGTAGTTTTGTATCTATTAAATACACCTGTTCCTTTTGTAACAAAGTATTTAAGCACACTTGCTAATCCACCCATATCTTTCTTTTCCATGGATTCTTCATTGACTTGTTGAGGAGCAATTGCTACTAAACTATCAAAAACAACTAAACCAACTTCACCTGTTTTGACTAAATCAATAACCATATCAAAGATTTGTTCTGCACTTTGTCCTAATGGTGTAAGATAAATAGTTTGAATATCTACATCATTCATATTATATCCTGTAGAAGTTAAAATCCAATCTGGGTCTGCTGTACCTTCTGCATCAACAAATAAGATTTTTCTTCTTTCATCCACTGGTTTCTTTTTCTCATTTCTAATAAAACTACTTGCTGCTAAACAAGCCCAAGTAGTTTTACCACTTTGTTCTGGACCTTGTACTTCAATGAAAACACCTTCTGGAATTGAATTGTAAGTACAAAAATCAAATCCTGGGGTTCCTAATGAGAAATAAGATTTCTTAGGTCTATCTCCAACACCAACTGTTGTAATTCCTTTTCCATAAGATTTTTCAATCCCTTTTAAAATTTCTTGTAAATTTTTATTATCTGACATTATTTTGTTTTCCTCCAATATTGTCTATTCTTGAACTGCACCATCAATATATAAATATTCACCTTCAATAAAGTATATTACACCATCATTTATAATATAATTAGTTTTAATCTTTTTAATTACATCTCTTTCAACAAGTCCACTTACTTGTGAAGCATATTTTTCTTTTAAGAATTCTTGAAAGGCATAATCTTCAATATAAAGTTTATGGGTGTTGATATTATTATTCTTCCATAATTCCTCTAGTTCTTTATATAATTCTTTTGAATTTGGTTCTAAATACCAACTTAATGGATTATATTGTTTATCATATTTTATTTGAAAGTTGTATTCAAATATATCTTGTAAATCTTCATCTATTCTTAATCTTTTTAAATCTGTATAACTTCCTAAAGATTCTCCATACCCACTTTCAAGAGTAACTTGGTAAAGATATTCTAAATCATGTCTCATTATACTGAACCTCCATGATAAGAATCCATCTTCATTACTTCTGTTCTAGTAGAAATAATTCTTCTTAAGCAATCACATAAATCTTGCCCACTAGACATCTTACCTTTAACTACCTTATATGCATGGTCATATATAGAAGCAACTACATTTTCATATTGAGATTCTGTATTTGCTAAAGCCTTGATTTCATCAACTGGTTTCTTTTTACCATTTTCATCTCTAATTTCACTTGCTTTAATATAACCTTTAGAATACATTTCATTAGATGCTTTTTCAGCCATATCAGCATGAATACCTAATTGTTCTAATTGTTCATTCATAAAGTATATCATATTTTGAAGTTCTAGATAATACTTTTCAAGAACATCTAAAGTTGGGTTATCATTTTTAATACAATCAACATAGATGTCTTTCATTAAATCATCTAAAGGTTTACTATATTTAGAAATAATATCTAAACAAGTGTTATTAAAATATTGAACATTTAATGTAGTTTCTTTCATTAATGAATCTAATTTAGTTGTATCTATTGTCTTAAGGAATGAATCTGACATACATTAATCCTCCACTTCTAATATTTTTGTATAGTCTACTTCTGGAAATACCCTTTTCATAGTATAAGTAGGTTCTATTATATTATACTTCTTATATGTTTTAACATTAATAGAAACTAAACCATCATTCATCATTTTAGTAATTTCACTAATAGGGACTATTAAAACTAAATCATGGTCAATCATCCATAGAACTACACATTTTCTAACATCCTTTAAGCCACACCAATCATTTGCTAATTCATCATATTGACTTAAAGCACTAAATGGGAAAGTGTTTCCATAGTGACATTTAACTTCTATCATAAATAATTTTCCATCTATATGACATAAAAAGTCGCATGGATTTTTGGATGCATTTTTATATTTTGAAGTATTATCTTTTAATCTTAATATAAATTCATTTGGAAAAGTTCTCATAAAATCAGTTTTGAAATGAGTTTCCCAATCTTTACCATAATTCTTTTTAGCCATTCTTTTTTAAACCTTCTTTCCAATTTTCTTGAAGTTCATTTAATTTATTTACTATATCTAATAAACAATTTGTGTCAAAAATTATATCTGCTTCTGGTCTAAAAATGAACTTACGCCATGAAGGATAAAAATAAATCATCCCTAAATAAGTAGTAGACTTATTCATTACATGAACAATAGGGGTTTTTCTATTTGGTATTGTATCTTCTATAAAATCTAAATATTTACTTTCCATTTATTTTCTAAACCTCTCACTTATAATTTTAGGAACACATGTTTCCCAATCTACTTGATGATGTATTCTTAAATGTTTATCTCCCATCATCCCTATCTTTGTACATGAAGGCATAGTCATAATTGTGTAGAATGATTTATTATAGGTACCATAATCCATATAAACATCACTCATACCTCCCTCATTCTTTTGAGTATTTACTTGAACTAAGTCTACTTTTGTAAAAGTGAAAAATAAATCACCTCTAGAGCCTAGAGTTGTATAAGTATTAACATCCTCATTAATTCTTCCTACAAAGGTGAATGGTCTATCAACTTTACAAAAGAAACTATTCATGGCTTTTCTCAAAAGGCCTTGTTTAAATCTTGAACCATTAACTCCACCAATCAAGTCCCCACCTTGAGCAAAGGCAATTGTTTTAGCATTTGTTTCATCCAAGAAAGTCAAAAAGGCCTCAAAGACCTTATCAATATCTTTCATTTCTTTAGTTTTGAGAACATCTCCTTCTGGCCACCTAAATTCAAACCATCTATAATCATCATCCAATTCTAAAAAATAATCTAATCCTAAATCTTTTGCAATTTTAAAGCATTCATTTCTAGCATAGACAATTGTTTTTCTATTATTGGACATATCAAAGGTATCAAATGTTTTGGAAGTTGCTAACTTATCAAATACAATGACATGTTCCTTCCCACAAACTTTGATATATTCATCAATAGTAGAATCTTCATTATCAACTATAACAAACCATTTACCACTATAACCACATCTTTTAAGTGAGTTTAAAGTGATAAGGTTATTAGCCCTACCATGACTTAATATAAATACTGCAAAATTTTCTCTAATCATTTTCTATACTTTTGTTTTATTATTTTAGGAATTGCATTATCCCAAATTCTTCTTACTTTAATTTCTTTATCACTATTAATATAAATACTATAAATGTTTGGTTGGATTATAACATAGTTAAATTTCCTTTTATATTCATCTATATTATTATACATTTCAAACATTCCACCATTTTGTGTTCCTTTTCCTGTTTCTATTGCTTCTAATTGAACATAAGGAAGTTCTAAAACAAGAAATCCTCTTTTTCCTTCAACTACACAAGATATAGTATCTTCATTAAAATTTGATACCCAAGTAAAAGGAATAGAAGTTTTTCTTAGAAAAGCATTAAAACATCTTCTTTTAGTTTTATAAAAATTACTTAACCCACCAATATAACTTGGTTTATTACCAAACCCTAAAAGCCCTAAAGGAGAGTTATCCAAATAATCTAAATAGATATCTAATATTTTATCTATATTATTTATCTTTGTACTAGTTAATTTAGTGTTAATAGGAAACCTTATTTTAAAATTTTTAATGTCATCATCTAGTATTAAAAAATACTTTAAACCCATCATTTTGGCCAAGTCTTCACAAAAGTTTCTAGCAAAAACTACTGCACTAAATACTTTTGGAGTCATGATTGTATCTGTAAGGTTCACATATTTTTGTTTACTAAAAACCTTTACACAATCACCAAATTTTACCTTATAGGAGTCTAAGTCTTTATCCAAATCATCTACAATAAGATAAATAGGATATTTACATCCCAAAGATTTTAATGTGTTTAAAGTTGTACAATTATTACTTCTTCCGTGGGTAGTAATAAAAATAGCAAATGAATCCATATTATTTTCTAAATTTATCACTAATAATTTTAGGAGCACAATTTTCCCAATTAACATTATGGTGGAATCTTATGTGGCCTACTCCCATAGTAGATATTTTAACACTAGAAGGATTTATAATAACACTATAGAAAGATTTAATGTAAGTGCCACCATCAAGATAAAAGTCCGTCATTCCACCTTTATTTTGTTGAGTATCTACTTGATTCAAAGAGACATCTGCAATTGTAAACATCAATTCTCCTCTTGATGCTCTCCAAACATAAGTATTAACATCTTCATTAATTCTACCAACAAATGTAAAAGGTCTATCTGTCCTACATATAAAGGAGTTCATACACTTTCTAGTTAATCTATCTCTAAACATAGAACATCCAAGTCCACCAATAAAGTCTCCCATTTGAGACATGGCTACACTTAAAGCACCACTTGTATCTAGAAATTCTATCATTGCCTCTAGCATTGAATCTAAATCATTTACCCAAGCACTAGAAAGCATTCCATCCTTTTCAAATCTATTTCTAAACTCAATGTAATCATCATCAAGTTCCATAAAATATTTTAAACCTAAATCTTTTGCAATATCAAAAGAAGCATTTCTTGCATACACTATAGCATTCCTTTTAGCATAAGGCATATCACAAGTGTCAAATTCTTGTGATTTTTTGAGTTTATCAAACATAATTACATGGTCTTTACCATATAATCTATAGTAATCCTCTGCTTGTTTATCTTCATTGTCAATAACCATGTACCATTTTCCTGTGTATCCACATTTGCCTAATGTAGATAATGTGATAACATTGTTGGCTCTGCCATGAGTTAATATTAATATTGCAAAATCATCTCTCATTTAAATACCTCATTTTTTAAAACAAAAAATCTTCACATCCACAAATTGTTTTGTAGTTATCTTTATTTAATACATCAAAATCTTTTCTAGTTAGATTACATGTATTAACTATTTCTCCATTGAAATAATTACAATAATCCATATAGATGTTTTGTGCTTTTGTAGTAACTGCTTTAAGATGGGAAAAAGAACAAGTTGAACCATTATTCACATTTCTAGAATAACTAACTTCTGGAGTAACTTGTATCCAATATAATTTACAAGGTAATCTAAAGTCTTTTATGAAATTAAAAATAGTTCTTGATGTTATCTTATCTCCTTCTAAAACAATATCTTTATTTGAAATTTTAAGCATCTCTGCAATCCAAGAATTAATTAATGAGATGTCTTTTCTACTAATTGTGTCTGAACCTTTAGTTCTTCCTTCTTTATCCCATTTACCTAAAAGGATGGTGTCCTTTGTCTCACAATAATCAAGAATGTTCTTATTGTTGATAAATTCTTTATCTTTAAGAAATGAATTATAGGTAAAGGAGGTTTTTCCACTACAAGATGCACCTATTATCAAATAAATCATATTTATTGTTTAGGAGTTGTTTGATTATGGTAGTCATCTCCTGCTTGTCTACCAGTTTCTTCCATAATCTTTTTAATAGATTCACTTAACTTAACATAGCCATTAGCAATAGCATCATCAATGTCAATAATAACTAATGCACTCTTTTCCATGAGTTTTTGCATTTCTGGAGTAGCATGAGCATAATAATCTGCAATTCTTGAATAAGTAAAAACTAAATGCCTAGTTGCTGCAAATCTTAAAAATTCTTTTTCCTGTTCACTAACATTAGAGGAATTAATTTCTCTAATAAGTTCATTATACTTATTTTTATCAACTAAAGTATCAAGTCTAGGACAATCCATAGAAGGTAGATATTGAGGAATACCTACCTTAGTTGTATATTTTTTATCTTCCTCACTTTCAACTACACCAAATAAATCAAATTCATCCATGTTAAGCACCTCTCTTTTATTTAATTACTTTTCTTGCAATAACATTTTTAATATTACCATTAGCAAGTACAATGGCTTTATCTTGAGTACCAAAATTAAATACTAAGAATTCTTCTTCACTATTTTCCAAAGAAGATTTAAGTTCTGCTAAACCTAAATTAATAGTCACAATTTCTGTAGGTAAAGCATTAACACTATGATAAGCAACAAATTCTTGATTGCTCTTTCTTGAATCATAAATGGTGATTCCCATGTTACCAAATTCAAAAATACCTACTCCTCTATTTAAATTGTTTGTATCATCAAATAAAAGTAATCTATCAAGAGCACTAATAAATTCTTTAGTTTCCATTGATACTGAATAACTATATGCTTTATTAGCCATTCCTCTAATTGATTTTGTAGGGAATTTAGCAATATAAGATTGGTCATTTAAAGAAAGATAAGAAATGGAAACATTACCACTTTCAAATTTAACTCTAGTTTGAATCATTCCACCAACTTCCTCATGGCCTAATATAAACTTAACATCTTCAGTATCAAACAATTTAAATAATTTAACTACTTTTTGACTTAAAATTACTTGAACTGGTTTAGTTAATGGGAATGAGTTGATACATGCTGTACCATTAGTAAATGTTAGACATCCTTCTTCATCTAAATAATAAAGTCTTTGTACTGGATTAGATATGGCACCTTTACTAAATTCTTTTGAGTTGAAGTCAAGCATACTTTGTAATTTTGAATTTTCAATAATCATCTCTACACTTGGTTTACTAACTTCAATCTTAGATAAAACAACCATTCCCTTATCATCACATTTAAGTGGGAACTTATAGATACCTTTATCTGCTTTAACAATAAGAGTATTAGCACTCATAACCAATTCCACATCTTCTGTAGTTAATTTGCTAATTAAAGTAACAAATACTTTTGCATCAATTACTGCTCTAAATTCTTCATCAATGGTATAATCTAGTGATACACTAGCATAATACTCACCATTACCAACATTAAGTTGTAATTTGTTATTTGAAGCACAAACTTCTAAAGTATCATAGGCTCCAACAACTCCTTTTAATTCTGAGTCTGTATCAACTGCTCCTAAAATCTTTTTACATGCTTCTTGAAATTTTTTAACTTTTAAAATCATCTTTAAAATTTTTTCCTTTCATTTCAATTTATTATACACCTAAAGTGTTTCTAAGAATATCTTCTGGCATTTCAGTGTGTTCTATAACAACTTTATCAATTGCTTCTTCTCTTGTCAAGTGTTCTTCTTTTATAAAATCTTTAATTTCTTTTTCAAGACCTGAAATATATGGGTTCCAATACCATCTTTCACTTACATCAGCATCACACTTGAATCCAACATTACATACATCACTAATACATGTTTTCATTAAATATGATAATCTTTCTGCAACTTTATCTTGATTTTCCTTTGGACATTCACCAATCAATTCATCATGAACACCAATTAAAAGTTTAAATCCAAGTTTTCTCATTTCTTCATCATTATAGATTTTAATCATAGCAACTTTAGTCATAGTTGCTGCTCCACCTTGGATTCTAGCATTAACACATTGTCTCTCTGATTTACCTATAAGAGTATTATTAGATATAATAGAAATTCCTTCTTGATAGGCTTGGTCTTTAATCTTTTTAACATCTTTATACCATTTTGCCTTAGAAAGTAATTCTTGATATTTGTTCAAACTTGCTTCATCAATTTCTCTATTTGAACAACCTATAAATGGGTTGAAGTTAGATTCCTCATCATTATTGACTAATTTGATGGTATATTTAGGTAGTAATAGATTTGGAAGTCTTCTTTTTCTACCATGCCAATCTTCTACATAACCTGTCTTTTTGGCATTAGCAATAGTTTCATCTGTCCATTTTCTAACTTTAGGAAATCCTTTATAGAAACCATCAATAATTCCTTGGGCTTCTTTTTCACTAGTTTCAATTTTATTTGCTAATGATTTAGTAGACATACCATAAGAAATGGCTAATTGAACTTGTTTACAAATACTTCTTCTTCTAGCACCTTCTTCACTCCTTTGTCCTGTAATAGGATTGAACTCAAGATTTTCTTCATAATTGTTGTGATAAACCTTCATTGCAATAAGTGCATATAAGTCTTTACCTTCTGCATAGTTTCTCATCATATCATCATCTTGAGAATAGAATGCAAGTAATCTTGGTTCTTGTTGTGAAAAGTCACTACCAACTAAAGTATAACCATCTCTTGCTTTAAACATTAATCTAATTTCATGGTTGTGGGATGGAATTTGTTGAAGATTTGGGTCACTACAAGAGAATCTACCTGTAACTGTTCCAACTTGATTGAAAGAACAATGAACTCTTCCTGTATTAGGATTGACCATCTCTGGAATCTTATCTAGGAAGTTATTAACTAATGTTTGATAGACTTTCTTTTCATTAAATACTTCTAATAGTGGAATCTTATAATCCTCTAAAATTAATGGGATTGTATCTTTATCCACACTTCTTGGCCCTTTAATTCCATATGTTGTTGGTACTTTTAATACATCATAAACAATAATTGCTAATTGTGTAGATGAATCTAAGTTGATTGGGTCTGTAAGTTGTTCTGCTTTTGTTTTCTTACCTACCTTTACTTGACCATCTTCACTAAGTTTCCATTCATTAATCTTAGGAAGTAATTTCTCTAATTCAATTTGAATTTTAGCATCATAGCCATCTAATATTCCATGATATTTAGTTTGGATTCTATGGCAAAAATCTAAATCTACTTCAATACCTTCAAGTTCCATATCCTTAACAACTTGAATACATGGGAACTCTACAGTTAACAATAAATCATAAATCTTTTTATTTTCTTCTTTTGAGAATTCCTTTAATTGATAATCATATAATTTAAGTGTCATCATAGCATCTGTTGCTGCATACAAGGCAAATAAATCTGGGTCAACTAATTCATATGGAAGTTTTTGGAAAAGTCCTTCTATATCATATTTTTCATGAGTTGGGTCAATATGTAATTTGTATTGAACTTTCAACTTAGATTCTTCATTTTCATTTAATATTTTTGCTGCAACTTGTGTATCCCAATAATAAGACATTTCAATACCACAAGTACATTGAACTACTCTAATATCAAAAGAGGCATTGTGATAGACAATTTTAACATTGTTGTCTAAAAGTCTTTGCATTTGTTCCTTTATTTGTTGCTCATTAATTTGCCATGAGAATCTCTCCTTGGTAAATATATCTACATGGTTACAAGGAATATATACTTGTTTTTGACCATATGTATATAAACAAAGACCCATCAACTTACATGTATGTGGGTCTAATGAGTTATTTGTTTCTGTATCTAGAGCACAAATGCCCTTTTGAATAATTGCATCAATGTACTTAACAAAGTCATCATAAGACTTAATAACTAAGGTATCCTCTTTATGCCTACCTAGTATTCTGTACACTTCTTGCTCAATAACTAAGAGTTTATCATGTAATGCTAGTGTAGGGTCAACAACCTTTTTAGTTTTTGCCTTTTTTGGTTCTTTGGCTTTCTTTAAAAGTTTACTTGTTTCTTCTTTATCTTCTAAAGGAAAGTCATCACCAAATAAATTTTCACTAAACATTAAATACCTCCTAATTATTTATAATCATATCTTCTTCTTGGTCTATCCATTAAAGGATTATTTGTATCTCCACTTTGAGTATTAGTTGTAGGAATTGTGGAAGAAGTTGCTTGACCACCAACTGGTGCTGTAACTACTGATGTAGGTGGTTCAATTCCTTTTGGTTCTTCCTTAACAACCACTTCTTCAACTACTGAAGTGGATTCTTTTGGAGTTGTAGGTGTTGTGGTTGGAGTGCTTCCATCTTTTTTATGGAATGGGAATTCACCTGTTTTAATATATTCTTCAATATCTTCTTTAGTTTTACTTAAAAATGAATGAGGATAAAAATAGAATTTATCAAAATCACTAAAGTCTTTAATATATCCACTTTCTTCTGTAAAAACAGTAGATGGTAATGGTGTTAAAATATAATTAGTGTCTGTACTTCCTCTAATACCTTTTCTTTTAATTTTAAATACAGTATCTTTTAAACCACCATAATTATTGATGTATTCAACAATGGTGTCTGCAAATGATTCTGGTCTTTCCCAAATCTTTGCTTGATGAATAATTTTACCATTTTCATCTTTAGTGTATTCAATTAATTTAAGATAAACTTTTGCAAAGTATTTATCTCCTCTTGCACAAAGAGGACATTTTTCTGTATCATCTCTTGCATTTTCTCTTAAACATAAGATTCTTCTATGCTTATTCTTACCTACTGGTTCATCATGAACATGAGCCATTACTAATTCCTTTGGGTCATCATAAACAAATCTTACAATGGCTTCATCACCATCATCCATGAGTTTAAAATAGCCCACACTACCTCTAGGTTTTTCAGAGGTTTCTTTTGTTTCTTTTTCTTTAGACTTTGCACTTGCATAAGTCTCATATGAATACATACCTGTAACCATTTAAATTATTCCTCCCTTAAAAGTTTGTATGTTTTTTCATCAATTCTAAAAATCATTCCATAAATATCTTTAACATAAAATCTATCATTATTAATTAAAGTATCTTCAACTAGACTAGAATTGAGTTTATTATCTTTACCTATCAATGAAATAAAATCTGGAATTGTGTTTATTTTCTTTCTAGACATTTATTATTCTCCTTTGTTTCTACATTATTATACACTCTAATTGTACCATTTTCAGTAAATATTTGATTCATAAAATTAAATAATTTATCAGTAGAACCTAATCCACCTACTCTTTCATTTTCTCTTGGACAATCATCAATGGTAGTGTCAAACTTTAAGAATATACCTTGAACTAAGGCCATTCCCTTTTTAATTACAAATGGACTATTTCCAAAATTATGTAATCTTAATCTAATTTCACCTTCATTGTCTTCATTATTATAATAATCACTATCTATAATTCCTATTGTATTTGTTAAAGCAACATGATTATCCCTTTTAAATCCTAAACTACTTCTTGGTGGAATCATTAAAAATTCCCCTTGTTTAATTTTACATTTAACTTCTAATGAAAATTCTTTCGTTTCACCTGGATATATTGTAGTTTCTATTGGAGAGAAAAAGTCATAACCAGCACTTCCTTTTGTTGCTCTTTGAGGGAGAGCAAATTCTTTTTTAGACCATGAAACATATTCAAATTTATTATAATCATTGTTTTCTTGTGGTACTACTTTACTTCCTATTAAACTTTCAGTGTAAAAAACATGTCCACACTTTTTACAAACACATTTATATTTTGGTGGGTGTGAAGTTAGTATCATTGAAGTATCTATAGTTGCTTCCCCACCACATTTTGGACAAACAACATCACTTATCAATTCTTTAGGATAAGGATTATATAATGTATTATTTTTACTCATTAGAAGAGGCCTCCTTTTCACTAATTAATTTTTCATCTAACCATTTTTCTAATTTTTCTTTAAATTCATCTGGATTTAATGCATGGAATGCATATCCTACACAATATTTACTCTCATGAAATCTTAACACATACCCATTTAATAATTCTGAATAATTGTTTATATTGGCATTTTCAAAAATAGGAATACAAACAATGAACTCTACATTTTTATAATTAAATGTGAACTCATATGTTGTAGCATAATTGCTATCAATGATTTCAATTAATTTAGATTCTTTTTTATACTTATCTGGTATTAATCTATCTTTAATTGTATTAATAACAAAATCAAAACTATTTTTATAATCTTTTAGAGAATAACCCTCGCTAGGGTCTTTTTTATATGATTCTTCTATTTCTTTTAATCTATTTTGATTTTTAAACATAGAATATTTCCATGCTTTTCCTAATATATTATTAGGCATAAAAAATTTAAAGACATTATAATAACTTTGAGCAATATCTTCTTTAATAGCAAGCATAGCATCTCTAAGAATTAAATTCTTTTCATAAGTAAGATTATCAATTACTTCTTGTTTCTTACTTGCCATTTCAATTCTTTTTTGTGTTTCATCCAAAGCATATTTGGCTTTACTTAATTCAAGTATTCTTGCCTCCTCAATACTCTCCTCTAAAGAAGCACTAGGGGACCAAAACCTAATTTCATTAAATCTAGAATAATCTAACATTATTTATTCCTCCTCAACCATTCTGATTTATCTATAATTTCTAATTTATCAAATTCTTCTTGAGTAAGGTCATTTATATCTTTTCCTCTAATCATTAGAATAATATCCACAAAAACATCTTTTCTAATATTCTTTAGGAATCTTCTAATTCCTTTGTCACCTGCATCATCACCATCAAAGCATAAATAATAGTGTTTAATTTCACTTTTATTTAAAATTTCATATTGATGAGAAGTCCCTGTACCAAATAAAGCACAAGAAGGAATTCCCCAACCCCAAAGAGTAAGACAATTTATTTGACTTTCACAAATGGTTACTTCATTTATATTATTTCTTTTAATAACATTAAGTAAATATACTGGTTTCTCTACATCTTTAGGAATTAAAAATTGTTTTGTATGTACACTCCTTCTAGTACACATTACAAGTTTGTCATTTTCATCCCAACAAGGAAACACTATATGTTCTCCTTTAGGGTCATATTTAATTTTAAATTTTTCACAAACATCTCTAGATAATTTTCTTTTAGCCATATATGGATGCCAAGATTGATAATTATCTAAAATTGTTTCATCTATTTCTTTTGTTTCATCTTTATGCAACAAATCATTTTTTTGCAACAAATCAAAATCTGGGAATTTAATAGTATTTTCTACAAAAGTATTTCCAAATCTATTTAATAACCATTTCTTTCCAAATTCATCACTTTTATCAAAGCATTCTGCTACAAAATGCCAAAGACTTCCTTGTTCTCCACAAGTAAAACAATGATAATATCCATATTCAATATTAGGGTCACTTCCACAATAAACATAAGAAGAAGGTCTAGATTCTTGTCCACCTTTATGATGAGGACAAGTGACACAAAAATTGTCTCCCTTCTTTTCAATTTGGCTTAACTTCCCATTGGTTAATTCTTTTTTGAGTTGATTAAGAATTGTTTCAATAGGAGTATCTATAATATGATTATCAATGATTAAATCACCCATTAAAAGTAATCTCCTCCATCATCTCTAGACTCATATCTTTTTACAAATTCTTCCTTAATAATTTTACCCTTAATACCATCTTTTTCACTTGGGACATATGTAAAATCACCTTTGTTTAAATCTACATTATAAGTTAACACTTTACCATTTTCACTATCTCTTGATTTTACAATAGTAAGTTTCATTACATAATCTTTTTTCTCAATAAAGATTACAACTGTAGAATATTGACCAATCTTATCACTATTTGCAATTTGAGTTGTGTCCACACCATTTTCACTTGTAGTTCTATTTTGTTGAGAAACACAAATAATAGGAATATGTTTCATTACTTGAAGATTTTTTAAATCTTTAATAATGTTTCCTGCTTTTTCTGGGTCTGTCCTACCATGTCTCATATCTTCTAATAAGGATAGTTGGTCAATAAAAAGAATATCTAATTTTTCTTTTTCCATGAATACTTTAAGAGCATTAACATCTGCTGGTCCATTAATGCTATCTGGAGTTAGTACTTTAAGTACAGCATTTGGAAATCTTTCATGTAAAGAATCAATATATCTTTTGTATTCAACTTGAAAATCTACATTACCATGAGTTAGAGCACCATTACTAATATGTCCAATTAAAGTATCTGCTCTATATCCAACTTTATCTGCACTCATTTCACCACTATATAAACCAACTCTTAAACCTTGTTCACAAGCACTTGTGGCACATTTTAAAAGAATCCATGATTTACCATAATTTGTTCTAGCAACAATAGTAGCCAATTCTTCTTGTCTATCAAATCCTCCAATAACTTCATCAAGTTCTGGAAAACCTGTAGATATATAATACTTATTAAAATTTTCTGTTTTATCTAAAAATCTATCATATCTACTTGTGTCATGCAATAAATCTACAGTTTTAAGTGAAACTCCTTTATTTAAAGATTCACCCATCTGTCTATAAATATCAATGGCCTTATCAATTTGACCATTTAAAACAAGTGGTTTAATTGCATTAAAAGTATCACTCATCTTTCTAGCATTATAATCATCAATTAAAGCCTTGATTAAATATTCATCACTTTCTAACACTTCAATAACTTCAAAATTTGGGAAGTTACTTAAAAATGTAGGCAAATCACAAATATTTCCATACAAATCTAAATGATTTTTAATAAAATTAAATTCACTTTTGTAATCACAAAAATAATCACTAGTCAAATTATTTAATTCAATAAGTGAAGAATCTCTAGTAGAGAGAATCTTATTAATAAATTGTAATTGTATCATAATTTAAGTCCTCCCTATAATGCTCTTTTATCACTGCCAAATAATTCAACACCATCACTTAAAATGGCAATTCTAGAATAAAGTCTATCTCCAACTGCTTGATGTAATTCTTCATCACTAAGATTAGAGGTATAGATATTGGCTTTACCTAAATCAATTCTAGCATTAATAATATTTAAAATATTTTCATGTTCAAATTGAGTCAATCCTTTAGTTCCTACTTCATCCCAAACAACAAGGTCTGCATTCAATACATTTTCTTTAATATGAGTAACATATTCACTCTTCTCTGAAATGTTATCTTTAAGAGCCAATAAATATCTAGGAACATTAATAAACAAAGCCCTACAAACTAATTCACTATCATACCAAATCTTATTCAAATATGATTGAATCATTCTTAAAGCCCAAGAAGTTTTTCCATTCCCTGTAGTAGATGAATAGATATAAAGACTACCTCCTTCTTTTACAAAATTAAGGATATTTTTCTCAATGGTAGAAAGATAATCAAAATTATCTTTGTCTAATTCATCACCATCTAATCTTAAAGGAATTCTAGTTCTTTGTTTAAGAGATACTAGTGCTTCATTGTAAAGACAATCAAGTTTAAATCTTCTAAGACAAAACTTATCACAATCAATATGATTACATTCTTTACATAACCAACAATTTTTATTTTCTTCTAATATTACTTTTTCCATATTATATCAATTTATTATACACCTAATAAACTTCTTTACTTAAATTTTTAGAGGAGCCTCTTTTTATGTTTGATACTCTAGGTAAATTATTTACTTTATTTAATACCTCTTGTTCTTTTTCAAAAGAAGAAATTGCTTGAACAATAGAGGTCCATGCTTGAGAAGTAGCAATTTCTATAATTCTCAAAGCCTTCTTAGTATCTACTTTTGCATATTGCATTAATACATTTTGAAAATCCATTACAGTATCATTAGATATAAATGTTTTTTCACAAGTAACTTCAATCCAATGCCTTAAAGCCATATCTATATTAGCATTACCACTATTAACTTTCTCTTGAAGAGATTCTATAGTCTTTTTCTTCTTAGCCTCTTTAACTTCACTAGGAGTTACTGTTCTTGCTTTTTTAGTTACTTCTTTTAAGAATTTATAATCTTCTTCTGTAACTATTTGAACAAATTTTTCATAATCTAATTTTATCATATCAGGATTATCTTTAGATATATAAATGATTCCCACCTTTTTTAAAGAAGCATCACACTCATATTGAGTAGTAATGTCTAAAGTGGTTCTATGTGTAATGTAATTTCTATTTACAATGAAAAAATCATCATATAATTTTTTCTTTTTCTTGGCCTTTTGATAAATATTAATAACTTCTGAACAATAAATAGCATTGTTAAGACCTAGAATTTGTGCTGCAATTATATTAAATTGAAAATAATTTGAAGCGTCTAAAGCATTTAACATAATACTGACATCACCTTTTTATCATTTCTAACTCTTATAAGTGCTTCTTGAATATTATTAGAAATATTCTTTTTAGTATATTTGTTTAAAGTTAAAGTAACTTCTTGAGGATTAACTCCATAAGTTTTACTAAAATCTAAAATATAATTATTATCAATTGACTTTAAAGATGAAATTATTTTCTTATTATCCAATGAATAACTATAGGAAGTTGCATCCTCAAAAGATTCCCCTTCTTCTGAAACAATCTTAATTTGTTTTGTATGCTTATGCTCTTTACATGTATCTTCAAAACAAATTCTATCCATTAAGATAGCCTCAAATATTTTGTTTTCTTTAACTAACATTAAAATAATATCTCTACAATTATTTGCACTATCATACATATCTTCTTGAGGAAGACCATCATCAAAAGAATCCCCTAAAGTTTCATACATAGAATCTAAAGAAGACGCTATATAGTTTACTTTTGATTGATTAGTATTAAAATGTCTATACCAATATTGTCTTACACTTGTAATACATTGATTGAAACATTTTTCTGCTCCCTTTGGGTCTTTACTTACTTCTTTATTAGGGTCTAACCAACTTCTATATTTGAATGCCTTAGCAAAACCCTCATAAATCCACATAACCATGTCTTCCATGCTTAATTTGGATGATTTGCTTTTATCCCATAAATAAGGAACCATATGCCAATACCTAACCATAAGAGCACTAATATATCTATTCATGCCTTCTTGGTCATTTTCATCATAGGCTTTAATATAAGCATTTGCTAAATCTGTAATATCATAATTAACATCTTCTTTTTGGCCTATCTTAAAACCTGGAATAGTTCTAGCACATCTACAAAAATTAGAATACATTTGGTCTATTATACTCATATCACTAATTACCTCCTATTTAATATAGTAATATTTTTTAGTTTAATTTGTCAATACCTTGTTCAATAAATCTTTCTCTCATTGAAATAATGTCTGTTTTAAATGGATATTCTTTAGTATCCTTATCATAATATTTATTATAAATTTCTCTACAAAAACCATAAAATAAATTTTCAATAGAAGAAGTTAACATTCCTGTTTTTGTTATATAACCACATCTTAATGTAGTATCACAAACACCTCTCATCTTTTTCCAAAGATTGTAATAACCTGTTTTACATTTGGTCATAAAGCCATTAGAATCTACAAATACAAATCCTTCAATATAATTTCCATTATATTTATATTCTTCATCTTGAACTTGATTGTAGAGACTTCTAAAAGCATCCCAATCTTTTAGTTCAAATGCTTTTTCTTTAACTGGACAATTTCCTAAATATAATGCTATTTGAACTAGGGAATTATAATCATAAGTGCTATAACTAAGTTCATTATAAATAATGTCTAATAAGACAATTTTACTTGAATCATATTTGATAATATGTGGGTCATTTTCAATATCAATACATTCAAATACAAAGGATATACCACTCACTTCTTTACTGTCTTTATAAAGATGGTCATACTCTTTTCTAAAATAGTTTAGAAGATTTTCTCTATAAGGCTCTAATTGCTTTTTAATATATTCAACATAGTCACCTTTGTTAGTTGATTTAGAAGCAATAAATAAATCATCATTTCTATAATCATAAGAAACAATGGCTAAAAATCCATTTTCCTTAACATAGGCTTTAACTGGGAATTGTAATAAATTTCTTAATGATGCCATCTCTGTTTGATGAACTTCATTAATCTTAAAGAACTTCTCATAACTTCTTGCCATGATTTTATTATTAATTGTATCAATAAAGATACCTCTAGCAAGAACAGTTTGTTTATTCCAATTACCTTTGTAGAATGCTTCTCTTGTAAAGTTAAAGGAAGAGATTCCATCTCCTAATACTTTTTCTTGAATAAATCTATTATTTCTTAAATAATTAATAGCATCTTCAATTGTATCAACTCTTCTTTCTTCTGTATTAAGTTGTTGATTTACTGGTTGACAATCATCTAAATAAATAGGATTCCAAATTGGTTTTCCATCTTCATTTAAAGTTAATTCAACAATTCTTAATTGACCACCAAATTCAACTCTACCTTCAAGATTAAAGACTCTATCACACACATCAATGTCTGAACCCTCTGTATTTCTATGTCCATGGACAAGATATTGGTTAGGTTTAGTTTGACCCATCCAAGACTCTGCTATAGTGATATAATCCTTATATTCACCAACACCATGAATAAAACAATCACTTGGTAAATAAAGTAAATTTGTATTTAAGTTTGGAATACCACCATGACAAGCCATGATTTCATTTTTACCATAATAGAAATGTGAAAATTGTCTACATCTTCTATAGAGTTCCCTTGCATCCTTTTTATCAATACAAGCATTTTCTAATTGAGGTTTTGTTTTTCTTTCAAATTCTGGAGAAACACTTGGAACACCATTACCCCAATCTCTAATGTGTCTTTCATGATTTCCTTCTAAAAAACAAACATTAGGTTCATTTCTAATTGAGGCTAACCATTTAAAAACTTCTGCATTTTGATTTCCTCTATCTAAGAAATCACCTAAGAAAATATATTCATAATGAGGATTTAAACCATTCTTAAAATCACCATATTGCATAAGTGTATCAAAGCAACCATGGATGTCTCCAATGAATACAATCTTTTCATATTCAGTTAAATCTATAGGTGTTTCTAGTAAAGTATCAAATTCATCTCTTTTAATAATGTTAATACCACTAGGAACTTTTTGAGTAGCAAACCTAGCATAAATATTTCTAATAGCATTAGATGGAACTTGCTTAATTTCATCCCTCATTTTATTTTGGGCTAAACAAGTTTCTAAAGGGATGTCTGTGAAATCAACCACATACATTCTATATCTATATTGTGAAGCCAAGTCTTTATATTTTTGCATATCCTTTGTCTTAGAACAAGTTGCATCAATAACTGTAAACTCACCTCTAGACATTCTATGTTCAAGAACTTTCATAAGAACATCCCAAACAACATTTTCATTATCTCTTGCTTGAGAAATCTTAAACTCACCTGTTGGTTGTAATTCAACTGAACTACAAAGTTCTCTCATATTATCTGGTGATAGTGCATATTTTTCTAAACCATGTTCTTTTATCCAAGTAGTCTTACCAGCACCTGGAGCACCTCTCATTAACAATAAGGTTCTCATATTAGTCCCTCCTAATTATTTACACATGCAACAATAACTGCTACAATTAAAATTAACACAAAGATGGCTCCAGAAATAGCCCAAGGAAGCCATAAAGGGAAAAATACCCAGAACCAAGAAATGGCCCATGTTCCTGTAACCTTAAGGATTAAAAATACTAACCATGTGATAAATCCCATAGTTCCTAATCCAAATCCCTTATTAACTGTATCTGTATATGTGTGTTCAACTTTAAATCTCATATTAACTTTCTCCTTTAAATATATTAATCCTCCAATAAACCTAATTTCCAAAAGTAACTTTTGGCTATATTTAATAATGTTTCTTTTTTATTTAAATCAGGGTCTTCTAAAACTCTATCTAATAATCTATTTAAACACTGACCTATATGAATTCCACTAACTTTAAATTTCTTTAAATCATTCCCATTAATAACAAGGTCTTTTAAAGTTAAAGGTTCTTTATTCATAACTATTTTCATATATCTATCTTTAACAATACTTGGTGCATCAATAATATATTGTGTGCTTTTAAGTAATCTATGTGCTAAAGCATCTGCTTCTCTTAATTTAAGAAAATCAATAAAATTATCTTGGCCAATATTAATAATCATCTTTTTAAATTTTACATCACTAACTTCATCTAAAGGGTAGTCATGATATTTAACAAATTTTCTAATTTTTTCCTTAGATTCATTGGAGAATTTTAAAATTTCCATAATTTCTAAAGCAATCTTTTCTGAAATATCTGGGTGCCCATAATAAACCATGTGTCCAATAGGCCCTTGTGGTCTTTGTTTCTTTACTTTAGGTTTTCCCATATCATGCATTAAAGCACTCCACCTTAAATCAAAATCTTTTGGAAGATGTTTAATTACATCCATTGTGTGATGAAATACATCTGTATAATGCCATGGGTTCTCATGTTCACATTGTAACATAGATTCAATATAAGGAGTATTTGATTCAAATACATGATGTTCTAATGTAGTTAAACTAAACAATTCTAACATTTGAGGATTATCACTCAAAAGAATTTTAGTTAATTCATCTCTAATTCTTTCTTTAGATATGTATTGAATAAGAGGAGCACCTTGAATAATTGCATTATAAGTTTCTTTCTCAATAGTGAACCCTAATTGAGCACTAAACCTAATTGCTCTAAGCATTCTTAAGGCATCTTCATTAAATCTTTCAATAGGATTTCCAACACATCTAATGATTCCTAATTTAAGGTCATATAGATAAGTTTCATCTAACATAACCAATTCTTTTTCTAAAGGGTCATATGCAAATGAATTAATAGTAAAGTCTCTCCTTCTAAGGTCTTCTTCTAAACTAGAAGTCCAACTAACTTTAATTGGATGTCTATTATCTTCATATGCACCATCAACTCTGTAAGTAGTAATTTCAAAAAATAAATCTAAACATTTATCATGAACTGTAATTGTACCATGCTTTAATCCAGTGTCAATAAAACTATATCTAGAATTTTTACTTAAAATTTGTTTAACTTCTTCTGGAGATACATTAGTGCAAAAATCATAATCTTTAGGTTCCTTACCTAAGAGCATATCTCTAACACATCCACCTACAAGGTATAGTTCTTTTTTAGCATCTTTAAAATAAGGATAAAGCCAAAAAAGAGCATCCTCTACTCTTTTATTAGGAATCTTAATAAATTTATTTAAATAAAACATATATTAATTCTCCTTTTTCTTTTTGGTTGTTTTGGACTTTGCTCTTGCTCCCATTGCAATACAATTTAATAAATTATCAATATCTTTAATGCCTAATTCAATGGCAAGTTCTTCAATTCTTCCGTAGTTATTATATATAGAAGTTAAAGTTTCTTCTTTATCATTAATAGGCATATAAGAATGAGGATATAATTTATGATATTCCTCTTTAATAATCTTTTTTAATTGTTCTCTATCCTTGGCTACTTCTGTACCTTGAGTAAGTTCAACCACATTTTTATATACAATGGCTAATTGCATAGGGTTCAAACTTTTAGACATTAATTTATTCATTAGTTGTATCTCCTCTTGAAGATTCTTTACTTGTATAGGTTAAAGTAACTATAATTATTACATTATCTTTATTTTTAATTTCTTCTACTTTAAACTTTAATCCATATACAACAAAAAAGGTAAAATCAATTTCATCTAGAGCCTCTTTTTGAAGTTGTCTACAAATTTCAAAATATAAATTATTATATTGCTCTTTACTAAGACTTGCTTGTTTAACAATTTTATTTATCATAAATTGGCATGGCCTCCTTGTCTACTATTTCTAGTATACCTTTTTCATAATTTTCTTTCAAGTATGTTTTTGCTTGTTTATACCAAATTAAGAATTTTTCTTCACCCATTTCATATAAATTCCAAATCAATTTATGTACTAAATAGATTGATTCTTCATGCATTATTCTTTTACCTTCACACTTATCCACCCAATAATTATAAAGCATTTTAGGTTCCCAATTTTTAGAATTGTATGCCTTAGAGGCACCTAACATATCACAAAAACTTTCAATTACATATTTATAAGGCATTTTAATAGGAATAATATTCCCTAATTCATCTTCATCCCACCAATAGGCATAATGATGTTTATTTACATGATAGTGGTGAGTCCAAGATGGAGAATAACCTAAAACTTCTCTACATGCTTGATGTGGACTTCCTTTTCCTGTCCAATATTTACACATCTTGAGTTCTGCAAAAGAATATTTAGAAAGGTCATGAAAAATTCCTTGCCAAAAAAGTCCCATTTTCCAACACATCTTTCTAACATATTTTCTATGGGTTCTAATTGTTTTTAAATGTTTTAATAATTTTCTCATGCTTGTTTTCTCTCCTTAAGTCTATTAAATTCATTTAAAATAAAATTGACTTCATTTAATAAGTAGGCATTATCTAAATTGGATTGATTGTTTCCATTGTCTTTAATTAATTGTCTAACTTCAAAAGATATATCTTGACCTTTACAATGGGAATCTTTTAAAACAACAATAGTGGCTACATTTAATCTATGATTCTTGGAATATACTGAAAGTTTTCTACCTATAACTAGAGGCTTGTATCCTCTTTTCTTTAAAACACTAAAATAAGTCATTTATTAAATCTCCTTGTGAATAAGACTTGAAGATGATTCATCAATTTTAATAGAATTTTTGGCTAAAAATTTATCATTTTCTTCCCAAGCATCATTAGAATCTTCATACCATTTGGTGGTCTTTCTATGCCATTTACCATCTCCACCATATTTTGATTCTAAATATCTAATTTTAATTGCCCATTTCATAACTATTAAAGAGCCTTTCCAAGATGAAAGGCATATTCACTATTATACACCAACTCTTTAACTAAAGCATTACAAGTCATCTTTCCTGTACTAACATTCATAGGATGTGCCATGACTCTTTGATTTAAATCACTAGTGGTATAATCATGTTTACTAACCATCCAAGATAAGAATTCTTTAGGTGCAGTTGTAGGATTCTTGAAGAAGGCTTCATAAGCAACATATTGTCCTTGTCTAATCTTAACTTGATAATCAGTTCCATCTCTTGAATTAATAGCATCAATAGCCATTTGTTCATTCTTAATTTTATCTGGAGAAGCAAATACATCAACTCTAAGGAGATTTTTTCTCATCCATAAGATAAGTTCATCTAAATCCCCTGGATATTCATCTAAAGTATCATACTTTGCTCTAGAAGCAATTAATCTTTCTTGTTTCATTTGCTTCTTTTCATCTTCATAAGAAACAATATAGGCATTTCTAAATTCTGGACTATATTCATTAGCCTTAACAATACATTTATATTCTTTAGATGTAAAGATATTATAAAGTGCTGAAATCTTATTTCTAGCATCTTCTTTGCCTCTTTTGGCACCATCTAATTTTTCTTCTTCTTTGAATTGAAGTTCTCTTTTAAGTTCTTCTTTTTCTTCTTGTGCTTTGAGGATTCTCTCTTGTTCTTCTTTAACCCTTCTTTGTTCAAGGATAACTTCACTTTGAATATCAAAGTCATTGTTTAATTTTTTAACAAATAATTGTAAATCTTCATCTTTTGTAGAAGTTTCACCTCTATCAAAGGTTTTTGTAGAAATATATGTTTTATCCTTTGACCCTTTAGTAGATTTTAAACCAAAATAAAGTTGGTCTCCTTTACCATCATAATTATGAGTTTCATAATTGTCAATAATATATTGTTTTCCTTTATAGGTAAGTTCCTTACCAATCATATTTTCAACACCACTAATATTCATGTTGAGTACCTCCATCTATCTATAATTATAGAGGTTTTTATTTATTTGTCAAATATTTTTTTTAATTAATTACTCTATTCCAAACTTCTCCATCTTCTTGACACTCATAAAATTCTCTTGAACCACCATATATTTCCAAAGCATCTTGTATAGCAAGTTCAACATCTTTTTCAGTCCATTTTCTATATCCAAAATAATATTTGAAATCTTGTAGCCATTTAAGAGCCCATGAAGTATCTAAATCTAACAATTCTTCTTTAGAGAAGAAAGTATAAAACAAATAGGTGGCTTCATAATCTAAATTAATCTTATCACACATATTTATGTTTGCAGTTTTACCCATAAATTCAATTAAATTAATATTAAAATAATCAATAGCAACATAATGTGCTTCATCAATATTATTAATATAATAAGGTGCCTTATTAGTCCTATCCCATTCATTACATTGAAAAACAGTAGGAGTAAATCCTGTTTTCTTAATAAATTCAATTTCTTGATTGGTTAACTTTTTCATAATTATATAAATTCATATCCTGCTTTGTTAACTAAATCATTTAGTTCTAATATGTTAAGTATTTTATGAGGGCCACTCATTTCTTTTGGAAATATTAATCCATTAAATAATACAATTTGTTTGATATCACTTCTTGAAAAACCCATTCCTCCATCATTTATAGTAGGTGGAATAAGCCTATAATGTGAACCATATCCTGGAACTAAAGTTCCAACATAAACACTATTATCTCTCAAAGTAACAATGATATTACCACCTTGATTTAATAAGAAGTTTATTACTTCTTGAGAATAATTTCTCATTATAATAGCACCTCCTAATATAAATACTCCGAAATCTTATCAGCAAGTTTAACTAAATCATTAAGTTCTTCTTCTGACATTTTATATAGTTCTTCATAAGTAAATGTGTGTCCAATAGCATAGTAAGGGTTATACCAGTTTTCAGAACATCCCATAATGTTTTGTGCTTTAGTTTCTTCTACAGTAGCAATATTCATTAGTATCTCATCTTTACTCATGTTTTTTACCTTCTCTTAAATAGAATCCACAATCTAAGCATTTAATCCAAGGGTCAGAAAAATCTCTATTCCCTGCAATATTATCACTACCACAGTTTGGACAGATAGAATATTTTTCTACTTCATCTCTATTCATGGGAATCCAACCTAAATCAACAGCATCATCAAATGAAATTTCTTCTTGTAAATCTTCTACTTTAGTAAATTTTCTTTTTGGAGCAATTTTAACTTTACTCTTTAGAATATTACTAACATATTCAACTAATTCATTATCACCATCTTCTTGAAATTCTTTTAAAACCTCAATAGTTCTATGGAAAAATGTTCTTGAATCATCTTCATAATGAGCAATAATCAAATCAATAATATCTTTTTTCTTCATTATTTATACTCCACATGACCACAAATTGGACAATTTTCAACATCATACATCATATATGTTCCATCTCCTAAGAGAATAGTACCATGATTAACTAATTTTAGTTCTATTCCACCATCATCACTTTTCCATGTATCTATTCTAAAATGAACTGGTTCACTCATGCTGTACATTTGAACATGAACAAAATGGAATGAATAACTTCCAAATCCAAGGTCTGCATTACATCCTGTTAATGTTAATGATGCAATTGCTAATAATGATAGAAATAATTTTTTCATATAATATTAATTTCCTTTCTTAATTATTGTAAATACCTTTTGTTTCATTTTCTTTTGCTTCAACTATTTGATACATAACAGGTTGACCTACATCATAAGCAATTCCTTCTTTTGCATGAACCTCTCTTACAAGCATGGCTTCCGTTCCATCTTCCTTAATATATTTAATATTGTCACTTGCTTGGGAGAAAATCCATTTAAGACATTCCTCTTCTGTTCCTACAAACAAAGGCTTCTTACTATGTCTACCATACATTACTACTTTTTTCATAACTTAATCACTATCTCCTAGATAATCTATAAATATCAACAATGCAATAGTTAATACACAAACAATTAGACACAATGCTATTTTCTCTATCATATAATTATTATACACCTTTATTCAATTTCTTCTATTTCAATATTATATGTTTTTAGCCAATCTGCTAATACATGTCTATGACAAAATTTAGTTTTACCTTCATAACACAATAATACTGAATTGTTAGGCAAATTTTTAATTTGTTTTAATATTTCTTCTTTATTGTCTTCTAACATTTGTAAATACTTCTGTGTATAAACTTCTTCATTTATAAGTCCATCTTTGTAATCTTTTACAATATGCCAATCTGGAACTACACAAGATAATTGTTGTATCCTAGAATTTATAGTACTGTTGGATATATAGTATAATGGATATTCCTTTGGTAGTTTACTAATATGTGCAAAATAACTTGTGTATATCATAACAACACCTCTTTCAATAAGTCAAATTCTTTTTGGGTTAATGGAAATTCTCCTGTCTCAATATCTATAAATGCTATATGGTGTTTTTTCCAATCATCATAATTTTCATAATCAACATCAAGAGCAATCCAACCTTTTTCTTTAATAGTCTCTAATGCTTTTTCATGTTTTTCTCTTTGTTTATAAGAAACACAAACTTTACGAATGTCTTTTATAGACAAATCATAATCTTCAAAACAACTTTGTATATCTTGGTTTTCTTTAAGTATAGTTTCAAGAAGCCCATCAAGAATATCATTGGCTTCATTTTCATCAATATATTTCATATTCTTTACATAATCAATCATTTCGTCAAATGTGGTACCAGTTCCATAGTTTTTTGATTCTTTACTCATTATTTAAAAATCCTTTTTATTAAGTTCTAAGATATAGATTACTTTATCATCTAATACTGTTTTATCTACTACTTTCCAACCATCTGATAAATAAAAATTTAAAATACTAACACTACCATCTTTTCCTATAGTTATTGCTTTTTGTTTTCTCATTATTTAAGGTCCTCCTTATTCATAGCCCAGTATTCTTTAAATCCTTCATATGGAATAAATGTAACATCATATTCATTTTCTTTAACAATTATACCAGCAGATGTTAAATCAAAAATTTCTAATTTAACAATAAAGTAATCGCTTACATCTCCAAAATCACAGTTATATAAAGCAACATATATGTAATTACAATTTAATAATTCTAGTAAATCTTCTTTAGTCATAGTATAAATATTCTCTTAAATATGAAATAAAAACTCAAATAATCTATACAAGTAAATTAAAGGGAAGAATATAAAACAAAGTAAGGATATAACTGAACATCCAAACCAATTCATTGTAGTGCTTCTTTTAAAATCATTTGGAAGCATGAATCTAAGAAAATGTAAGTCTTCACATAAGAAAGTAAAGAATACACTACCAATATTAAATAATACATACATTGTTGTTAAAACTACTATTGCTTCTAGTGGCATATTATTTAAATTCCTCCTTTACTCTCTTGATATATCAATTCTAATATCTATATCTTCAATGATATCATAAGGAATAATTCTAAAATGATATTTATTTTTTCTTTTAGAAATTAATTTCATATCATAATTTCTAGGGTATTTCCACTTATACTTCTTTTTTAAATAGTCTTCAATTTCTTTCTTGAGATAATCTTCAATAGTACAAATCTGATAATAGCCACTTAGTACTTTAGTCACAAAGTTAACATAGTCATCATGTTTCTTTTTATTTTCTTTCCAACCCATACTATTCAAAATCTCCCTTATTAAGAACTGTTACTGGTCTACCATATTGATAAGTACCTGGTAATGGAATGCCTGGAATTTGACTATCATTAACGATACATTCAAACTTGCAGTTACCTTTATCATCTAGATAAGGCTCTTGGCCATCTAATAAACCCTCTTGATATAATCTATCAACTTTCTTACAAATATCATGTGGATTAGATTTAATAGCAGAAGTTTTAACTAAAACGTGGTATCCACCAGATGTATCTATTACTACATAATTACCTTTTCCGAAAGTTTCTGTAAAAATTTCATCACACATTACTTGATAATATGTTTTATCATTCATGTTTTTTCTCTTAGAATTTTTAAACCATTTAGGAACATCAATATCAAAATCTAACCAATATCTAGTTCCTTTTTGATTTGCTTTAAGATGCTTTAAATTATTTTCAGCATTACCAAACCATTGATAACTTTGTAAATTATCTACAGTTGTTTTTCCACATAACATTGCTTTAGAGATTGCTTGGTTAACATCACAATATTGAGTAACAAATTCTCTACATACTTTAATATCATCACAAGGATTAACATAAAAGATAATAGCAAGTGTTTTAGTAGGAATAGGTTCTCCTAATGCTGTAGTATAAGCATATTTATCAACATTAAATCTTCTAATTCTTTTTAAGAAATTATCAAAAGTCCAGTTATTATCTTCATCAATATACAATGCATCTTTGAATTTGCCTAATCTAAAAGTTTGAGTTGCTAAAAATTCACTTTCTTTTCTAGTAAGGCCAATTGTTTCCTGCTCTTCTTTAGTAAGTTTCTTATGTCTAGAAACAAAAACAGCACTATAAGATTCATTGACTTGTGGCTTCATTACAACATGTTCAAAGAACCATTTCAATTCTTCTTCAGAAGAAATCATTTGATACATTTGAGGAATGAATTCAATCTTTGAATCATCTTTAAAACAGATTGGAGCAGACTTCTCTAATCTTTCTTTTACTTTTTCAAGTTGTTCTGGTGAGACTTCAAATGTTTCTTTTAAAACTAATTTTGCATCTTCACCATATAAAGTAGGTGTTGGTTGAATTAAATCTTTTTTATTCATTCTTCAAATTCCTCCAAATATCACTAACAATAAGACAAGGTAAATTTATTAAATAAAATAATGCAATAAATGGAATAATACACAATGCACCTATAGCACCAAAAACAATTCCAACACAGGTATATAAGATATATTTAAATACTTTCATAAATTTTAATTTACTCCTTAAATTCTTTTAAATTGTAATGGATGAGTTTCAGTATCATAAAATTCACTATTCTTAAAATAAGCAATTGCTTGTTCATCATTTTCACATGTAAATCTAACCCCAGTTAATCTACTATCTATAATGGAAGTAGAAGAACAAAGATGATATTCTCTTTTAATCTCTATTACTTTATTGTTAACTTCTTGGTCATCTTTAACTAAAATAAATCCATCATCTTCAAATTTATAATGAAGTTGCACTTCACCATCTTTAAAATAAGGACTACAATCAATATATCTAGTGCCTTTAAAGAAATTTTTATTCATATGGGTGTATTCTATAAGAACACATCTAATGTAAAGATTCCAAGGTAATGTGGATTTCATACTAATAGGTACAATTGCATATTTTTTCATAATTTTATGTAGTTTCCTTTCTTATTTCTTTAATATTTAGGTAAATATTGATTAATATAATAATTTAAATTATAATCTTCTAACAAATTATTATACAACTCTTCATCAATAGTGATATCATCTTTTTGAGAATTTTCTACTAATTCTTCATAAGAAATATATTTAGAATATAAATTTCCTACTTTAATCCAAATCTCTTGTCCTGGAAATAAAGTTTTTACACAATCCAATACATCATATTCATAACTAGATACACATAAAAAATAATATCTAGCAATTGTTTTTGTATAAGTAGGCCTACAATCTCTGATTCTAACTATTACTTGTTTCATACTTTCTTATTTCTCTGACACTATTTTAAACTCTTTAAAAATAATTGTCAATATATAAAATAAAAAAAGACTAACTATTTGTTAGCCTCTTCATTTTCTAATTTTGTTAACCCATCCATTACTACTTGTGGGAAGTGTGATTTTACACATTTTGGTATGTACCACTTATCCACTAATTTAGTGTCTCCTTTTATTTTAAGGATGTCTTTAGTAACATGTATAAATCTAAGAATCCATGGTGGACAATGTGTAACTAAATCATTATTACATCTAATAACTTTAAATTTAGACCATCTTTCTTTTAATGCTTTTTTAACATGCCATCCAGCATAGAATCTTGGTGCTTCAAATCCATAACCCTCAAGACCATCTTCTCTAAGGTCAGGTCTCCAATACCAAACACATTCATGACAAAGTCCAGCAAGTGCTGCACCATGAGAATATCCAACTACAATAATCTTTTTAAACTTGAATATATCTTTATTTTCATATTTCTTTTTATATTTATTAAACATTAATTTAGTTGTTTTTTCTTGAATTTTATCTATTACAATATCTTCTACTTGTTTCCAAGCATTTAAAAAACCTCTATGTACTCTATAAGAAATTTCCATATCTTTATAAGGTTTTGCTGGAAATAAGAAATTACGAATCCAATCCATAACACTATTACTGCCTTGGAAATAGATATAAAGAGTTGAATCTTCCTCTACAAACTTATAATTAACATCATCCCCTACCACATCATATTTTATAGTGTGACAAGTCCAAAATAATTCACTTAATTTTTTCATATTATTTTTCCTTCTTTTCTTTAAATTTAGCATAAATGGTGGGAGAGGTTGGAATCGCACCAGCATATCTGGTTTTTCAGACCAGCACCTTAACTACTTCGGTCACTCTCCCATTATGGTTGAAGGTGGGGGAATCGAACCCCCATTCACGGTCTCCAAAGCCGTAAGCCTACCATTAACAGAACCCTCAATATTGGCATGGGTGGAAAGAATTGAACTCTCATCAATGGTTTTGGAGACCATAGTTCTGCCATTAAACTACACCCATATTGGCTGGGATGGAAGGTCTCGAACCCTCACATAAGTGGTTCAAAGCCACTTGACTTTACCAATTCGTCTACATCCCAATTTTGGTGCTCCTAGCAAGACTTGCACTTGCACGCCCTTATATGGACACTAGTCTCTCAAACTAGGTTGTCTACTAATTCCAACATAGGAGCATTGGTGGGAAGGGTGTGATTCGAACACATGAAGCCTAAGCGTCTGATTTACAGTCAGATGGTTTTAGCCACTTACCTACCTTCCCAATAAAAAAAGGCAACATAGTTGTCTATGCTGCCCAAAGTTTTTTAAATTTAATTAAGAATTACTTCAATTATTACTTACTTTTAAGAGCATAGACAAAACACCATACCAATAAGGAAGTGGTTGAAGTGTAAATTGTAAATTTGCTCTATTAATATTTTTCATAATTGTTTGGAATTCTCCTTTATAATTTAGCATTATTAATTATTAAATTTTTGGTTCAAAAACATTATATTGACCTACTAGTGCATCTTTGTAGACATAGCCAACAATTTCAACACCTACTTCTGTTCTTGGTGTAACAAGCAATAATGAATAAACTGTATCACCTGATTCATCTTCCCAATAATCTTCTTCAGTAGTATAGTAATGAGCACTTGCTACTGATAAGTATTCTGGCATAACTGAATAAAGAATAGATACTGGAACAACTAATAAATCTTCTGGTGCTTGAGTGTTTGTTAAATCGGCTCCTTCTGGTGCATAACTTGATAAATTAAATGCTTGTGCTGTAGAACCAATGGTAGTTTGAATGTCTGAAGTAACAGCATCAACTGTTTTAGAATATTCTAATTCTGGAATAACTACTGAAGTTAATTCATTTCCATCAGCATCAAAATCTTTTTCACATGTTGTACAATGGTCATGTTCAACAACACCTTCTGTGGTATATGTTGCTTCAATACCTGCAACATGAGTCATGGTATGAGTATGCACACTAGGTTGAGAACCACAACCAACAAGCATTAATCCTAAAAGAGGGATTAACATAAATAGATTCTTCTTCATGTTCTTTTTCCTTTCTACCATTAATATAATAATAGGCCACACTAGTATAAACTAAAATGTCAATTTAGGGCTTCTGAAATAAGTAGTGGCTCTACTTTATTATTTAATGATGTAATTAAATTTTGACCTAACTAATTGTTTGTGACTCTGTGTTACCATTACACCACTATCTCAGTTTGAGATAGAAGGGAATCGAACCCTTGATAGAGTCTTGTCCTAACATTTTTCTGAAATAAGTATAGGTTCTAATGGTACTCCTTAATACCACCTTATAATTTATTATACACCTATTTTAAATAAGTGCAAATAACTTTTTTTATTTTTCACTTGAAATAGAAACTAATTTTTCTAAATCAAATGTTCTAATGACTTTTTGTGCTGGTGTTCCATCTTTAGTCATTTCTGGCATAAATGTATCATCAAACACAACATCTGCTTCACATGGGTCACTAACAACCTCACCTCTACAAGCAATGATATTGCCCATATTAATATCTAAGAAACTTGAATTTAAGTATTTAGAAATCATATCATCTGCTGTACCACTATGAACAACTCTAGATTCATCTTCAACCATAAGATTAAGAATAACCATTTCATTAGTTGTAAGGTCAATAGCAAAACCTAAACATGCTCTTGTATTCCCTTTAACATTGAATTGGAAAGCAATATTTTTAGCATCCCAAGCCTTTGTTTCAAGATTTGTTTTGTCTTGGTATCCACAAACAATCTCACCTTGGTCTAATCTACCATTAAATCCATGGAATGAGAAGACAAGATATTTATAACCTCTTGCTTTTGCTTGTTCAAGTTTGATGTCAAAGTACTCTGTACCTGAATTACCTCTACAATCACCTGAGAATAAAATATCATTACCAAATGGTTTTCCACTATAATTACCATAGAAAAGATAATCTTTCTTATTATCTCCTATTAAAGAAATAGAAGCATCAATGTCATATACACCTTTCCAAGTAACAAAGGTTCTAATAGCACTACCTTGAATTGGTAATCTAGAACCTGTTGGTAAAACATCAATACCTTTACCACTTGCACTAGTATTAGAAGGGACTCCTAATTTATAAAAAGCATCACTAATATAAACTTTACCTAAAGATGGTAATCCTCTATAATAATCATATACTTTTTCTAAACAAGCATCATGTAAAAACTTATTTGTGGATTCATTAAGTCTAGACTTTCTCCATTTAGTTTCATATATAGTTTCAATATGTTTTTTAACAAGATTATTCTTAAAGAATGAGAAAGTTCTTGGTGAAATTCCTTCTTCTTTTAATGAAGAAACTAATTGGAATAAAACCATTGGGTTCTTAACTTTTATCATGCTCATAATTTCCATTGCTTCTTGTGGATTTGCTCTAGATAAAAGCATTCTTAAATTTCTTTCAAGAAGGGAACCATTTTTAGAAAACACTCTTGCTGCTTCTACAATCTTACCTTCTTTCAAATATTTCATGGCAAATTTATAAGGTGAATTTGCTTCCACTACTGGTACTTCTTCTCTACTATAAATAGAAAGTAATTTGTTAAAGTATTTTGCTTGTTTTTTAGTTAAAGGACAATTTCTAACCAAATCTAAAGATTTTACAATAATATTAGTTTGTTTAGCATCTAATTTATTTAATTGTTCTCTAACACCAACTTTCTTTTCACCTACAAATTTAATTGAAAGTTTTACTAAATCCTTTCTATCTAAAAATCTAGCAAGTCTAACATCAAAATCAAGCATATTGATAATGTTATCTTTGCACCCAATAGTTACATCATCACTAACAAAACCATTAGCATAAAGAGTTTTAAAGTCTTCCATCTCTTCTAAGGAGAATGGTCTTGTATATGCACATAAAGAAGTAGCAATTTCTTTTAAAACTGCATTTGCTTCATCAATGTATAAAATTTGGAATTTTCTTAATTTAATTTCATCACCAACCACATATTCTGGTAAATGTTTTTTAAAGAGTTCTACTCTATCATAGATTCCTGTTCCTGTTTCCACTAAGAAATAAGAAACTAATTGTTCCATTAAAAGTTGGCCTCTTGTAAAATACTTAGTATCTTGTGGATTATCATAGAATGATTTTGGGACATTTAATTTATAGATAGTAGATATAATTTTAATCATATCCTCACTTAAAAGATATGGTCTATTTACCACAATACCAAAATTAGATAAAAGATAAGCATTTAAATATGCTCTTCTAGTATCATCTTCTTTACAAGTTGGATATAATGAGACTAAGTAGTGTCTCATCACTAAAATTTTTAATAATTTTTCACTAAAACTAAACATAAATTACCTCCAAAATTGAGACAAAGGCCTAACTATTGAACTAATAACTTAAAAGGCTATCCCAAGAAATAAGTATAGGCTCTTAGTTTGTCTACAATATATTATACATCAATTTTTTCTTGATGCAATACATTTTCTAATTTTTCTTTCCAATCTTCTTCTTTTGGAATTTGGTTATTAAGACATTTTTCTGGACACTTATCTCTTTCATGGTTTATCCAATATGCCTCTTTAGCCAACAACTGCTCTCTATTTTCCCAAGTAACTACATCAATAACTTCAAAGATATAATCCATTATATTTTTAACATGAAATCTATCTGTAGTTAAATGTTGTCCCCATCTAAATATAGGATTATATTTTGTTTGTCCTATATAGAATTCACCTGTACTTCTTTTAGTTATTTTATAAATGTACCCATATTGATTATAACTAGAGAAAGTATTTCTATCTACATAAAATTCAGGAACAATATCATTCTTTTCATTGTATCTTTCAAATTCTTGTTTTATTTCACCAACTTTTTTTTCTTGACAAGAACTTGAACAAAAAACCATATTTTCTATTTCATTTTGTCTAGATAAAAATAGATTGTGATTTAGTCTATCAAATTCCCATGTGGAATGTATCTTCTTCAATGACTTTGGAATTGACTTAAATTGTTTTCCACAACAAGAGCAAGTATAATCCATCACAGATACATATTCTTCTGCATCATGACAATTTTCACTAATAATAACTATATAAGGAGTCCCTAAAGGCAATTTCTTAGAATTTTTAAAAGCAATATCTTCTCCATACATGCTTCTCATTATTTCTTTGAAATGGTCTCTGCTATTACAAAAACAAACTTCTTGATTTAAGATGTTATCATAGTTTCCATAGAAACCAGTACCACCTTCACCCTTTTCATACACTCTATAAATTATTTTCATACATCTTATTATACACTTAAAATATAAAAAAAAAAAGATTCTCAATCTATGTGAGAACCTATTCTTTATTATCTTCTTCTGTAATTATATATCTCTTAGGATTTCCAACTTTTTCTTTTCTAAACTTATATGTTGTATTAAACCACATATTTCCAATTTTTTCAAAAAGAAGTTGATTTGACCACGGAAATTGAAGAACACCGTTGTTTGTTTGATGCCATTCTTCTACTGGTCCTTTTGGCATAATCCATCTACCAATTTTATATAAATCTAAACACTCAAGAAGTTTCATATTAAGGAATTCTCTTCCACTATACATTCCTACTTTGAGATGGTGTTTTTCATGAACATAATTAGCAATTCTAACCACATCATCATGGTCACTATCTCCACCCATTAATCCGAATACAGTTATTCCTGGATGGTCTTTAATTAATTCATCAATCTTGGATTCAGTAAGTTCTTCACCTACATCTTCTAAAAGCCAAGGCTCTGAACATCCATCACACATCCCTGGACAATTACTTATATTTACTGCTAATGTGATTTCATCAGGGAATTCTGCAAATACTATAGCACTATCATATACCTTTAACATTATTCTTCTACCTTTCCATAGGCTCTTCTTTTAGCCTCTTCTTGTCTTGCTTCACTAAAATTGCTTACTCTTCTCAAATATCCAATAATTCTTGTTTCATAGTCTAAATTTGTAGAGCCACATTTTGGACAAACATGCAAATATCTTTTATCTCTATATCCACAATCATTACATATTGTTGCTGGAATATTATAGGTCCAATAATTACATCCTGCCTTAACAGCAACATCCATCAACATTCTATAAACTTTTTTAGATAAAAATGAATCTAAATTGCAGTGATAAGCCACTCCTCCACTACATACACTAGCAAATCCTTCTCCTTGATAATAGAATTTTTTAACTGGGTCTATAGTGGTGTCTTCAACCACATAGAAATAAGAATTATATAAATTTCTTCCTTTAGGGACTACATAACCATCTCTCTTATCCCATTGATATAACTTAGCACTTGCATTTTCACCTGGAACAAATTCAAGGTTATACTTATGATGAGCATCTCTACTCTTTCTATTTAAATCTTCAATAGTTCCTAAAATATCTTTTGCCAATTGTCTATATGCTTTGTTCTCTGGTTTAACTTCAATATCTTTGTAACATTCTGGGACATATTCACCCATAATTTTTAAGAACTCTGCTGCCTCTACAAATCCATTAACTCCAACTGTTAAGAATTGTTTATCTAAATCAATGAATCCTGCTTTATATGCTGGTAACATATCATTATTGAAATCTTCATGTAATTTCTCATTCCAAGCATTTAAATACATATGAACTCTTTTTACTATTGTAGTAATATACTCAGGAAGAGTTTGTCTATTTCTCTTATATTTAACATTAACTTCTTTATTAAACCAATCTTGAACAATTCTATTTAAATTTAATGTAATGACTTTTTTAGAACCAGTCATAATACCACCAGCACCCATGGATGTACTAAATACATTTTCTTCAATGCCATTTCTGAGTCTACAACAAGAAGATAATGAATCTGCACTATCACTTTGATAGATAAAGAATGAATGTCCTTCTGAATGCATTTCTGCACAAAAATCAGCACTTTCTTCATCTACATACTTATGTGTATCTTTATCTACTAAAAGATTAAAAGATTCTACTGGGAAAGTAATTGTTGTTCTTTCTCTTTCTTTATTAAACCATTTCATAAACATCTTTTGAAGTTCTTTTGTAGTTTCCCAACATGGTTCATCAAAGTCTGGAAAGAAGAAATCTTTGAATATACTTTCAAAATAACCTTTATCAAAATATGAAATATTAATAAAAGGTGATTGATAATTTCTAGCCCCTGCAGGTTGATTTACACTATAGACAAATTGTTGAAACCAATCTTCAATCTTATGTCTTAAAGTAAATTTATGCTCTCCTATAGATTCTACAATATCATCTAAATGTTTAACATAATCTTGTCCATAATCTAATCTTAAGAAGTGGTCAAAATAAGTTAAAAATTCTGGAATAGCAACTGCTCCTGCAAATTGAGAAGCAAGTAAAAATACTAAATTAATCAAACTACCTATATAACTATTTGCATGCTTTGGTGCACCTGCACTACCACCTAATCCTTGTAATCCATCTAATAAAAAAGGATATAAAGAACAAGCAACACAATAAGGCTTTAAACTAGATTCATCATGTACATAAATTAAATGATTTTTTAAATCTTGTTCAAAATAATTAATAGCCTCTTCACCATATAATTTTAGTAAATATCTTTTTACTAATGCTCTATTTAAATCAATAAAATCCTTTTTACTTAATTCGCATTCTTGAGTAGCAAGGTTAATACTAGCAACATTAGCATTACTATCAAATTCACTTCCACTTGCTGCATTACTTGCTTTAGCATATTTATCAATAAAGTTTAATTTCTTTTCAAGTGTTTTAGCATCCATAATATTACAATCCTTTTACCCAATCACTTGCTTCTTTTTTAATTAAGATTTTATTATTAACTTCTAATGCTGGTGTTCCTGTAATTCCTTTTTCTCTATATTCTTCTATATTATCTAATGTAATAAGAATTGATTCAAATTCAATTCCCTTTTTTGTTAACATCATTTCAAGGGCTTTACACATTCCGCACCCATTTTGATGATAAAGTATAGGTTTATTCATAATCTTGTTTTTCCCTTTCTTGTTCTATTTCCACTTCTAGACTTTCTATGTAGTCTATTACTTCTTCTTCACTTAAACTTGCTAATAATTTTTTCTCATCATCCATAATTTAGTATGCCGGTCCTTTTTCAAAAATTTTAAAGTTGTTTAGACAAATAATTAATACATAAATTTGCTCTAAATTATTATAATAATTTAGTGTTAGCATCCTTTTTCAAAAATTCTAAATTTAAGGCTTTATATCACTAACCATTCTTCCCAAGGCTTTAGTGACTACACTGTCTTCAACATTATCTACAATGTATTTACTTAAGGCTCCTTTTCTATAAACAACTCTAGAGATAGCCATATCAATAGTATCTTCACACATAAGATTATACACAAATACTGGATGCTTACAACCAATTCTATGTACTCTACCCCATGCTTGAGAATAATCTACTTCATTCCAAGGTAAGTCTAAGAAGATTACATAAGATGCTTCTGTTAATGTGAATCCTGTACCCATCTTTTGAGTAGTGGCTAAGAAAATTTTGCACTTTGAATTTGCACTTTGAAACTCATTTATAGAGTTAATAATTTCTTGGTCACTTTGGTCCCCTGTAGCCACTATACATTCAAATCCTTTTTCTTTCTTTAATCTTTGTTGTAAATTATAAAGAGGGTTTTTAAAAGAAGAGAAGACAACTACTTTATTTTCATTATCTACAATTTCTTCTATTAAATCTAATGCTCTATCTATTTTACAAGATGGAATATCCAATGTGGTTAACATGCTAGGACATGTGGAGGCTTGAATAAGTCTTATCATGAGTGCTCTTTGGTCTCCCATGTGTAATTTTACTAAATCACATTCTTTCTTCAAGTTCTTTTTCAAATCACTTTTGGCTTTTCCTTCTTCTTCACCATTTGCTAATTTTTCAAATTCATCATAGAACTCTTTTTGTTTAATGTCCATGTCTAAATATTCATCAATGAATTTTATTGGTGGAAGTTTCTTATCTTCATCAAAGTCAAGAACATCTATTGTTCTCCTTAGAGAACAAGTTGCTAATTGATTCTTTAAAATATCTAAGTTTTTAAAGGAGAGTATTCTTCCAAGAGTATTTGGGTCTAGTTCACAATATGTGTTTTTAAACTTAGTAACGCTTCTTTTTCTCTCCTTTCCAATCCAAACTAATGGTAGATAAGCACTTAATGGATTTTTAGTTATTAGAGTTCCTGTCATGGCCACTTTATGAGGAGCATCTAATTCTAATAAATTAAGTCCTTGTTGTGAGTTGTATCCACTTGCTTTATGGATTTCATCAACCACAATCATCCCAATCTTATTTGGACCTTTCTTTATGGCTTCAATAATTTTAGCATTCCTTAAAGATTCAATATTTGTAACTATAAAAAACTCTTTAATTGGTTGACTTAATTGTTCAACTCTTTTAGGAATACCATCCCAAACAAGGTTTCCTGTTCTCGTAAACCTAGCACCCAGCAACAAACAATCTTCAAGTGAATGTTTATCTATTTCTCTACTCCAATTTGTTCTTAAAGAGGCAACACAACATATTACAAGACAATGTTCAAGTCCTTCTTGTTTCTTAAGTTCTTCTGCTAAATAAGTGGCTTGCATGGTTTTACCTAATCCTGGTGCATCTAACAATAAAAAATTAGGGTGATTAAGTCCATATTCAATTCCCTCTACTTGATGAGGTAATGGTGGAGTTTTATGCTCCACCTCCATTTTTTTGAAGTTACTATTCTCATTATAATCAAGTGCATCAAAAACAACATCATCAAAATAAACCAAAAAATCTAATAATTTGGCTAATTGATTTGTAGGAACTTCTATCTCCTTTGTTGTTTCATTTATTTGATAAGTACCTAAAGATTTGATGAAATTTGTAATTTCTATATTAGGTTTATCCACATATATAAACAAAGAAGATATACCCACTAACTTCTCTGGTCTATCTTCTGTTATATAAATCATAATATTAAATATTTAATTTTCTTCTAATTGAATTCTATTATTAAATAATGGTTTTTCATAATCTTCATCAAAATCTTCAACTTTTGAAGTAGTGAATTCCATAGTACCTTCTATCTTAAATTCTTTGTTACAATAATCACATACATAGGTTTCATGCAAATCATAAGGTTTACCTAAATAATGTTCTATGTTACCTTTGCTTGTTTTTACTATCTCATGAGCATCTCCTAATATACCTTCTTCAATAAAGATTTCACTAGGCATATATTTTGCTCCACAATGAGGACAGACAATAAAAGGTTCCTTGTTTATCTTATCTTCCATTAATTTTTTCCTTTCACTTTTATTAATATATTAGTACAATATATTATACATCATTCTCATCTCTAACTAATTCTATATTTTTATTAAAGACTAAATTAGGGTAAAATATTTCTTCTGATAAATACTTTGCTCCACAATTTAGGCATTTAATAAGATTCATATATTTTATTCCTTTGTATAAATATACAATTTAATTTTAATCTAATAAATATCTATTTTATTATGAGGTAATGTAGTTTTCCAGGAGTGGAACCACTAAGGAATTGATTATCTGCATAAAATTTCATACTTGTAATTGCTGATTCGGTACATTCTAACTCAATAAAATTATTACCAGTTAAATAAGAATTAACTTCAGATAAATACACACGTACTTTACCTCCATTATATAGAGCCGGTATATAATGAATTCCAAAACTATAAAATCTATGGTAACCATCTACAGTATCTATTTGTTCTAAAACTAAATATACATAATGATTATATAATTTACGTGCTATTGATAAATCAATAGAATTATATTCTCTATATACCTCTATATAATGAGATGAAGAATCTATCCAATAACTATTAAAAGAGTTTAAAGCATCCGCTTTTTTTGCTGTAGCAGAAATACCTGAATCTTGCATATATTTTCTAGTAGCAACTTCCCAACCATTGTATTGAAGGGCCTCTCCAGAACCAGTAGTAATATTTACACTACCAGATGAAGAGATGCTACTAGTCTTAATACCATTATTAAAGGTTTTAATCCCACTAAACTCTTGATTATCTGTATTAACTAATCCTTTAGTATTAGCACCTGCATCTGGAAGAGTATATCTTGTAGTACTTACCTTACCATCATTAGTTACTGTAATTCCTGTAAGATATGAATAATTTTCATCATCATCAGTAAGTTTTGGGTCACTATATTCTAAATTATTTTTTTGGATTAATCCATTTGAATCAATCTTTAATCCATATGTTTTTCCTGAAGGTGTTTTTTGCCCTAAAACATATAATTCATCAGTTTTAAATAATTCTCTAATTGATTTATCACCAGATAAATTATCTTTAATTTGAATGCTATCAAGAATTAATTTAGATTCAGAAGAAACTTTATAATCATTTAATGTTTCACTCCATTCTAAAACTTTAATTTGCAATGGATAATTTTCTTCACTTGGCTTAGTGTCAGAAAAGGCAAGAGCCTTAAACATTGAGGTATCATCTAGAGTTGAAGATTCATTCTCAATGTTTACCAACATTGTTAATGGTATGTTATCATTGGTTGAGGTTATTACTTTTGAAACAATGAAAGCATATATACTTTCTGGTTGATTACTAAATAAACTTTTAATATTAATAATTGGGTCAATAATAGTAAAAATATATCCTCCAAGAACTAGTGTCATAGAACCATTATTTTCAATTTTAACAAAAGATTCTTTGAATAAAGGTGCTTTAACTAACTTAGTTATACTTCCTTCTGTAAATCTACTTGCTTCTAAATCTATTTCTGAACTTCTAAATGCTGAAGGATAGACTTTTACTTGACTACTCTCAAGATATTTATTCATAATATTATTTCCTCACTTTACTCACTTACTTGTATATTTGCTAATGTCATTTCCCAAATAATCATTAATGATTCTCCACTTGTTAGTGTTATAGGTTCTGTTTTTATCCATGCTAGGTAGTCACTATAACCATCCCTGTGGTCTAAATTATATAAAGCCAATCTATTTATAGTTTTTGAAGAATCATAAACACCATTAGGGATTAAAAATGTTAACTGAATTTTTGCTTTTGTTGTTGAATTATCAACTATATACTTTGGAGGAAAGTTTGTTACTATAGGTCTTAGTGTAACTTGACTTTCTTGTGTTGGACTAAAATCATCTCCACTTTCATTATAATAAGCCTTTATATATTTAGGAGTTTCACTATAATGGTAATCTCCCCCTAAACAATGTACAAGGAAAGACATTAAACTTAAAGACCCTTCATTATGATTATAAATGGTCTTAACTTCTTTATCTCCATGATATATTTTCAAAGTAACATTTCCTTGATAAGAAATCATAGACTTTGTATTCATTTACTATTCCTCACTTTCTCCATCATCAGGTTTTAATGTAGTTGTACTTGAAATAAGTGTTAATTCCTCTTCTGGAATTTGAACTCCTGAACTTGGCATGCTTGGAGATTTTGCTACTGAATCTGGGGTAGCAATTTTACTTATTTGTGGATTTGAAATATTATTTCCATAGAATCTATAAGCATACTTATCTTCCACACCAATTGAAGTAGCATCTTCAAATGTCATTCCAACTGAAGCATAGATAAAGTTATAAGTAAATCCACAAGGAAGAATATAATCAAAAATATCTTCTAACATTGTGGTATCTTTTAATTCATATGGAATATAAATTAAATAATTAAATCTATCATTAGGGTCTTCTACTACTTTAGCAGGTTCATTAATATGATGTGCATGTAGCATTAAAGTTACTGCCATTATTACAGATTCTTTAGAACCTTTTTTTCTTAATAGTTCACTAAATGAAGAACATAAAATTCTTAACTCATTAGTATTATAATTTCTTTTATTAGTGAATCCTAAGGTAGTAGCCATAAGAGGAAGCATATGTTCATCACTGTTTTTACTATAGGGCAATTCTTTAATTAAATCTACATTTGTTTTAAGATAATTAATAAGTATTTCAAAAGTTCTTCCAATAGTTTGAAAGTCTCTTGATTCATTATAATAAACTTCTGGAACTAAATTCCTTGTTCTTATCATAATCTAGAACTCCTTAATATATCTATATCATCACTTATTTTTTCAAAATCAATTTGTGAAATGACAAACTTATTAGCAAAATTATTAATATCATATAAAGATTGTGGAGTAGTTAAATCCTTAGATTCAATAACATTTGAATTATGAATTCTACAAGTGTAGTAGAATTGAGGGTCTAACACTAATAAACTACCTGATTCTTTATGGTTATCTAAATCTCTAATTTTTGTTAATAATGCTTCTTCAAGTTGAGTTATAGTTTTTCCTGATTTATCATTTCCTGTAATGTTTTCTAAACCTATTTGTGGATTTAAACCATATCTCTTCCCAATTTCACTATCATAATCAATTCCATTAATATATTTTATATAATCTAATATTAAAGTATTTTTACTATATCCATCATCTTCATCACTACCTGTAGTAGTGTAGTCACTATAAATATAAATTTCAGTAGTTCCTTTTTCAATCTCTAAATTATAAATTCCATCTTTAGTGATTTCTATTGTAGATGAAGCATCACTCCAAGAAGTACCACTATTGTAAAGCCTAATCTTTTTGTTTGAACCTTCTACATAATAATATGTTACATCATTTTCATAAGTAGTTACACTAACATATTCCTCTTGGGTTAAATCAAATTTATATAATGTACCCTTATCACTTAACTCACTAGCAAATGTGGTAGCATCTACAATTAAGGTATCTTCAACATAATTAAATGTTCTAATTTTAATATTACTAGATGTAATCGTAGCATAAACCATTAATACACTATATTCATCAATATTAGGCATACAGAATTTATCTGCATTTAAATCTCCTCCACTTTTTACTTTAATGGCAACATATCCTTCTGAATTTCTATCTAAAACTAAACTAGAGCCATCCACTTGTTGATATTCATAACAATATACACTAAATGGGTAGAATGTATTTCCTGTAACAACATCTTTAGAAGACACATCAATGCTTTCTGCTCCTGCAAATTGATATGCTTCATTTAAATTAAAGGTTTGTCCAACTCCACCTACACCACCTAAAGAAATGGTAGAATTATCTTTATTTGTAAACACAACTGTTTGTCTCTCATCACCTATAGATTGTGCAAAACTTCTACCACAATTAATATCGTATCTAGATTTAATTCTCCATTTTGAATCTTCTCCAAGGTTGTATCCCTCTAATAAATCAGGTTGTTCTCCTTTGATTTGATATTCAATTGTACCACTAATTGGTTGTAATGTATTATTTAAAGTAATAGTATTTGATAAACTAGATTCTTCTTTAGTCCAAGTGATTTTATCCCCTTGTGTAAGAGTTAAAATAGTGTTTTCTTGAACTAACAAATAAGTACCTCCTAATGGCACACTTTCTTTAGTAAGACTAATTTTATTCCATTTATCCTTAAGTCCTAATAAACCTTCTTCCATTACTTCTTCAAAAGTAACAACTTTAGCAGTAATATTAACTAAATCTAATTTATTTGTATAAATTGTAGTACCACTTCCTAATGAGACAAGATTATTAAATCCTTCATCTGTATAAAATAAATATTCACCATCGCCTAAAATAGTTTCATAACCTTTCACAACATCATCCTTAATGATGGCATCTCCACTAGTAAATAAATGATTATCTGAATTATTTCTAATCCAATAGAAATTAGTAGGTTTACCAAAAGTAGTTTTATTAATTTTTCTAATAGCAATCTCTTCACTAGCACCTAAAGAAGCAAACCATAAAGTAACTTCCTGTCCTTCAAATGTAATAGTTCTTTGAACTCCTCTACCCTCTTGTGAAGGAACTAAAGTAAACCCTTTAGGTTGAATGATTTCACCTTCTGTGAATTTTTTAGTAATTACTTTTTTAGTTGCTGAATCAGTATAAGTTATCCAAAGTTCTTCACCAGAACCTAATTTATAATTTGTATTTTCTAGAACTGAATTAATACTAGTAAAATGATAATAAATACCATATGAATAATTATTTGATGTAATTAAAGAAGGAGCAAGCATTTGAATAACTTCATTATCTAATAATTCTTCTTCTAAACCTGAATCCAATTCAATTTCTGTTTTTGTACTAATAGTAGAAAGTTCTTTAAGTTTCATAGCCTTTCCACTAATTTGTTCTTGGCCAAAATCATAACTAAAATCTTCATCATAATCAAACAAAGAAATTTTTCCTAATAAAATATTGTGAGCCATTAAAGTTAATAAATAATCAAGTCCATCACTAGAAATTAATGCTTTTTCATCTCCATTAGAAAATAAAACTTTAGTAGTTATTGTTGGGTCTGGTAAATTTACAAAAGTAATTCTAGAATCTGCATTTAAAATTGTATCTTGAATTTCATTATATGGAATTTCATACCCATAATCTACTTCTCTAGCATTAAATTTTTTAATTAAAGCACTAATAACATTAGAAATAATGTCTTTTCTTTCATAATTATTTACTTTATATGTAGTAGCAATTTGAGCACTAAGTTTAAGATAATTTTTAAGTCCATAAAATCTAATAGCACTTTCTACAGGATGGTAAAAATCATGAGATGCTGTTTTAGAATTCTCTAATCTTCTTTCAACATATGCAACATTATTTAAAGGTTTAAATGAACCTGTATAGCCTTCAATAGTATATGAACTTACTGGAGATAAAGGATATAAGAATAAATCATTTGCTGTAATATCTTTATTAATATTATTTTTTACATTAGTAACTTTTTGACCATAAGTATCATAAGAAACTACTCTTGTTGAATACATAAAATCATCTCTTCTATCACTTACCTGAGCATTACTAACTACATTTAAATCTGTATCTAAATCTAACATACTATAAATAGCATTAGCATAATCTCTACAAGTAACTAAAGTATCAAAAGTACCAATAGTTTTCTTAAAATTATTGTATGCTTCATCTATTGTTTCTGGGTCTGCACCATCAATAGAAGCACTTAAATTTTTAATAATTAATAAATTAGAGTTATCTTCTGAAAAAGAAATAGTTTCATCTGTACCATTAATAAGAATTTCAGTAGGCTTAATTAATTTAGTTAAGAATTTTGCCTTGACATTTCCATCTCTACCATCTGTAATAATATAATCAATATGTAGACCATTTCCTATAAGATTTGCAATGTCATCTGGAAATTCTACATAAGGAAGTCCTCTAGCACTATCATAACCAAAAGCAAAAACATCACTATGTATAGGAGAAAGATTTAAGTTAGATATACATTCCCATCTAGAATCATCATCTACCCTATGAATAAATACTCCATTTTCTGCAACTCTTTGTATTGGAAAATATACTCTATTATTAGAATCAATGTTTTCCAATAAAATAACATCTTTATCCCCAATAGTTAAAGTTTCTTTTCTCCCTTGAATGGCTAATGCAGAATTAGGAATATTTTTAGCATCCAACTCAAGTGAATTTACAAGTACAAATTGAATACTTTCATCATCACTAGTAATAATAGTATCTAGTGCTGGAAACTTAATATTTTTGTTTATTCCATTAGAATCATTTAGTTCATCTCCTATAAAAGTAAATTGTACTTTTGTTGTAGCACTATGATAATATTTCATATCATATCCTAAAGGAGATAAAATTTTTCTCATGGAAGATTCTTGAGTAGCACTTAATGCAAAATCTTCTAAAATGTTTTTATCTGAATTATAATTAAGTTTGTCTCCAATGAATCCCATTAATTTTAAAAGAACAACACCTGGGTCACTTTCATTTGAAGTTTGAGGATTCCATTTATTAGTTAATATATTTACATAGTCTAAAAGTTCAGGATAAATTGTAGCAAAATCCTTATTTATATATGATTTATTACTAATCATTAACTCATTATCATTAATCATTTATTTTACCTCTCTTCATCATTAAACAACTCTAATTGATACATATCTGTAGTAAAATCAAGTTTGTTGATTCCTTTAATATTAGTAACTAAAGTGTTTCCTGTTTGAATTATTTTAATGTCATCTCTACTTACTGTTATTTGAGGAGCAAATACTTTTACTTGTGTAAAAATCTCATCTACTAGAATGTCCCTTAATACATAATTGTTTTGGTTAAAAGTATACTTTTTAACTCTTACTCCAAAGAATGGGTCACCAAAAAGTTCACCCTTCTCACTTGCAAGAAGTAGTTGTAAATCTTGTAATGATGCTTCTCTATCTTTAACTACTAGAGTTGCACTAGATTTAAACATTTCTGGAAAACCAATACTATTCAAGGCTCATTCCTCCATTATATTTGTCAATAAATTTAGCATTTATTTATGTACTTTAATTATAAATTAATAGTTTAAGGATGTTCAACTTAAGCCCTTTAACAAGACTTTTAATATTCACCCAAACGGATGATAAACATACACCCTATATAAATTTAGTTAATAGTTAATGTACATCTATTGGAATCAAATCTATATATAACTAAAATTCTTTCTATATTTGAAAATTTACAATTAGACTTAAATGGAATTTTTCTTCTTATTCTAACATATCTCCAAGTATCTCTTGTTTGAGTAGATGAATTATTATGACTAAACACATATCTATCATCTTCAATATTATAAATAGGTATACTAAATCTTGTTTTTCCAATATCTTGAGAAGTTATAGTTATATATTTTAATGTCTTATATCTATATCTTACTCTTCCTCTTTTTGTTCCTTTAGGATTTTCTTTACTTTTTGTTCTTTCACAAATAGTAATTTCATCTCCAACCTTAAGATTGCCTTCTACAACAACATTTAAGTAAGCAACATCACCTTCATTAAATTTAACTACTTCACTTGGATAAGATAAAGAAGTAACTCTAATTGTAGGCATCTCCTCTAGAGGAATATCATTTTCTTCATCTAAATCTTTTCCTATAACTTCTAATATATTTTTTAAAGGAACTCCACCTAAAGTAGTATTAGATGGAAGAGAAGCACTATTAGATACTTCTAATGCTTGAACTTTAGAAAATCCTCTAGCCTCTTTCTCATCTAAAGTAAATAATTTCCCTATAATAACAGGGCTGTCCATTTGTCTATCTTCAAAAGCAATTTGAACAACATCTCCTTCATTATAGGCTTCACTAATATTTGGAGGTGCACAAAGAGTAGCATCAAAAATACATTGAGAACCTCCTGCACTTTCAAAGTAAGGAATTCTCACAGTGTATAAATTTGTATTTTGTTTTCTACCTAATACTATACCTTTTGTAACCATAATCTTCTAATTATTATACACTAAGTATAATCTATTCATCTCCATCTATTCTTGTGAGATTTAATGTTGTTCTAAACCCATTTCCTGAAACTTCATCTTCTTGTTTGGTAACAATATATAATCCACTATCTAAATATTTTCTACCAAAGAATATTACATTTAATCTAACATGAGACATAAGAATTGCTGGCCTTAATAATCCTTTTATAGTTAATTGTAATTTAATTGGAAATTCTGTTACATTAGTCCACCATTTAGTGTCAATAGAATCAACATCTCTAGTTGCTGTACCACTTGCTATAATAGGAGCATATATCTCTTCTAATTTACCTTCATTGTTTATTCTTTGTACATATTGAGCATCTTTCAATTCTTTGCTAAATTCATACAATATAGAATAAGTTTGGTCATCTGTGCATCTATAACTAAGAATTGCATTTGGAGAAGGAAACCCAACATCAATTTCATATGCTGTAGACATATTTTTAACTTTTTTAGTTTTCACTATTTTAAAATAAGGGCCCTTAAACTTGTCACTAGTATCATCAACTAAAACCATAGAATAGACTTCCTTATTGGTTAGTGAGTTAAATCCTGTAGTTTTCATTTTACTAACAAGATAACTAATATAATCAAGTACTGACATATTGGTTTGTTTTTGAAGATATACTTGAACATCATCACTTAAAATTAGTCCTTCTTGTTCCACTAATCCTTGGTCTCTCATACCATAAAAAACTTCTAACAATCCAAGGTCTGGTCTATTATAAAGTAAATTCTTAATTACTTCACTAGGTCTTGCATAAGTTGAGTCAAATGTATAAGAACCTATAGAAACTTTAAACCCTGCACCTATAGCACTAACTATATATTTAATAGCACAATTTTTAATATCTAAATCCTTTTTTATGTTAATAATAGTGGCTTCTTCTTCTCTATATAAGAAAGTAGGAACACTCATATCTCCATAACTAAAAATAATTTTACGAGATTTACTAACACTACTAAATACTTTTTCAAAGAAGTTTGGGTCATCATTTTGAGTAATTGGATAAACTAATTCCAATGTATATTTATTAACAACACCATTGATTTTAGATACATTTAATCTTTGAAGGTAATTAGGGTATTGAACTTTATTTAAAATATAAGCACCCATTCCATCACTTTCAAGTGTAGTTGTTTTACTATAAGCCCCAAAAGTATATTTACCTATAGTAACTTTAATAAAAGGTGTTTCTACTCTAGATGTACTTCCTAATAAATTTAATCTACTTGTAGCCATCTTAATTATTATCCTTTAACTATAAATGAAATATTACTTAAGTTAGGTACTTTTAATGATTTATAATTTTCATAAAGATTAATAAATGGGTCTTGAATTCTATTAAAATCTGCAATAACCCAATATAAATCTGGTCTTCCATAATAATAAAAAGCCAAAGAATCTAAAGTATCATCTTGTTTAATCTTATGTTCTACAAAAGTAACAATATCACTTAATTGACTAGTAATTTCATAAATATATTTTTTATCTTGTGTATTGTAATAAAAAGAAAAAGAAGAATATCTAGAAATATGGTCATAATCTCTTTTTTGTTTATCTACTAAAACATCCATAGAATTTCCTCCTAATCTTTATAGATACCATTTTTAAATTGTTTAGTAATTCCTCTAAAGGAACCTAATTGGCTAACACTTTCTGCATCAAATGGGTCTACTTCATATACTTCAAAATTAAGTGTACATTGAGCATATCTATCACCTATCATAATAGGCTTTTCATAAAGAATAGATACACCTCCAATAACTACTCCCTTAACAAATATTTCATTTCCTAGTTTAACTGCAATCAAAGGTGGATTAACCATTTTTTCTGCTTCTCTATAACTAGGTAATGCTATTGCTTGTAAATTTCTTATTAAAGCATCTACATAATCTTCATCAACATCTAACTTTAAATTACTTGTATCTATATTTACATCTTCCAACATATCTCTATGTAAATGTAAATTAATTTGAACTGTTCTTGGTCCACTATTACTATAGGAGAAAATAGGTGCTGTTCTACTTAAAGCATTTTGTTGTCCAAAAGTAGACATCATCTTATCACTAACTGAATCTGGATATTCAGGTAATAATAACCATGTATCAGTATGATATAAATAAATATAGTTATCAATTAACTTCATTGTCTTTGATACTGGCATTTTTATTTACCTCCTGAAGTAGCATTAGAAAAAGTTTTTTTAGAAGGATTTAAATCTGAATATTGAGAAAGTAATCCTCCTATCTTTGTTTCTACATCTTTATCAAAATAAGATAACATATCTTGGTAATTATTAATAATACCACTGTCCCAAATATACTTATAAATATATTTCTTCATTGAATCATCCCATATACCATATTCTTTAATTGTATAAGATAAAGGATATTCCTTTTTTAATGTTTTTTGTAATCTTTTAATATTTGCTGTAACATCACAATTAGGGGCTATTGCTTGCTTAGATAAATATTCAACTAATCTATCTGCTAATAATGCTTTAGCCTTTAAGTTTAAGGATAAAAGTTGATTTTTAGTTACAAAATCAAAATTCCAAATAGGTTTTTCAAAACTACCTAACTCATAAAAACATAGTTCATCACCTAATTTTTGTTTATATTGATTTACTGTGCCATCTAAATTATTATCCATATACATATTTTCATTAGTACATTTTCTATAATCACCTTCTAAGACAACTATAGAAGAATTACAGGTAGATGGAATTTTAATAAACAAGGTTAGAGTCTCTTCTTTGGTATCTCCATTATGTTCTCTTGATTTTAAATTATCATATAAAAATGGATGATTAAATCTAGTTCCTACTACTCTTTTATAAGTACCTTGTATCATAGGTATACCTTCTTGAGTAGAGGTTTCTAAAGAAGCATTATTAGAATAGTGCATACATGCCATTTCAATTTCACCATGATAATCAATAGCAATTGTGTATTCTTTGCCCCATCTTACTGGAAGCATAATTAAAGTATATCTAACATCTTCTGTACTAAATTTAATCTTATCATAATGAGCATTTAAATCTCTAGGAGAATCATATCCGCAACAATTATATAAACTCATTAAATCTAATCCTAAATAATCTTTAACAAATCTAAGATATTTACCTAAATAATTATGTGTTTTTGAATCATATATATTACTTGATAAAGGAAATTTAGTAGTCAAACCTTCAATGAAATCCCCAAATTTATAAAAAGTTATAAACTTTTCATTTCCATTATTATCTATTACAAACAGTTTATTACCTTTTAAATAGTGTTCACCTATAGCATAAGTGCTATTCTCATTATAAATAGGACACATAGGTAAATTAAAATTATGTAATAATTGTTTTATATTACCTACATAAATGTTATCATCATTTAAAACAATCATACCTCAATCTCCTTATGTTATAGATAATCCCCAACCACCACTATAATTCATTTTACTTTTGATTTCTGTTAATTCAGATTCTAAACCATCCACATAACTAAGCAATCTATCTAACTTATTATCAAATGTTTCTGATAAATATTTATAAATATTAATAGTAGATATATCTGCTTGTTTTGAATTTTCTTGGTCTTCATCCATAGTTGCTGAAGATGTTTCCTGAGTTGCTCCTGCTAAAGCACTTTCTGATATATCACTACCACTAGCATTAGCAACTGTATTCATTGCTGAAGAAGATGTAGTTAATCCACTTGAGAATGTTCCTAAGCCACTTCCTCTACTAATTGCTGTATTAGATGGAAGTATTCCTAATTTTAATAATGCTGAAGATGGTACTAAAGAAGTTGATAAACCACTTACCATATCTCCAATCATTCCTAAAGAACTAATTCCAACTACACCTAATTTAACTAAATTTTCAATGGTTGTATTTAAATCAATTCCAAATCCTGCAGCACTAATAAATGGAATATTAATTCCACCAGTTTGGCTTTGAATCATATCTGTAACTTTCCAAATTGCTGAAAGTGCTGGACTAGATGCAACATTAGAAGCAAGACCAAATTCTAAATTCTCCCACACATTGTCTAGCATTTCACTCATTGTCATTCTTAATGGAACTTGCATAAGTTGCATTGCTAATTCATTATACATTCCACCAAAACTTAATTGGTTACCATAAAGTGAACTCATTGAACCTGCTAAGTTTGATGCTGCTGCTAAGTCACTAAAAGTTATTCCAAATGTATTTGCAAATTGTGATTTAACAACATTATTTCCACTCTTCTCAATTTCAATCATGTAATTTACTAAATTGGCCATTAAAGCATCTGCATTAGAAGCATTTAAGCCACTAGTAAGTAAACTACCAAAACCAAGATTACTCTTGTTTGCTGCCATGACTAAAAGATTTTGTAAAGCATTTCCACTTAAGGCTTCAATATTACCACTACCCAAATAACCTATGGCTTGAGCCAAATTAGATGCTGTACTTTCACTCATACCTACACCAACTAAAGCACCTAACCATTTTTGAATAACATACTCAAGTTCTGTAGATGCTTGTATAGACATATGAGAAGAAGTCTCTATTAATGCTTCTTGTACTGTATCAAAAGTTTTATTTAGGTATTCTGTATTTTCAACTAAACCATTTAAAAATCTAGTTAAATATGCTTCCATACCTAATCTTGCTGCAGATGAGTCTTGTTGTTGTAATCTAACAATTCTTAATAAGGCTCCATTAGCAACATCAAAAGTATTTGCAATATTCTCACTTGCTGTTTGTAAAAATGCTCTTTGTTCAACATTAGAAGCAATACCTTCATTTATTAAGTTACTAAGGTTAGTGAGCATAGCCTCTGTTCTAAAATAAGGATTAACTCCTACTGCTGAAGTAAGTCTATTTTCTAAAACACCATATTTATCTACTGAAGTTCTTAAGCCTAAACCTAAAATACCACTTCCTGTATATCCTTGCAATCTAGCATTAGTACCCTTATGCAAATTTACATAAGTTTTCATATTAGAGTTGATAGAATCAGAAAGGCCTTGTAAAGCATTTACTAAACCTTGTTGAATTTGCATTGCTGCATTTTCTCTATTGATTTTTGCTTGTTCTTCTCTAGTATCTTTTTGAAGTTTCTTCTCATCCTTAGTTAATTTTCTTTGAGAAGCAATAACTTTAAGTAAATCTAAAGTTTCTTTATTTTGTTGATAGAGTTTATTATTATCAGAAAGTTTTTCTTTAGTTCCTCTTTGAGACTTTTTTAAATTTTCTAATTCTTTTTTATATAATTCTTTTTGAGACTTCAATCTTTCTTCTTGTTCTTGCTTGATGGCCTCTTTCTGTAACTTCAATCTATAGGCTTGAGTAACTTTTACACCATCCATTTCAAGTTTAGTTATTTGTTGTTGAAGATTTTTATATCTTCTTTCTAAATCTTTGGATTGAATGTTTGCAGTTTCTTTTATTAAGTCTCTTTTATATTTTTCTAATTCCTCAGACTTCTTCTTTTCAAGGTTAAAAACATCATCAAGGGTTTTGGTTTCAATTTTATTATCATCAGTAATCCCAAAATTAAATATTGGATTTGCTTGTTTTGCCATTGATTACCCTCCTTACATTCTTACTCTTGATTGTTTTGCTGATTTTACTTCTTCTAAAGTTTTATTTAATTTTTTACTATTATCTTCTTTGAGTTTTTTCATTTCTTCTGCTTCTCTGTTTAAGAATTCTATGAAATACTCTCTTTCCCTAGGTGTTATCTTCATTAAGTCTGTATAAGAAGTATTTATAGCATGACTTATTATATAACACTCTTCAACTATCTTTTTATATCTCCATGGACCATATGGTTTCCCATCATTCGTCAATATAGGGTCTAAAAAATGATGGTTGATACTGAAATCGTGTGACAAATTCATAATTACAATTTCCACATTTTGCAACTACTTCATTGTCAAGTCCTACCTTTCTACCAAGTTCTGCACCTTTATCTAAAATATAATAGATATCTTTCATTTGCATTTTTCTAACCATTTGTTCTAAGTCATCATCTGATTTTTCTAGGCCATCAACTTCTGCAATATAGGAGATGACTCTATACATGAACTCATAGTTTGTGTGTTGGTCTTTCGTTTTCTTTCTTAGTGTATTTGCCTTCTCTTTGATTAAATCTATTGTTCTTGGAGTTTGAAAGGCTAATGTTATTTTCTTTTTAGATATAGGTAATGTAATTGTTCTTGATTTAAGAATTTCATCTTCATCAAATTCATGAACTTCTACCTCATCTAAATTTACACTCACTACTGTTTGTTTCTTACAATTTGGACATGTATCTTGCATTTTATAATCCTTACCATAAGTAACTACTCTAAGTTTATGTAATAAAAATTCATAATCACCTAATACCATATCATAAGAAGAGATTGGCATTTCTTCAAGAATACAATCATCAATAATTTCAGACATTAATTTAAACTCATCTTCTGTATATGATAATCTTTTCATCTCTTCCATAGTGGTCATACTTCTAAGTGTGACTTTTGGATTGAATCCTTCAATACCATATAGTTTACCTAAAGAAGGAAGTGTATATGTTTCTTTAATTGTAGCATCTTTTAACATATTATTTTGCCTCCTTTAAATAATCTCTTATGAGTCTTCTAACTATATCTGATATAGTTAGCCATTCCTCTTCACTCTTCTTTTGAAGTGCATCATAAATTTCATCGGTTACTTGTACACCAATAATCTTCTTGGACACTTTTTTAAGTTCCTTTTCTTTAATTTCAATATCCATAGAATACTCCTTTACCTCATAAATTTTAGCACTACTTTTAAAAGATTTTAAAAATTATTTAAAAATAAAAGGTACACACCTAAGTATGCACCTATAAATTATTTTTTTTGATTAGTCTGGTAATTCTGGGATAGCATAATCATAGATAAGAGTTGCTGTAGTTGTTCTCTTATCATTGGATTCATTATTGAATTCATTTTCTGAAACTTCACTTACCCAACAACCATAAATATGCCATCTTCTTACTTCTTCATAATCTGGAGTGTACTCAATTAAGTAACCTTCCATTTTATAATTAGACATCTTTTGAACTAATTGAGTTCTAACATCATAAGCAAGTGCTTGCCATGCCATTAAGATGTCTTTAATTCTTGCTCCAATATAATCATTACAAACAAGAGTTAATGGTGAGAATTCTGGAGTACCTGCAACATTCATTGTACTGTTGCCTCTCTTTACTTCAATTTTACCTAAAGCAAAGTGTGGAACTGAAGAACTAAGAACTGCTACTCTTAAAGATTTACCACCATTTTTGATGAATTTCTTTTCATCTTTAACTTGGTCTGATGCTAACACACCTGCATATAATAAATTATCAGGAAGTGTTGGAACATAGAATTCAAAGTTATTTGTTCTTGCTGGTTCATATAATTCTGGATTTTGGGCTAAGTGATAAGCACCAATATTATCTGCTCTCATATCTTATCTTTCCTCCATTATTCAACCACTTCAAGTGAGTCTTCAAGATAGACTTCTAATTCAAAGTCTTCAACTCCCTCAATTGGAACAATAGTTAATCTTGCACTTAATCTGGCTTTCTTATCTGTTGGCATTTGTTCAAATGTATAGGCCTCAATACCATTGCCACTAACCATTCTATCTAAGAGTGGAGTAACTTGAGATTTAAAGTCTAACCATAATAAATTACTATTTTGTTCAAATGTGTATCTTCTTGCTGCTAAATAAAGTGTCTTTTTAATGTCACTACAAAGGTTTCTAACATTTAAGAATGAAGTTGCTTTTAAGATACCTACTCCATCTTGTCCTGCTTCATTTTCAACAAGAGTTCTATTTCCCCAAATAAGATAACCAAATCTACTAACATAAGCAATTGGGTTAATTGCAAAACCAACATTATCATTTGGTTCACCCATACCAACTTCCATTGTAGAGGCTCTACCTTGAAGCATTTCTACTTCTGCTGATGAATATTCATATTCAACTTTAACTAATTCTGGAATAATTCCTCTAAAGGAACCAGCAACTGAATACCAAGTAGGATTATTTTGAATGCTTCTAGCATAAGCAAATAAATATCCAAATGATGCTGGAACAACTAAACTTTCAGTACCATCTAAACTTGCTTCAAACCAAGGAGTAAATCCTGATGAGAATGAACTAACAAAAGGAGCCATAGCACTTCTAACACTAGAAACACTTGTTAATCCTCTATCATGGTCAATTAAAGCCACACAATCTCCTCTAGTTGCTGCACATTCTACCATTGCTTGTGATGGAATTGCATAACCACCTGTAGTTAAGAATCTAATATCATATACTGATTTATCTTGTAACAATGCCCAATCTTCTGAACCAATTATAATGGATTCTCCATTGAGTCCTAACCAATTATATCCAACTTTATTATTAATATAGTCAAATAAAATAGTTTGATATTGTGCTACACCTTCTTTTGTTGGAATACCTACAAATAATTTAAAATCTGAAGATAATACTTCATCTCCTGTTTCTAAAATAAGGTTTTCAATTTTAATCACACATTTACCACTACTGATACCAAAATGTAAATATTCATTTGTATGAGTATCTTCGGAACCTTCATGATGATGTGTTACTCTATATTTTTTAACTGTAACTAATTCTTCACCAGTTTCACTTAAAGTAAATGCTTCTCCACTAATGGTTACTTTTTTCACTTCTTCTTCATCTTCAATAATATCTGCAAAATAATTACCATCATACCAAGTAACACTAGTACCACTTGCTACAAATCCTTGATAAAGTACTTGCATTCCTAATTGAATTAATCTTTTTGCTAGTTTATAGGATGTATCCTCAATTAAACCTTTTGCTTCTTTAAGGTTACTTAGTTCTGAAACTGAAGAACAAAGTACAGGTTTAGTCATTTTTGATGCTGCTTTACCTGGGATAAAAACCACATTAGTAATTGGATTTAATTGAATACTGCCTGTATTATCTATTTCTGTAATTTTAATCTTTGGCATTGTATTTCTCCTTATTAATATTTTATCATTAAATTTAGCACTCTTTATTAAGAGTTTATTGTAAGAATTTCAACCTCTGTTTCTTTGCTTTCTTTATCCATAATTTCCATTCTAATTTTATCTATTAAAATGTTTTGTCTATCAACAACACTGAATAAATAAGCATCATCAATTGTCATTTTAATAGTAAATCTTGTAAATTGTCCTGGATATAATCTTTGAGGTATATCACTATTATCTTCTATTTGAGAGTATACTTGTATAGAAGATTTATGTTGTAAATTAACTCCATTATAAGGAATTGTAATTTGAATCTTTGGGTTATTGATTAATCTGAATACTAGTTCTCTAACATATTCACATGCTTCTTCTAAACCTTTGGTATAAATATCCAACTGATAACTTAATCTTATTGGAATTGCATTTAATTTAAATGCTGATTTTAAATGTACTTCCTTGCCTTTATCATCATATAGTCTTATTGCTAGGCCATCATAACTTAAAGGATTTTTATTTGGATTCTCAATATTAATCTCAGTTTCTCTAGATAGTGCTAGGAATGGTAATGCTATAGGTTTATCATTATTTTCATCACTCTTTTGTTGCAACATCCAAGAAACTTCTTCTGGTCTATAGACATGGATTTTTGGGTCATTAATCCAATCTTGAATCTTTTCAGTTAAGGCTTTGTCATAATATTGAATTGCCATGATTAATTCTCCTTCCTTCCATTACTATATCTATATAATCTATAAATTGAATTTATATATGCTTGTATAAACATAAGTGATTCTTTAAAAATATTTAACCCTTTAACATCTATATTTCCATAATCAATTAATTTTATTAAAGACTTGATTGTTTGGCCACTTTTCTCCTCAAGTGCATTTGTATCTATGCTAATTTGACATAAGTCACTAACCCAAGAAGTCTTAATGTGTTTTCCTACTTTTTCCACTATTTCATAAGTAGACATTTCATACATTTTATTTAAATAGTTATCCATTGCTTTAGTATTCTTTGTAGAACAATTTGATAACATTCTAGAGGCAATAATAGAAGGTATACATTTTAATACAAATTCATCATCTTGTCCTTTGGGATAATTATTTATATATAGAACCATCTATTGTTCACCTTCATCTTCTTTTAATAAATTGAAGTTATTATCTGAATGGTCAAATTGAGATTTCTCAAATGTATTTTTCCACACTGGAGCAATTTGACATGCTACACTTGCTGGATACATACAAATAGTACTCATCTTTATGATTCTAAATAATCTACCTTCTGCATTATCTACACCACTAGGTACAATAAACAAAGAACCATTTTGTAACTTAGGTGTATTGTAAGGAACATGAACTATTGAGGTTTCTTCTTGAAGTTCACTAGCCCAACCTAACTTTTTCATTGTCCATTGATTAGGATGCTCATCATAGATACATCCTACTACAATAGGGTCATAAAAGAATGCATCTAATTCACCATAGCCATCATATTCTTTGTTTTCTCTAGGGGCTCTATAAATAAGATTAATTCCTTTAAGTCTTACTAATTCCTCAAAATAAAATCTTTGAAGTTCTATATTTTGTTTATCTAGTAAAAGGCCTGTGTCTTTATTTTCCATAAATAATCACCTCTTACTTCATTTTCTTTTCTTTAATTTCAACTCTTCCCTTAATTAGTTTACTTTCATTTAATACTTTAACCCCATAAGAGTAATTCATAGATTCACATCTTAAACAACCACTCTTAGAAACTCTTCCAAATAAGGAGAAAGCATTTCTTGACTTTGTTAAAGTTTCATTAATACCTACAAATCTAAGCCTACCACTTCTTGTAGATGATTTTGCTTCAAATTTAAATGAAGTTGGTTTTTCTTTACCACTCTTATATTTAATGACACCTTCTAAAACAACAATATTATTATCATTATCTACTTTACCACTAGTAGTAGAGTAACTTTCAACATTATTGTAAGTTGAAATTAAATATTGATTAATAAGTTTATCAAATCTATTTTCATCAATATCTTCAATCATAAATTTTCTAGTTAAAGATTCTTCTTTCTTTTCTTCATCTTCATTAGAATCAATATCAACTTTTACATCAACATCTTTAACTTCTTTAGTTTCTTCTTCTGAGGTAGACTCTCTTCCTGTTAACTCTGTTTTTTCTGCTTCTTTTTCTGCTTGTTCTGGAGTAAGTTCTGCTGCTTGGGCAACTAAATCAAATCCATCTTGAGCATGACAATGAGGGCATTCTATTTCTTTATTATATTTGTCACTATTTTCTTCCTTTTTTAATGCTGAAGGTTTTAAGAAAATAGGAGTTTTACATACAGGACAAATTAAAATAGCATTACCTATATAATCTGTTTTAAGTTTATCAATAGAATCTGCATCAACATCAACAACTGTTAATTCTTTTTCTGCACTTTCATCATTTAAAACTTTCTTTGCTGCTTCAACTTCTTCTTCTTTGCTAAGATTGATTACTGCTTCTTTTAAAGATTCATCTTCTCTTGCTTGTTCAATAGGGTACATCTTTGCCAATTCTCTTAAACTTGCAACTTCAAAACCATTTTGTTTTAAGAATTCTTTAACATGTCTTAAAGTTGTTTGAGAACTTGCCCAACCTAAATACCCTTTATTTAAAAGAGTAACTTTACCATTTTCAATTCTACAAACTGGAGTACCATAAGAATAAAGAACTTGGGTACCATTATCTTTAACATCAACTTTTGCTTTACCATAGAAAGATTTTCTAGAATCATGTTGTGTATCTAAGTCATATTTAGGGGCTTCATCTACTTTACAACTTTCATCTAAAAGTTTTGCCTTCTCAATGAAATCTTTCTTAGAAATTGTAGTTAATTCTTTAGTTTCTAAATCAATTAAATCAATTGTGTCACCATAACCAATTTTATGTTCTCTATGGTCAATTCTAAATTTTTTACCATCAATATCAACAACATCACCTGTATGAGCATAGTAATATGCCTTACCTCTCTCATACATATCTTTACCACTGATATCTATAGTCTCAATTTTTTCTTCTTTGATAACTTTTTTGGCATTACCACTTTTAGATTCATTAACAACTTTCTTATCTTTGTTAATAACTATTCTCTTAGGGGCTACTAATTCATCATCAATATTTTCTAGTGCTTTAAAAGCATCCATCATAATTTTATTCATTTTAGTATCTCCTTATTTTCTATGTGCTTTAATAATTTTAGAAGAAATTGTTTTTTCTTCTTTACATTCTTGTTTTTTATCTAATTTAAATACTCCATTAAGTTTGCCTTGTTTAAACATTCTTAAGATATGAGGCCATGCTTCATCCCAATCACAATCACCTGCAAATTCAATTTCATATTCATTATCACCAATTGCAAATTGAGAACCACCTTTAATTAATTGGTCTAAAATTGCTTCTCTTTCATATTTTTCTAATCTATCCACTAAGAAACAATCTTCATCTACTAAACAATAAGCACCTTGTCCTGGTTCATAAACTTCACTTGGTTCATCACCTGGAGCACCATAACATTTAACACTTTCAAACCAACCAACACTATCTTCTCTTGCTTCTTTAATCTTTTTGTGTTTCATTGCTGGTCTTGGACAAACAAATGGTTTTTCTTCTTCTTTAAGAGATTCTGTAGGATGTCCTTCTGACCAATCCCATTTATCAATACCAAATTCTTTTATGACTAAATCAATAATTCTTCCAGCCATACCCATGTGTGTAACACCATAGTCAGGAAGTTTAGCAATTAATTTTGCTCTAATCTCATCTTGAGTTTTACCTTCATCATAGTAAGTTTGATAAAAATCTACAATATCCATAACTATATCTGTAGCATTATCGTGCACACCTTTAGATTGAGGAAATGCTTTTTCTAATTTATTTGCAATTTCAATTTCAAGGTCATCAGCATACTTAGGGGCTTTGACTTCTTCTTCACTACTTTCTTTTAATGATTCACTTGTATCCCATTCAATGTTATAAATATTGATGTGGTCATTTTCTACATCATATTCAAAACCAAAATGACAATATCCATATTCATCACTTAACCAATCACCAATGATTTCATCTAATTCATCTCCACCAGTTTCAGAAGGGTTAATATCTAAATCATTCATAGTAGCCATGTCCATTGTAACTTCTTTTGGAAGTTCTGGTTCTTTTTCCTCTTTTAAAGATTCATTAGAGGCTTCTCCTTCTGCTTCAATCTTACTAATCCATTCTTCTACATCATCACTATCAATGATTTCATAAGACATTGAATCTGCATAAGGAGCCTTTTCAATCTCATGAGTCATTCCCACTCTTCCTGGATACTTATTCATTGCATCAACTAATTTTTGGGCTAATGCTTTTGTGCAATCTAAAGCCATAGGTTTTCCCATTTCTTTAACTTGATTGCCATCTTTATCAATGAATTTTAAAACCCAAACTTCACTTCCTTTGGAATCTTCACCGAATTCTTCAAAAGTACATTTTTCTAAATCAACATCTTTAGCATGATTTACAATGAAGTCTAATAATTCAACAAGATAACCATTTTCATCTTCTTCTGGATATTTCTTAAAGAATTCTAACATTTCTTCATATGTATAACAATCATCTAATTCATCTTGATGTTCTTCACTAACTTCTAGACCATCTTGTCCACCTAAGAAGTAATCACTAATATAAACATTTAATCTATCAATGATTTCTTTAGCATTGTTGAATCTTTCTTCTTCAATGCCACCTAAATTAGCACCTTGGGTATCAATTAAACCCCAATCTCCTTCATATTCTTTATCATCCCAAGTAGATTTGGATTTTCTATCTTCACCACTATATTTTACAAGTTCAAATTCAACTCCATCAATGAGTTCATCAAACATTTCTTCATAGGATTTTTCTTTTGCTTCACTTAATTTGCAAGATTCACAAGTACCATTAGCAACATTAAAAAATGTTTTTTCTGCTTCTGGATTTCCTATAATTCTTGCTTTCTTTTTACCTTTATTTGCAGGTTTTGCTTCTTTAATAATTTTAAATCCTGTTTCACCATTGCTTGCTGGACCATAAGCAAGACCTAACTTTGTTAAGCCAAATTCTTTTCTTAATTCTTCTAAGAACTTAGCAATTCTTTCACTTTGTTCTTCACCAAATTCTTTACTCATATATTTAATTGAATTTTCATTATCAACATCAATATATGCTGCTTCATAATAACCTGGTTCAATCTTTAATTCAATATCTTCAAGATTAGATAGGTCATCATATGTTTCATCACCAACTTCATCATTCCATCTTCTATCTGAAATAGATTTGGTTTCTAAATTAAAGTCATCTAATTTATCTTTAAGTCTTTCAATATCATCATCATCTAAAACACAAACTTCATTTTCTTCCCACATCTTGTCTTCAAATTCTTGGCATGCATTTTCAAATGCTTCATAATTAACATTACCATTATCATCTTCAAAAGATGCTTCATTAGGATAATCACTACTATACCTAATCATGTCTGAAAATTCATCAAAAGTATAGAAAACAAGTAAATCAAAATCACTTCTTACTGGGAAGTTACTTGTACCTTCTGTTAATTTTGCAATTACTTTGGTATCTTCTTTTTCTAATTCATCAATTTCATGTTCTTGAGGTTCTCCTAAAATAGGGTCTCCATCTTCATCTTCTTTGATTTCACCAAACTCTTCCTCAAAAGCACTTGGGTCAATGTGATTAATGATTTCCTCAATAATATCTTTATCATTAATTCCACTCATCATAGCATCAAAGATATCCCAATAATTGGTTAGTTCCCACCAAATATAATCTGGAAATACTTTTTCAATAGCCTCTTGATAAGCAATTTCAAATGGCTTAATGTCCATAAGATTTCCACTTTCTCCATCCCATTTCCATCCTTTGGCAATAAGTCTATCCCTTGCATTGTTAAGTTCTTTTCTTAATTCTTCAATCTTACTCATTTTATAAATTCTCCTAATTTATAACATCTTATTTATTATACATCAACCTAATCTACTGGATATATGAGTTGAGAATTCACTCTTAAGGTTTCTTCTAGTTGTGCAATTTCTTCTAAACCTTCTCTTCTCATCTCTTCACCATCATCAGTATAAGGTTGATTATTAACTTTCATTCTAGTTCTTATATATCCTAAAGTTGCTTTAACATGTGCTAAGGATAATCTTTTTAAAATATCAATCCAATAATCACTCTTAACTTCATCCACATCATCAAATTTTGGAACATACTCTATTACAATTTCTATTGGTGTATCTATTGAAGAGTTGATATATAATTTATCACCTTGTTTATCTTCAATAAATTTAAGGTCTGTTGTTTGAGTATTTCTAATTTGTTCTATTGTATTGAAAGCACCATAATTCAATATGAACTCATTTAAATTATACATTCCTCCAAAACCATATGAAGCCCACATTTGAAAATACATAGGGTCATTCAAAGCATTCATATCTGAAGAAGTGTCAATTCCTGTTCCCTTAGTTCTATATACATTTGTGATAGAACTATGTTTAAAATCTTTTAAATCAATACAAGAAGCATAAGGAACTTGAATAAATCTTGTTTCATCAATATATCTTTGAACTTCAGAAAAGGCCTTTAAGATTAACTTTCCAATAGTGTCATCACTTATTTCTAACCTTAAAACTCCACCTGTGAGTACAAGTTTGATATCCTCAATATATTCACTTAATTTCATCTATAGATAGTCCTCACATTAATCTTTATTTTTATCATTAAATTTAGCACTAATTCTTAATATATAAGAAAAACCCATATTTATGGGCTCTCTTTTTATTTATTGAATTAATTTACTTTTTAATTGAAGGTTTTCTCTCTGGTTTAAACTTCATGTGACCTTTTTCTTTAGATTCTTCAATATCCTCATCGTCATCATCTTCATATGAGAATTCCCTAATATCTGATGAAGAGATACCTCCATAAGTATATCCACCATCATTGACAAAGACTACTTTAAGACTCATGTCATATGTTTGTAATTCTTCAATGAGTTCTTCAACTGTCATGGTTCCAACTTCCGTAGGAGCATAAGCATCTCTACCAACCATTAAACCTAAAAATTGATGTTTCTTACCTTCTTCTAAACTAGAAGCACTTTCATTCACTTTTTTATTAGGAAGTTTAGGAGAAAGTGATTCTTTAAAAATTCTTTGTTTTTCTCTAGCCATTATTCTTCATCTCCTGAACTAATAATTAAATCACAAATTGAGTGGATATCACCATCAAAATCTGAAATAATGGAATCCCAATCACATTCACTAGGACTTGAAGCATAGAATTGAGCAATGGTCCATTGGTCATCATTATAAATTAATGCATCATCAATGGCTCTCCAAATATCTTCTTCATCCCCAAAATCATCAATTCTTGAAATAACATCAGCAACAATATCTAAGAATTCAAAGTCACCTGTGTAATCAAAATATTCACCAATAATCTTTTTATATTTAGAATCTAAATAATCACCTTTTGATTCTTTTAAAGATTCTTCTTCTTTCTTAGGTTCTTCAATTTCACTTGTAATAACACCATCTTCATCATAATCAACAGTTTCAACTTTAGCAAAATCATCTAATAACCATTTTGCTTCTGCTTCATAATCTTCTTTTGGTGAAATACCACTTTCTTCTGTAACAATATTTCCTTCTTTATCACTAAGCATTAACCAACCATCTGGTGTATCATGTGGATTGTAGATTTTAATTCCTGCACACAATGCATAATCTGGGTTATCTTCTGCTTGAATGCAATCATCTCTTTTTTCATCACCCCAACCTGGAGTCCATAAAACAACTGCAGCAAGACCATTACCTAATTGAATCCAACCACCAACATAATCTTGGTTTTCTTTTAAGAATTCTACTTCTTGTTTAAGCCACTTGGCTAAGTCTTTAACACTCATTGCCATATCTATCTAATCTCCTAATTTATATTATAACTTTATCAATAAATTTAGCAAGTTATTTCTCTTCTTTGTCTTGCTCTTTTGGCTCATCTTCTTTATGAGGTTTATATTTAAAGTCTTTTCTATAGATAGTTTCTTCATATTCTCCATTACTATTGAATTCACCTATAGCCTTTTGATTATGGTCTAAAGCAAATTTTTCTGCTTCTTCTCTATCTTTAAAGATTTTATTTAATCCTATACTTGATTGTGGTCTTTCATTTTCTCCACTACTCCAAGTACCGATAGCATCTGCATCTTTAACACTATCACTTCTTAATAATGATTCAATAGCATTTAATACTTCTTGTTTATCTACTTGGCCTATTCTTTTTCTCCAATCATGACTTTTGAATTCAACACTATAGACATTTTTCATGCTATCATTTCCTGAAAGGCTTTTACCACTTCTTAAATCAAAAGTCCCACCATCATTATCTAGTGTATATTTGTATATAGATTCTAAAGTATCTTGTGAGAAATCTTCATTTATATTTTCTAAAGATAATTCTTTTCCCTTTAGAATTTTAGTTAATTGTTTTAAAGCATCTAAGTATCCAAGGTTTCTAAATTCTTTAAATACAAGATTACCTAAACCAAATTCACCTTCTTGAGCAATTGATTCTTTTCTAAGGTCATAAATATCTTCAATAAAATTATATACCTTTTCACTTGCTTCTTTATCTTCTTCTCTCTCGTTTAGAGCAAGCATTTCTTCTGGAGTAATTCCTATCTCATCTAACAATGCAAAATACTTATCTTCCCACTCATCAAATAATTTATTAAAAGTATCCATATCAATATCTGGAATATTCTTTTGCTCTGGTTCTTTTAACCAACCATTATATAGTGAATAAACACCATTACTAGTTCCATGTAATTCATCTAATTCAACATATACTTCACATGGAATTCCTTTAATTGTAATATCATAATTTTTATTGAATATACTTCTATATGCACTGTACAATAAAGTTAATAATTCACCTGGATATTGAGAAATGTCTGAATCTGCAATAATGTGTAAATCAATATCACTATCTTTATTATAATTATAATTTACATTGCTTCCTATTACAACAACATCTTTAACTTTAATATCTATTTCACTATCTTTTAAATCTTCTACAAAAGCATCTACTACTTTTAAAAGTGCTTCTTTTACTTCTGGTTTTAATTCATTATTATCAAATAATTTAGGATTTAAAGTATCGTGTTTTTCAATATCTTCTTCTAATCCTTCATATTCTAAATTTTGAAGGCCATCAATAAAATGTAAATCTTTTGTGTCTTTATTATAAACTAACCAATAGTATTGTGGACTTGCAACAAGATATTTAGGTTTTGATGAATAGAATTCAACTTTAAATAATACCTTATTATCTTTCTTATAACCATATGTAATATTAATATTTCTATTTGGTAATTTATAACCAAAAGAACATTCTTCCCATCCTTTTCTTTTTCTTACTACTGGTGAATCTTTCATTGAAGACAATAATTCATCAACATGTTCTTTAACAACTTGTAAAATAGTATTTTCTCTATCTTCAATATCTTCATCTAGTATTTTATTATTATATACTAAAAACACCTTTACATTTTGGTTATCCTTATTAAGTTGTCTATGTAATTTTAAATTCTTTAATGCCTTTTCTTTATTTACATCTCTATACAGAATATTTCTTAGTGCACCATATCCTTTTTTAGTCATATCTGATTTAACTACATAATAGACTCCTGGTAAATTATCCATGTCTTCAGATAACTTTTTCTCTAACTTAGATTTTAAATCTTCATTTAAAGATTCTCTATAATCATCCCAATCATCTTCATCACGCTTATGTTCTTCATAATCTTCAATGGCACTATCTTCAAAATATTTTAAAACCTCTTTGTAATATTTATCCAATAAGTCATCAAAATTATCATTAATGTATTTTACTAATTCTTCTTCTGAATAATTTTCAAATTCTTTTTCATCTAATATAGTATCATATAAGACATCTATAACATAATCTTTATCTACTTCATAAGTCCAAGAATCATATCCTTCTTTATAGTCCCACTCTTCTGGAGATATTTCAGTAGCATTAAATACCTTATACCTAGTTTTGATAGGTAGTTTATCATAGTATAATTCTATTGTTTCTGAATTAGATTCCTTAAGATGCTTTTGATATTTTTCTTTCTCACTATTTAAAAATTTAGAATATTCTTCCCATTCTGCATCTGTAATATTGGACTCTTCCTTATCTGAAGGTTTATATGTTTGAAATAAATAAATATCCATTAATGTCATTAAAGATTCTTTGTTCTCTGGTGTATCTTCATTTTCAATTTGATGCTTTAGATTTGCTAACTTTTCCTTAGCCTCATAAGGTTCAATTACAATTAAATCTTCAGTTAACTTTTTAATTAAATTTTCATCAACATCATCAGGAAAAGAAACTATAACATTCCATCCACTTTGAATGACATTATCAAAACCATAGAGTCTTCCTAAGATTGTTGCACCTTGTCTAGCATCTCTATCATTATCAAATTCAAAAGTCCCACCTTCAACATTAAAATGTAAGTGGGCATTATCTAATTCTTTATATCCTTTTACTAAAAAATCATTCCAATTCATAAATTAATTATTTAATTCTTATATCTGCTTTATCTGCTTCTTTTCTAAAGGCTCTATAGAATTTGCTAACATCACAAACAAATTCTTCAACTCCATCTTCATCTTTCTTAAATACATTTAAAACACCTTTTCCTGGACTTTTTAGTATTAATTCTGGATGTTTTTCTAAGTATCTATTTAATTCACCATAAGTTCTAATTTTAGAAATATTTTCTTCATGAGAGCCACTTTCATTTAAAGATTCATCACAATGATGTTCTTTATACCAATCATCAAAGAATTGGTCAACATTAGCAATAATATCACCAGCCATTTCTCCATCATCAAGAGTAGTCCAAACTGATAATTCATCAACACCATTGCTATCTAAATAAAGTTCTGGATATTCATTTAAATAATCTTTGAGTTCTTGATAGGTTTTGATTTTTGAAATTCTTTCTCTAAATTCAACTGGAGTAGGATTTTTTCTATCTTCTTGTAAAGATTCATTCTTACCTAAAGTATCTTTTTTATATTGTTCTAATACTTCAATGGCCTTAGCAAATCCCTCTTCACCTTTACCACAATTCTTCATTAAAATTCTATCTTGGGTTTCTTCTCCTGAATAAGAATTGATGTCATCTGCATCACCTGGGTTTCTTGTCCAAGTTTCTTCAACTACATCAATATAAACCCTTGGTTCATCACCCCAACCTAAAGTTTCACAAACAATATGATGACAAATCTTTAAATTGTCTGTATCTTTAATTATTCTATTTGTATGTAAAGAAGTTTTTCTTGCTTTAACTTTATCTATAAATGCTTTTGGGTCAAATGATTCTAAATCACCATTAATATAACCAAAAATATCACTTGGTCCTTCTTTAACTTCTTCTTTAATAGATTCTTCAATAAAGTCTAATGATAACATTGATTGTTTATACTCTGGATTCTTTTCAAAAAACTTTGTAAGAATTTTACCACTATCATAAGGGCCTTCAATTTCAACCACTTCTTCATGTGCTAAAGAACCATCATCATGCAATGCACTAACTTTAACTTTACATTCTTTTAAGTTTTCAACATGCATATTATTAATGCTTGGGTCAAAGTCTTCCGCATTCCAAATAACAATTTCTTCCCCATTTTTAAACATAGAAACATATTTATATTTTGGTTGATTATCTTTTGCAATTTGAATTGCTCTTTCTCTAGCATCTTCACTATTAGGTAAAATAATAGAATTTCTTGGGTTCATACCATCACTTACACAATAGTAAATGTAGTCTTTTCCATCTTCACCCCAACCTTCAATAATGGATTCATTATATTTGGAGTATTTAGCATATTTATTGTAAATCTTTTTACCACTATTAAACAATTCAAAAGCACCAACTTCTTTAAGTTCATCTAACATATCAAACATTGCTGCATGCATCTCTTCTTCATCACAACCTTCATTGTCAATTCTAAATCCCCACTTCATGGCAATGTTAGCATCTTCTACATCTTTCCACCATTTAGTAACTTCACTCTTCATGGATTCTGTAAGTTCTTGTTCCTCTGCTTTTGGTTGTTCATCTTCACCCTCATCTTTGATTTCAACAACATCAAATTCTAATTCTTCTCCATCTTCTAAAGAGGATAAAAATTCTTCTTTAATATCTTCAATAGTACAAAGTTCATTACCTATAACTAATTCATCTACACCTTCTAAAGTAAAAGTAAAGAATTTAAAGTATTCTCCACTCTCTTTAAGTAATTTAATTAATTCTTCTTCTGTTAATTCATAAGTAATCAAAATTGTATTAGCATATACATGTGCTGAAACTAGATTACCTTCTTCATCTGTAACAATTAATCTATCTTTGATGTCATCAACAACATCCATATTGTCATCTACAATTATTTCATCATCTATATTTTCAATGTCTAAATCTTCTAATAATTTTCTAACACTCATTTGGAATTCTCCTTGTTAATGTAAATCTTCTCTAAATTTAGCAATAATATTGTAAATCAAAACCTACCAATAATCAATAGTTTATTCTATAAATATTCATCAATAAGTTCTTCTATCTCTTCTGTTACATCAATGAAATCTGTGAATTCTTTAACATAACAATATTTAGTTGTTCCATCTTTTAACTCAACTATATAATTTTGCTTAGAATCATAATCTAAGAATAAATCCATTAACTCTGAATCATAAGATGCACTTTTTACATCTTTAATATCATCTACACTTATGTTGTATAACTTAGCAACATTGGTTGTAATAAAGTCTGGAAGTTTACTTACATCTGGCAACCCTTCTACTTTAGGAGCATTAGGTATATAAGGAATTATTTCATCCTCATCATTCCAAATATCCCAAACTTTGGCTCCTTTAGGCCAAATCAAAGCATACTTTTCATTTCCATGGATATAGAAGTAAGTATTGTCTTCATGTCCTTCCCAAAAACCATCCCCTATATCATATCCACCTTCACCACTAATGCACCACATGGTATTCTTACCATATTTTTGTGATGCTTCTTGAGTTTCTATTTTATATACTTTCCAACCATTTTGATTATATAAAAGTATAGACCCTTCTTTGGCTAGTTCATCTTTTTCTTTTCTAGTAGGTGTTCTTTCTAAATCTCTAAGGGTGATGAGTAATTCTTGAATAGCCCCATGTTTTCCATATTTCTTTTCAAGGCCCATCCAATAATAGATATCTTTTTCTTGTCCATTTAATCTGTTTCTTAACTTCATAAATCTATTATATAAGTTATCATCATTACACCATACTTTAAATTTTTCAAAATCTTCCTTTGATTCTACTAATTCAAATTCACTTTTAAATTTCTCTTTACCTATTGAAGTTCTACCTCTAGAATCAAGAATGCATACAAAATCTTCTTTAGGGATATCTACATAAACTATTCTATCTATATCATTTGGTTTATGCACTCTATCTTTATCTATTGCAAATCCAATAGCATATCCTCCATAATTCCATGTGTCTATATTCTCTTGTGCCCAAACATCATGTTTTATAAAACCATCTTTAAGAATTTTCTTTAATTTATCTTCACTTGTTTGATGATATAAAAGTACTTCATTAGAGTTTAATTCTCTATCAAAGTTATATACAACTTGATTGTCTTTTAAATCTTCTTTAAATGATTCTTTTATGTATCTCAATTTCTTAATAGGTTTTCCTAATACATTATACAATTCTGTTTTAGTAAATGATTTACCTTTTTCAACCACCCACACTAAATAAAAATTATCATATTCATATTGTTCTAGAGGTATATCATAATAATCTACTTCATCATCAATACTATTTTCATCATAATATTTTTTATCAAAAACTAAAAATCTATGTAAGAAATTAGAAGAGTATCCATTCTTTACCATTGCTCTTTCAACATTATCATGAATCTCTAATTCTAATTCACTTAAACCAACTACATTATCCTTGGTGTCATAGCATCCTCTATAACTAACATTTCCTTTATTTAATAATCTTTTAACTTCACTTAATTCATCGGTTATTGTTTCTTCTGAATATTTTGTTGGAACTTCATCTATAAATTCATTCATATGTTTAAAATAATGAACTTGTTTAAGTCTATCTTCTGCTTCTTTCTTAGTATCATAAGTACCTAAGTTCTTTCCTTTTTCTGATTGAACTTGCCACTTATTTCCTTTCTTAACTATTTTTTCTTTGAGAGATTCATCCATTTCATCTTCTTTTATAATTTTTACAATTTTAATACTAGATGCTGGAACATTATCTCTATATTCAAGAGACATCAAACACAATTTTCCTTCAATACAATATCCATTTTCATCTTCATTAGTATCAACATAAAGTTTATTTAAATCTAAAGCATCAATAGGAACTTCCAATAAAATAACATCTTCTACATTAGAGGCTCCCCATTGATATGCATACTCTGTATATTCTATAGATTCATCTGGGTCTAGTGCAAAATAAATCCTTCCTGATTTAGACATAGACCATAAATTCTTATTATCTATTCTCAATCCATTTTGTTTAATACTTTCTAAATTGCTTGCAGGAGTGCTATGATATAACTTATTAGTTGGATTAATTACTAAATCATTATCTACTAATTGTTTGTATGTGACATTTTCAAGTTCTTTCATGTCCACATAATCTCCATCCATTTCATGAATATAATCTAACTCCTTGTTTGATTCATTTAGTGATTCACTTAAAACAGGAATTTCTATAAATTCATATCCACTATTATAAAGGGCTCTTGTTCTATGTTTACCATTATTTAATAATAACTTATTATCTTTTCTAACACAAGACATTGCATCATTAAAATTCCATGAATCAATTTCCATATCATCCATTCTATAATCATCTGGATTTGGTCCCCAAATTGCTTTATGATAATCTAATTCTTTGTTATCTAAAAGATTATTATCTTTAACTAAATCTTCTATTCTGATTGTTTCTAATTTATATCCATCTTTTTCTAAAGATTGTAATGCTCTTTGCATTGTAGGAGTATTAGGGAACTTAAATGTTTTTTCAATTTCCTCTAAAATAATAGGTTTATCCCAACCTTGTTCTTTTGCTAAATCCTCATATGCTTTATTTAAGTCTGGTAATCCTTGAATGTTTGGAAAATTAGGATGCTTTCCTCCTGAGTCATAAGCATTCCAAGTCTCTCCTGATTGAACATCTAATCCTTGTTTAAATAATTTACCTTCACCACACTCAACCCAATCTGATTCATTCCACAAACACCAATTATGTAAATCTTTAAATTCTAAAGCATATTTATTATTTTTACTTCTATCAATATAGAAATAAATTTGAGCACCTTTAGAGTGTTTTCCAAAATCATATCTTCCACCGTTTCCTTCATCATCACTTGAGTTAGTTCCTGTAATACACCATTCAGTACCTTTACCATATTTAACAGATGCTTCATATGTATTAATTTTTAAAACTAACCATCTTCCATCATCATAGACTTTTTCTGAACCTTCTCTAGCATTTTTATTTCTCTCTTTTTTTGTTGGAATTGATTCAAGTTCTTTAACAAAATCTTTTAATTGTTTTAGGACTTGCTCATCATCACCAAAAAATTTATTTGCTTGAGTCATCCACCAATAGATATCTCTCATATCTTTATCATTATCTTTAATTCTATCTTTAATAGCAAAAAATCTATTAGCAAGTTTCTCTCCCGCCCATTGTTTGAACTTTTCAATATCTTGTTTTGATTCAGTTATTTCTCTTGGATTATACTTTCTTACATCAAAAGCAATTTGGTCATCATCCTTATACTCTATATCTAAATCATCTACATCTACTTCATTAATAATAACTTTCATACCTATTTTAGATACTAATTCTTGTAGATATTTTATATCTTCCTTATATTTATTGTAAGCCTCTTTTGTAAAAGCAAAAATGTTTTTAGAATTTACTGCAGGACATTTAATTTCAGATAACTTAGAAATTATTCTATCAATTTCATAATATGTTCTTCTCTCATCATCTGTCAATTCTTCAAAATCTTCAGGAAATTCCTCAATAGTCTCTTTTGTTGGAATCATTTCAAAAGCACCTAGTATAAGGCCAGACCTTCCTCCCCAAGGGTCTTCAAGTTCTAATCTATAGTATTTATCAACTCCTTCATCTAAAGATTCTCTTTCAATGTCATCATAGTCTAAATCATCTAAATCAAGTAAATCATCATCTATATCATCTATGCCATCATCTTTAGCATCTTGTAAAGAAGAAATAACATTCCAATTATCACTATCATTAAAATCTAAAGAATCATTTAAAACATTTCCTTCCTCATCTTTTAAGGTCCAAGGTTCATCTTTATCTATATCTCTTACTAATTGATATTCATCATAAAATCTATTTGCAAAATTAATGTATTCTTTTTGTTCATATCTTCTTTCAGAATTAGCAACTTTAAATCCTAAAGACTTAACCATATCTAAAACATATTCAAATTTATTATGGTCTTTTTTCTTTTTACCTAAACTATCTAAATCCAAAGAGATTGCATCATTAGGTTCAGCACCTAAATCATCCCATACATCTAAGTCATAGGATTTATCTCCTACACTAATAGTTATAGTTTCATTAGACTCTTTATAATGAATTTCTCTTTCTGGTTCTCCTAATGCACTAAAAAGAGGGTTTTCATATGCTTTATCATCTCTAACAAACATGACACCATAAGGATAAACTCTACAATCATAATAATCATCCTCACCTATTCTTGTGTGCCATCTTAATTCTTTATCATAATTGAATGGAATGAAAACCATGTACCCATCCCAATCAGTATCTAAGTATTTACCTAAAGAACTTTGGTCTGTAATCCATCCATTTTCTTTGGCTAGGTCTAGCATATCTCCATGTGTTCTATTACCAAAAGCATCTTGGAGATAGAAAGTTCCTGTACTCTTATCATAATAAATTCTATAAGCCTTATCACCTTTTGTGATTAAAGTTTTAATTCTATATGGTTCATCACTAGCAAATACTGGAAATTCTTCATTAGTTTCTTCAAATCCTACTTCATCAAAATATTCATCTAAATTTTCAAAGAATCCTCTTGTATATCCTTCTTTAACTTCTTTCATGAATTCTTCAAGGCCTAGTTCAAATAAGTTTAACCAAGTATCTCCCTTTTTAGTTAAGATACTAACCATTCCTTTTTCATCATTAGGGCATTCCATCCAATAATAATCTATTGGGTGTTCTAAAAGACAATTCATAATTTTTTCTAATGAATTCCATTGTTGAGATGTAACATTATTTGTAGCAAGGGAAGCATATGGATAATTAATATTAACTTTAATACAATATTTATCCATAAATTCTTCACACTCAATAGAAGATTCAAATTTATCTGGCCACATAGCATTCATGAATTCCCAACATCTAGCGTGTTCACCTTCATCTTCTGTGAACCATTCTTCTGGAGAATCACTTAAATATTTATCATTTATACAATCACTCCAAAAGTCTAAACAATGTCCATTAGGTAAAATATAAGTTGACCAATCTACAATTCTATCACCTTGACCAAATGTTTCATCTAAAATGTTTAATATTTCTTGGTCACTTTCGCTAACTTCTTCTTTAAGAGATTCAGTAAAGTAACCTCTAATTAAAGCACCCTCAACATCCTCCATGATTTCATCACTTGTAATATCATTAGATATATCCCATCTTTTATGTGCATAATTATTTCCTACAAATGCTTGAATATCATAAATCTTTTTAGAAAACTTATTTTCTAGTATATAATCTAACCAAGATAATAAAGCATCATATTGGCCTCTAGATAATCTATTTTTTGGAATTACAAAATAAACTCTTTCCTCTGAACCTTTATTAGAACCATCATTAACTCTAACTAAATCAAAATATTTAGTAAAAGCATCTAAAAGTTTACTTGTATCCCACTCAGTTTCAATTTCTTGTTCTGTCTTACCAGCAATGTTCATTAAGCATTGCCAAGAAAAGTCAGCATGCATATCAAATCTTTTTCCACTAAGAATGAATCTTCCATCTGGAGTAATAAAAGCATTTCCACAAGATTCAAAATTAGAACTAAATAAATCAGGAAATTCATTTTCTATATCATCTAAAGTAAATGGAAAATCTTCTTCTGTAGGAGTGTAGTCTTCTTTAATAACTATAGGTTTATCTTTTGTACAAGATTTACTTTCAAAATACATTCCTCTTGTATAGTATGCTTTAATATCATCAATAATATCTTCTGCAACTGTACCTACAAAATAAGTCTCTGTAGGACCATAGTAGGAAACTAGTGTTAAATTAGTATTTCTTTTTTCAAAGTAGAAGTCTATCCAATCCTTTAATGCTTCAAACTGATTATCATTAGGTCTTTGTTTAGGCAATACAATATAATGTTCTACCATATCTGTATTAACTCTAATACAAACTTCTTCTAAATCTATACTATCAATATTACTTACTTCTTTATTGTGTTGTTTGTTTAACCATTTTTGAACATCTAAGTGAATGATTAATCCTCTATCTCCACTTCCATTACTAGAAATATTGATATTGGCATTTCTTATTTTTAAAAATTTACCATTAGGTAAAATATAAGAAGGGCCCATAAATGGTTGTGTAGAGGTTCCAAAAGACTTAGATACTAATTCAATATCACTAGTTAAGTCTTCTTTACAAATATTCTTATTTGTACTCTTTGAATCTATATCCATCTATAAAACTCCTTATTTATTGTATCAATAAATTTAGCAATGAAAAGAGTTACATAAAGCACTCTTAATTAATTATACAACTAAAGTTATACATTACAATGTAAGAATATCTCTAAGTCCTCTTATGTATTTACAATATCCAATATCATAAGTCCAATTATTATTTTTAATCTTATCTACATTATCAAGGATAAAATATTTAATTTCTTGAAGTTGACTAATCTTTTGTTTATATGTTAAAGGATAATCTAAGTTAGGATATAATCCACCATTTCTTCTATAATATGCTAAGTTTTGTCTATAGATAGCAAATTGAATAGATAAATCATTCCAACATTCTTTACTAAGTTTATTTATTTTTCTAATAATATCAAAAGATACTTCTACTACTTTAGATGCTTTAAGAGAAGAATAGTTTCTTTCTTCATTATATCTAAGGCTAATGATAGATTCTAGTGTAATATCTGTTCTCATAATAATACCTTTAGTTAAATTATAAACTCTATTATGTTTTTAGTCAAATATTTTTTTTGACAAAAACTTATAACAAAGAGGTAAAAAAGTGACCTGTACTCTTGTATATGTTATAATATAGACTATATTTATATAGGATGTATTAGAACATATACAACACTTCTTTTAGGTAATCTTTATTTCTTTATGTTACTTTCTTTTTTCTATTACCCTTTCTTTTTTAGCAACCATTTTTGATTGAAAAATAAAAAACAACCATTTTTGGTTGCTTTTTATTGTTTAGTTTACTTGATATGCAAATAAGCCATTACCAAGGTCAAGTTCATTTCCATCATAGTAAGCAATGAAATGGCCTCTACCATCTAATCTAATACATTCTTCAATTAGGGCTTCCATATCAATCATATCTTCATCTACAATTAATTTTGCTAAATCTTTTTCACTATAGATTTCTTTTAACCAATCCATAGGGTCCATTGTAGATGCTAATTGATTTGCATATTCTTCTTTTTTACTATCTAAGATAGAAGAATCTCTTAATTCATCATAGAGGATTTCTCCATCTTCAACTTCAAAATCTTCATCTTCTAATAAACCATTATCATAGAGTTCTTGAATAAGTCTGTTACCAAAAGTATAATCATTTTCTAATTCAATATCATCTACATAACTTCTATATGAATCTAACATCCAATCATATACTTTACCTGTAGAGACACAATTGTTCATAATCCATTCTTTAAATGAATCAGTAAAAGAATCTAAACCTAAATCATCAAAAACATTTTGAATTTCTTCTTCTGCTTTTTCTGTAGCCTCTTCATCTGTTAGAACTAAATATTCATCACCATCTACTTTATAGAGGTCAATTCCTGTATTTTCAATATCTTCAACATCTACACCAAGATATTCTGCTAATGCCTTTGCTTTAAGCATATCATCTTCTCTTAATGCTTCTTTGAGTTCTTCATTCTTTAAGAACTTTTGATAGTTGTCATCAATTTGTTTAGCAATTTCTTTAGTTAATTTTGGTAATTCCATATTCCTAGTACCTCACTTCAATCACAATTATAAATAGGTCTATATTATTTGTCAACATCATTTTTTAGATAAAGCATAATTTATGGTGTCCATAATTGCCTTATCTTCTTCTGATGTATTTTTAGTTGTCTTCTTTAACAAGCATCTTACAAAGATACAAGTATTTCCTTCTCTATAAAAATAGGCTCTAAATTGATTCCCGCTTCCTGCACCTTTAAATAAAGAATAAACTGTTACTCCACCTTTGTATTTATTATTATTTGAAATAGATTCTTTTTTGGCCTTTCCTAGTTGAATAGTTTTTTCTAGTCCTAATCTTTGTAAAATCATTAAACTATTTGATTCTTTCTTTTCAAAGAACCAATCTGCTTCTTTAGGATTAGGTAAATTAAAATAATCTTCCTCAAAAGATTCTGTAGTTATAACATCTAAAACATTTAATGAAGAAGAAACATCGTCCTCTACTTCTTCAAGGTTATCAATGGCTACTTGAATTGTATTTCCTTTATTAGTTTTTAATAAACCATATCCATTTTTGAAGTCTTTTTCTAATTCTCCCACTTCACCACTAACTTTATCTTTTAGGGCTTCATCAAAAGAATCTATTGGTTCTACATTTTCTAACTTAAAGTATTGCCTTACTTTTTTATTTTGTTCTGGAATAAAATCTACAAATACTGTACATCTTTCTTCCTCAATATCTTCTAAGACACCTTCTTTATCATCCCAAATAGAATTAGTATTAACAATTTTAACTCTTTGGCCTTTTTCCATTATTTTTAGCCTTTCTGAGCCACTTTTAGGTTAATCCATGAGTAGGATTACTTTTCTGCATCTTTAGTGGCTTTATGCCCACCTTTTTCTTCAATGAAGTTTTTAGCACATTTGAGGGCTTCTTCTTCTAAGTTCTCAACTAAGTTATCTTCCTTTGATAATCTATTGTACATCATTTCAACAATATCACCAAAAGTCATAGGTGCATCATCTTCAAATTCAATAAGGTCATTTTCTTTGTAGGATTCCTTTAAGGATTCATCAATATTTTCAAATCCTTCTAAAGATTTACTTTCTTCACAACCATTTTCACTATATCTTAAAACTTTAACAATCTTCTTTCCTGATTCAATAGTAGAACCTAATTTTTCTACATACTCATCATAAAATTTACAAGATTTATCATAATCACCATAAGAAATGTCATGACTACCATCTTCATAATAGATAACAACATAATGGTCTTCATTTTCTTCTTTAATGTCTTTTTTCTTAGATTCATCTAAGTCAAGGTCTGCACCCCATAATTCAAATTGAGTTGCAAATTGTCCTTGTCCACTAATATGGAAAATAAATACTCCATTAGGATGTGCTTCTAAAGCCTTGTTAAGGATTTCTTCTGGTGAGTCATGTTTGTCATACCAACCATCTTCATAGTCACCATCAATCTTTTCAAAACCATTATCAATTAAGTCTTGAGCACTTAAGATTGTATTTGCCTTTTCTGGGTTGTTATATAAAGTTTCTAAATATTCTTTAGGATTTTCTCTAACACAATCACCACAAATAATTTCTCCATCTTCTGTTACAAAGAAGTCTGGAACCCATGAATAAGAGTCTGCTTCTGTTCTAATTACTTTTCCACATCTATCACATTTAGAGTATTCATCTCTAAATCCCCATTGATAACCATTGTCAAATAATTCATCTAAGACACTTGTGTCATATTCATCTTTAGGTTCAAAATCTGGTTTTAATGCTTTTTGAATTTTTCTAACATCTTCCCATCCATCAACAATGAGGAAGTCATCTCCATCTTTATCTTTGGCTAGGTCAAAGTAAACTCTACCTTCATCATATAAGGCTTGTAATTTACTTGCTACTTCATCACTAACATCTTCTTTTAATGAGCATGCATCATCAATCCACTTTTTGGCTTCTTCTTCACTATTAAAGTCTAAACCACTAGCACTTCCCATATCAAAGTCTCCACCAACTTTCTTAGTGACAATTGTATGAGTTGCTTTGTTTCCCATCATTGCTCTATCTACATCATCAAAGGTAGCAATATAATATTCTTTATCACCACATGTTTTATATGGTTTAGCATCTTTAGGTAAATTGTATTCTTTTAATTCTTTTTTACATTCTTCAGTAACACTTGTATCAACAAAGTTTTCATGGATTTCACCATTCTCATCTTTGTATGCACTCCAAATGACATTAGATGCTTTGAATTGTTCACCATCTAAGAATTCAATACTATTATCAATATACATTCCATCTTCAATGTCTTTGATAGCATCTTTAATAAAGTCATCTTCCATGCTTCCTTGGACATCTACTTTAGTTAAAATAGCATATGTTCCATTAACACCTTTTTTGATATAATCTAATCCACTCTCTTTAAGAAGTTCTAAATCACCTTCTAAAGAATTGAGATAGGTTTCATCATAATATCCATGTTTATGGTCATAAGCAACTGAATAGTCTTTAAATTCTGGGTGGTCTTCTTCTAATAATACACCACACTCTAAATTAAGGAAAGTAGTAAATCCTTCTTGTGCTTCTTTAATTTGTTTAGATTCTTTCATAACACCTTTACTATAATCATATTTACTAAAGAATTCATCTTTAAGTCCCATGTCAATTAATTTTTGTTGTAATGGACTTCCATGTAATCCTGTATCTTGATATAACTTTTCTGCTTCCTCTTCACTAACACCATTTTTAATTAAGAAATCTTTCATAGCAAGATTGGCTTTTTTAGCCATCTCAAAAGTTCTATGAAGCATATCATTATATTTTTGAGCACTTGTTTTACCTTCTTCAAGTTCATCTTGTTCTAAAGGTTCAGTATATTCTAACTCTTTATTAGTTTTAACATCTTCAAGATATTTTTTATGTGCTTCTTCTTCAATTTTAATTTTAGTTAATTGTTCAATAACAAAAGCATCTTCATCTGGATTTAACATAGCAATAACTTTGTCATAACCATCAATTGCTTCTTGTTCATCTTTTGCTAAGAAGTCCATTTTATCTTCAAAGGTTTCTAATTTATCTTCATCTTTTGCTTCTTTTAAAGATTCATTAGAAGGGTATTGAATATCTTCATCATCTTCAAAACAACCTTCTTCACCACAAAGAGCATCAAACTCATCATAATCTCCAAATTTCTTTGCTACTTTATCATATAATTTCCATGCTTCTTTTGTGAAGTGACCATTTTTATCAAAAACTTTAAATTTCTTACCAGAAACTTCAAAGAACATGTCTTCAATTGTTAAATCCTTAAAACTTTTATCTTCTTTTAAAGATTCATCAGTTTCTTCTTCATCTTCTTCTAAATCATCAATATCAATTTCATAATCAACATAGAATTCAATTTCACTAATTTCATCTTTAAAGAATTTATTAATTTCTTCTTCTTCACAACCAACACTTAATAAATCATTTCTAAGTGTTTCTAATTTATCTTCATCTTTCCAATCTTCTTCACTCATATAGGAGAATGTAGATTTATTAGGAACACAATCTAAACCACTATAACTAAATAAACCATCTCTAACTGGATAAGAAATTTCATAAGCAACTACATCTGCAAATAATGGACTAAATTGATTTCCATCTTTACCATTAACACTTAATCCCCAACTTCTTTCACTTGAGGTTTGTCCATGCCAATAGCCACTATCTAATCCATTAGCAACATCTTTACAACAAATATCAAAATCAGGGTCCCATTCTTCAATATCTTCTTTAGTTGGTTTTGTATATTTTACACAAGATTCTTTTAAGGATTCTCTAACAATTAATTCATTGTCTAATTCATCATGGTCTGAATCTGGAACTAAAACATCAAGGCCTAATTCTTCTTTAATAGCATCAACTACTTCATCCCATTCATCTTCTTCAACACCAACAATATTAATAGAACCATCATCATTTTCTACAATATCACCATAAAGAATACCATAATCATCTAATACTTGAGTTACTTTATCATATAATTCCATATACAGTTATTTTCTCCTAGTAAATTTATCATTAAATTTAGCACAAAAAGAGTTACTCTTCTTTATTCTTATGCTTTCTTTTCCTAGAGTATTTTGTTTTATCTTTATATACTTGTGCTTTAGTATTTAATTGAGTCTGAAAATGTAGTTCATTTCTTACTTTAATATCTTTAGGGTCTAAATGTAAAGTAACCACTCCACTTGATGACTTTGTATAATTGATTTTTAATTTTTTCTTTTTCTTAGCCATGACAAATTACCTCTTATATTATTTTAGCAAAATTAAGATAATAATACAATAAAAAAAAAAGAACAATTAAGTTCTTTATTTATTAATATGCATTGTCATATTCTTCTTCAACACATTCAGTTAAAATAATTTTATATTTAGTACATATATTAAGATAAGTAGTTCCTTTTAAGGTTTCTTCATCTTCTATTTCATAATAGACTAATAAATTGATAATGTCTTCTTTCTTCCAACCCCAATTTTGTAGTGTTTTCATAAGTTGTTTTGGAGTTTTACTTTCAAATACTTTCCATTTAATCATAACAACACCTTTTTAATAAATTGTATTCTTCCTTGGTTAGTTCTCTTTTTTCAGGTGGTAATAAAGTTAAATGTTTTCTTGCCCAATCATTATATTCTGATAAAACATCAGTACAATAAAACATAGATATATCAACCATTTTCTTTTTAATTATCTCTAATGCTTTGAGTTTATCTAATTGACCTTCAGGGTTGCTTATCAAAGTCATTAACCAATGTGCTTCTTCTTCACTGATTTTAAGGTTTTCCCATTTTTCTAACTTTTTAAGTGCAGATTCAATGATTTGCATATTACTATCCCAAAATGGGGTTTCACAACTAAACATCTTTGCTAAGTTTTTTAATGCTTCTAATGGTGTTAATTCTTTAGTCATCAACTTCTACCTCTTTTTTAATGTATTGCAATTTTTCAACAAAACCTCTTAAGCAAGCACCTGCAAAAAGTAAAGGACATTTACAATGATTATTCAAGCAAGATGTTCCTTTTTCATTATGAAAAGCACAAATCTTATTCATTTCTTCTAAAGTCAAATCTTTAATTTTCTTTTTCATAATAATTCTAACTCTCCTTTGTCGTTCATCTTTGCTACATAGATAAGACCTTTATCAGTCCAGAGGGTAAGATAAACTTTTTCATACACTCTGTTATTTCTTATTTTGCCCCCAAATTGTTCCAACTTTCTTAAATACTTAATATCTTCAATAGAATAAATATAAGGATAGTATCCATCTTTGATAAAACAAACACAGCAATCACACAATTCCTCAATAGTGTCGGCTTGCTTAATGATTTCATACTCGTTAGTGTTCCACATTGGTATTAGTTCATTTCTCCTAACAAGATATTTTTCTCCACTTTTTGCTGCTTGCAATTCATAGATTTTGTCATCTTTCGTTCTAATGTATTTCATAATGTTTTCATTTGTAATCATAACAAGACCTCTTTCTTCTTTTTATCTAAAATGTCTTTTACATTTTGTCTAATCCAATATAAGACTTTTTGTTTATCTTGTTCATTGACAGAGATGATATCATATCCTAAATCTTCAATAAATGTAAACAATAAGTTTTCATAACATTTATTTACTAGTTCATCAAAAGATAAATTAGAATCTTTATTTTCTTCTATTGTTTCTTCACAATAAAAATTAAATTGTCTTAAATCAAATTCTTCTTCTCTTTTAACTATTGCTTTTATTAGCATACTAATTCCTCCAATTTTCACAATAAGCACAACAAAAAGGAACTTTAAAGGCATCAAAATTATCTCTTAACCAAACTACTAATGGTAATAATACAATTGAAGCAAACATTATAATCTCTAAAACCCAAATAAGCAAGGCTAAATAATAATGTGGAATTGATTTCATTATTGATTCTCTCCTTTATTAGCATTTATCCAACGCTCTAGTATTTGATTTTTTAAGTTATTATCTTTATCCTCACTGCTATGATAATTAAAAATACATAAACTTCCTGATTTTTCTTCCCTTGTATAACTCCTTGGGGTATAATAACTAGGATTTATTTTTGAACATTCCCATTTTCCACTTTTCATTTCTTTAGCATAAAATGGACAACATTCACATTTTGTATATTTTCTTTTCATCTAAATACTCCTTTACATAGTAACCAATCTTAAGAAACACATACCTATAATTCCAGAAGTAAGTGCACATGATATTATACAAAATAAAATTTTATTTGCTAATTCCATAGGTGTATTTTTAAGAAAAGCATCATCACCTAATAACTGCATCATTAAAGAAATATGAACAAATACAATAACAAACTCCACTAATAACCAACATAACATTTGAATAAATATAATCATATAGGTTTACCTTTTAATTTAAAATGTAATTTGTAACAAGGGTATTGTAAGGAACATATAAAGTATAATATTGTTCAAAGGAGTCACCAATCTTAGTATCATAAATACAAGGTTCATATTCACTTGTTTCAATAATATAAGTTTTTGAAGCATCAATTTTCCCTAATTTAACTCCCATATTAGTTTCATAATAATAAAAATAGTATTGGGTTTCTTTAATACTTCCACTCCCTAGTACAAATCTTCCTTCTACTTCAGATTCTCTACTAATAGATAAAATATTAGCCATCTTATAATTGTAACTTTCTTTCCATTGAGGAAATAAACATGCACTTGCAGTTAAACTAGCAGAACTTATAAAAGCAATTATTCCACTTATGATTGCAAATACTTCTACATTAGGATGATAATATTCAGATTTTTTAGCATAAATTATAAATCCAAATAAACAACCTAAAGATAAAACTAATACAATGATACTAATAATTAACCAAACTAACATATATTAATTACCTCCTATAAACTTCACATTGTTATTATAATTTTTATTGATTTCTCTTTTATCTTTGAGATAACCATTTAGCAAGTTCTTCCTTAGAAATTCCTAATAACATATATTTATTATCAATTTCTTTCTTTCTTCTAAGGTAAAGTTCTTTAGCATACTTACAAGCAATATTACAACATTCATTAAATGATTTATAGTTTTTACCTCCATTGTCATTTCTATGTATCATAATACTAGAAGTAAGAAAATTACAATCCCAAAGATATTCTTGGAAGAGTTCATCTAATTCTTTATTATATCTTCTTTTTAATTTTAATTTTTTAAACATAAAGTCACCTCTTAAAAGTATCCCCATGCTCCCATACTTGCACACATATCTTCAATAAGGGCTATACTAGGAAACATTTCTCTAATTAGTTTATGAGCAACACTATACATCTCTGCTTCTGCTTTTGCTTCCTCTTCTTTTCTAATAATATCCCAATAGACCACAGAGTTAACACTAACCCTTTTACCATTATCTAAAGTAATCCCAATAGTAGGCTTATAGTTGAGTCTTCTTTTCTTGACAATTTTAGTTAACTTTCTTTTAGACATTATTCAGTCACCACCTTTGTAGTACCAAAGAATTCTTCACACCAATCAATGGCCTCTTGTTTATGGTCAGTATCATACACAAAAGATTGACTACCAGAATCAAATCCCCAGCATCCTCTATAGATAGTAGAACGAGTAGCAACATAGCCAATGCAACTACCACTATCATTATATACTGATACAATATGAGCATCTTTAGTTATAAGGCAATCATTGCCTTCATGTGTTTCTGTTCTAGTATATATCATATTTAATTGTACCTCACATTATAAATTATAAATAGTTGTTAATTAGATGTCAAGATAGAATTTGACTTTGTTACCAATGCTATCAATATCACCAGATTTGATGTTAACTTCTTCTTCCTGCTTATCTGCTAAGTCTCCATACACAGCATTAATTGCTGCTTCATATTCTTGCAATAACCTTTCTTTAATAGTCATATAGTGTTTACCTTCTTTCTGATTTAATTATAAGGACATCTAAAAATATTGTCAATAAAAAAATCACACCAACTATTTGTCAATGTGATTTATATTAATAATTATTTAATTTTAATTACTTGCTGTAAGGATAGCCCATGCTTCATTATAAGATAAGCAAGCAACTATATCAGTATAAGTACTTCCACTATCTTTACTTTGTTGTAATTTTTGATATCCATCTTGAGTTGTTTGACCACTAACTTCTGTTACTTTAACATCTGATACTTTACTATTCCATGATGTTTTGTTTGCACTTGTAACATGGATATTAGAATCACTAATGTGAGATGTAACTGTAGCAAGTGAAGTACCACCATCTTTGATTAGTTTACCTGTAGTACCATCAAACAATGCAATATTACCATCAGTAGAACTTGAAGGTCCTTTAACATATTCTCCTAATGGTGGAATATCATCCAAAGTTGCAATAATTTTATCTGCAGTCCAACCAGATGTATTAGGTAATTTAACACCATAACCAGACAAAGTGCCTACTATCTTACCAGTAACACCTAGTACTACTTGTAAATTACCACTGCCACCACCTACTGAAATGATTCCTTTTCCACTCTCCTTAGATTGTAATTCTAAAGGCATTGTTGTTGATGCGGAATCACTTGCAATATAAATAGTATCTACAAAGGTTGCTGCATGTTTTTGACTAGAGCCTGATGCACCTATAAATGTTTTTAAACCATAAATGGTTTCATCACTTGGACTAGAACTTGTACCTAAATGAACTACTTTACTATTATCTGCTGCACCTAATCCAGTTAAATCACTAAGAGCAACTGCTGTAGTGCCATTAACATGTCCAAATGAATCTGTAGAGAATTTATAGAATCCACTAGTTTTAGTAGTAGCACCACTTGGAGTAGCATGGCTAATAGTTCTATTTGCTGATAAATCTCCACCACCAGTTAAACCACTACCAGCACTAATTGTAGTTGTCTTTAAGGCATAACTTGCTCCATCGCCTAATTCTTCCCAGTTAGGGTTTGGTGTAGAACTTGAAGTATTAGAACCTGTAATGTTTACATATTCTAAATTATTGTATAATACTACATCACCTTTTTTCCAAGTAGTGTGTCCACTAACTGTTGCACCACTTGTTCCTGTAGGGTTTGTAGTTGATGCACCCACAAATGTTAATGCTTGACTTAATCCTAAAGCATTCACTAAGTCACTAGAACTAATATTACTAGATAATCCTAATCCTGCAATTGTTCTAGTTGTAGGTACATAAGAACCAAAATCACTAATTTGAGATTCTGTAATACTGATGTCTTGGAAGGTAGCACTAATCTTACCATTAGTTTCAACTAAAGTGGCTAATGTTTTACCTGCACCAAATCCAGTAATATTACTAACATCTAAAGCATTAATAGCATTTGTGATACTACTAAGTGAAGCAATCTTATTTGTACTTGCATTATATGTACCATCAACTGCTATATTTGCAATTTTATTAGAAATAACAGAAGTGCTATTAACTTGAACATCATCAACTTTACCACCAAAGGTATCTACATAAGTTTTAACAGCAAGCAAACTGTTTTCATCTAATAGTTTTTTAACTGCCATATATTTTCTCCTTATTAAAATTCATACCTTTCAATAAATTTAGCATTGTTTTAAATTATAGTTTAACCAATCTAATTTTTCTTTAGTCTTAGTATTTATTCTCCAAAAATAATCTAAATCTAAAACATTTCCATGTACTGCATCTCCTCTTCCTTGTTTTTGTTTTACAAATTCACTTAGAGTCTTTGTCATGTAGTGATTTAGATATACTTGTTCATTGGAGTAATCTTCTTCAATATTTACTTTACTATGACATTCTTTACTTGAAGGCAAACATGATTTTAATATTGTTTCATGTTCATCACAAGCACCATAATGTACTGAATTAAAGTATACTTTATGAAGATGGCCTCTTATTATAGTCTTTCCTTGATTAGATTTTTTATTATTATTTATTTGTTTCTTAAATGCTTTATATACAGGAACACTAATATCTCTTTCTATCATATCATCATCACCATAAAGTTTCCACTTTATTCTTATTTGTTCAACATTATTAAAAGATGGATTGGATAGAAATTCTTTTATATTATTAACTCCTGTTAAAAATTCATCTATATCACAAAAGAAACACCAATCAAAAGTATTCTTATAAGTATCATAAAAATCTTTATATACTTTCTTTTGAAACCCTCTTCCAGATAAACCACTTATATTTTTTATTATTACTCTATCTTTATACTCTTTATCTATAAAATTACCAACATAAGGAGTTTCTTTATCATTATTATCAAATAGGTAAATAATATCAAACCCTAAATTAATATACCACTTTACCCAATCATTAACATAGAGATTTTCATTCTTTGCTAAAGCACACAAAACTACTTTCATTTATAAAACCCTCTTATAGAATAATCAATTTCAAACTTTTCTTTATCAAAAAAGTCTTTACATTCTTGTGTCCATTTTCCTTGAACAATAGCAAAAGGATATTTATTAGGAAGTTTACCATAATCAAAATCTAAATTAGTAGTGGCTATATTTCCAAAAGTATAACTAGAATTATCTCCTAGTTTTTCTGCTTCCCATGGGTCACAATCCACACTAAACAACTCAATAAGTTTTTCTTTGTTCCATAGTTGAGGTTGTAAAGAAGAGTGATATCTTCCAAGTGGATGCCTTATATTTAGAATGTCATTAAATTTTAAGTCTATAGGCTCAAATGGTCTTGGAGGCTCTAAATTAATAGCAATAAGTTTGTCATTAATGTAATTAACTAAGGTATCTAAGACTTTATAATTTACTTGTTTTCTTAAGAATGTATCATCCATCATAAGTAATACAATATCACTATCTATTTCTTGTAGAGTTTCTCTTATCCTTCTAGTATATTCATTTATAGGATATTCTTTACTTATAGTTTTATAATAAGGATTTATTAAAGTATCAGTACTATAAATAATCTCTGGATGATTAGGCCAATACTTTTCCATACAATAATGGAATGGCTCCCAAAGGTCTTTATTCTTATCACAAGACATCACTAAGATTTTATAATTCATTAGATAACCTCTTATTAAATGCTTCTACAATATGTTGTTTATTATTTAGTATATCTCTTCTATGTTCATTTGGAGTATCATTAACACATAGAATTTGAATACTTCTATCATTAATACATTTTATAATTTCTTGAGGAGTATTCTTACAACTCACATACTTAAAGGATATAGGGGAATCTTCTACAAGATTATTTAAATACAAATACACTAAATAAATATATTGATTGTGTTGTTTACTTGTTCTAAAGGCTCTTATTTTATCATAAATTTTATTTTTACATTTATCAAATACTATTTTACATTGTGATTTAATCATTGGAGAAATACTATGATAAGGTCTAAAATATTCTCTTTCCTTTAATTGTATATTTATATTAAATTCTTTTATAATGGTATTAGTATTATTCCAACATACTTTTCTAAATTGATTGGCCAAAATTAAAAATTTATTAAGTTCTTCTTTTTTAAACATTACTTTAATCTTACTACCATCTTCACTAAAGAAATCATTTGGTTGTAACTTACTAATAGGGTACATATCATCATTACCATATATAAAGTGTTCACTAAGACCTTCTATATTATGTATAAACATCTCAATAGTTGTGCTATTAAATGTAGGTAAGAACTCTTGAGGAATTATATCTTTATGTAATACTATATTAACTTTAGTATCTTCTCTTATAATACTTGGTAATTGTTCTATGTTAGATACAATGATGTGTATTTTTCTTATCCAAGGCATATTTGTTTTAATACATTGGATTAAAGTAGGAAGTAAACCAAAATCTTTAAACCTAGAGCCTTCTATGTTCTCAAGTTTATCATATAGTTTATTTTTATTACAATAATTTATGTAAGTTTGTTTCCAAACTTTTTCATTCCCATCAACAAAAGGAAACACATAATCTATATCAAACATAACAAGGTCCTTTCAATTTTATCAATAAATTTAGCAATAAAAAAGGGAGTTATTTCTAACTCCCTAAAGGTTCTTATTAATTAGATGGGCTAATTAGTTGCTACCTTCGTGGCTTGCAACTGCAACCACTTGGTTAGCACTAGCATTGGCTTCATCAACAATTCTACCTTCACATAAGAGGATGTCATTTAACATTTCTAATGCATATAAGGTTGAGAATCCTTGAGTTGAAGCACCATCTGGACCTTGTAATAAGGCTGTTGGAACAATTGGCATATATGGACCATAGACTGCTGAAGAAGTCATTAAGTCATCACCATGGTATCCACCAAAGAAGTGACCTTGTTCCATTTCTGGATGGACATAAACTTTGATACCATTGATTGAACCTGCAAAGTAAGGACCTGGTTTTTGTGATTGACCACTGTCTTTCCAGTTCTTCATTAAGCCAACAACTAATGGTAAGTCTGTAGCACCAACAATGTAGTTGATACCATATCTCTTAGTTCTGTCTCTAATAACCTTACTTAAAGCAAGTAAGGTTTCTGCAAATGCTTCATAGTGTTCTGATTTGGAAATACCAACTGGAACTCTCTTATTGAAGGTAACTGTTGCTTCACCTGTTCTTGCTGCATATTTACCAGCATTTCTTGCTAATAAACTTACAATTTCACTATCAATTTCAAATTCTAATTCTGAAACTGCTTGTGATTTGAGGGCTTCTTCAAGGTTGAATCCTGCTTCTTGTTTTGCCATGAAGGATGCAAATTGTGAGAAGAAGATTTTAACTCTTCTTGGTTTTGCAGTTAATGAGATTGAATCACTAACAACCTTGATGGTTGGGATTTCTTCTTGAGGAACTGTAACCATGTCATATTGATATGCAACTTTAATTACTGCACCTTCTGCTGGAGCACTTGCTAAGGTAACTGTACCTGCAACTGCATCAAAGGAAGCCACTGCAACTTCTGCACCATCAACTGTAACAACTGGTTTGTAACCTTCTGTTTTAATTAAGTTATGTTTCCATGTGAGTGAGAAGGTAACTGCTGTACCATCACCAGCAAAGGAATCAATAACAACTGGTGAAGTATAGTTAATTCTTGCTTCATCCATTTTGCCTAATGCCCATGGGTCATTGAAAGTTTGTTCTAATTCAACTCCACCTTTTTTAACACCTGCAACAAATTTGTAGTAGAATACAACACCTGTGAAGGATGGTAAAGGTTTAACTAACACTAAATCATGTGCAATTAAGTTTGGCATAGCAACTGTGGTGATATCAAGAGCAAATTTCTTGTATGGACCAACATTGCTCATTTGTGTACCTGAAGTAGGAGCATATTGTTCTGTTAAGAAGGTAGAAGTATTTGCTAAACATCTAGCAATAATATTCTTTTTATTAACAGATAATTCTGCACCATTGTTTGCTGCTTTATATGCTGCTTCAGAGACAACTAATCTTTTCTTAAAAGTTTCTTTTAAGTCTACATTTCTTGTAATCATAATTAATTTTAATCTCCTGTAAATAAATTTTCAAAATGTTTTGTTGACTATTTAATGGCCCCTGCAATTCTTAATAGATTTTCATCTACATAGTCATCATCATAAATCTCATTTTTATTTGATTTAGGATTAACAACTTGCTTGGACTCATTTACCTTGACTACAACATTCTTGTCAACTTTGAATGGTAATCTACTTAGATTGATTTCTTGTCCTTGGAGTCTATCACAAACCATATCTACATCTTTCAATGTATAGGATTCTTTAAGATTATTTTTAATGACTTGTGGGTCAACCCCTAACATCACTGCTTTAAGTTCAATATATTTATTTACTGAACTATTGGCTAATCTCTTGTATCCTTCTGCAATAGCCTTGGATTTTGAAATTTCTTCTGTTAACTCATTAACTTTATGTTTTGAGTCTTGCTTCTCTTTTAAAAGTTGTTCATTCAAATTATTAATAGTAACATCTTTAGAACTAACAGATTCTTGGAGTTTCTTAATTTCACCTTGTCTAGTAGAAATAGATTCTCTAAGTTGTTTAGTTGAGATTTTACTTTCTCTAAGTTGTTTTACTTCACCTTCAAGAGATTTAATCTTGTTTTCTTTTACTTTGAGTTCTTCCTCTAAAGTTGAAACACCTTTTTTATTACTCTCTTTAGATTCCTTGACTTGTCTTGTTAAGTTTACAATAATAGATTTATGTCTATCATTCTCACCTTTAAGTTTACTAACCTCTGCATCACTGACTGCTAATTGCTCTTGGAGTGTCTTAACTTTTTGTTCAAGTTCTGCTGATTTCATGAGTGCTTCTTGGAAACTTTTGATTAATGCATCTGACCCATCATTATTGGCTTCTTTTGTTTCATCAAGTGTCTTCTTAGGAGATTCACTCTCTGTCTCTTTATTCACTTCCTCATTAAGAGGATTTGAATCATCTTTTGGTTCCTCTAAGTTTAATCCTAGAGTTTGTAATGTTTCTTCCATTACTTTTTTATCTTCTGGATTGGCTTTATCTAATTCTTCAACCAATGCCTTCTTTAAATTTAGCATATTATTTTTAGATTCTTTATCTAAAGATTCATTGACATAGTTCACTCTTGCTTTTTCAACTGCTGGGACAATTACAAAGTCCCAAGTTTCACAATCATATGTACTTGGGTCTACTTCTTCTCCATCACCATTATCAATGATATCTCCTGTACCTCTACTAGAAACACCAATAGTAGTACCATAATCACATAATACTTTTAATAATTGACCATTCTTTGTAGGTAAGATATCAAATACTCCATAAAGTAATCCATCTTCACCAATCTTAGGAGTTTCTGCTAAACAAGAGCATATTTTCTCCATATCAACTTCTGTTCTATCTTCTGGATGTCCTAGTTCTTGGAACAAACATCTATTATTAATCTTCTCTTGCATTAGAGGGTCATTGAAAACATTTTCCCACAATTCTCTAGAATACATTCTTCCATTTCTTGTAGGGGCTTTAGTATCAGCAATAGGACCAACTAATCTACCAAGGATTCCTCTTTTCTCCATCTCTTCTTTAGATAAAGGAGTATAAGTGAATTGTTTGCCTTTAAAACTTTCTAACATTTAAATTCTCCTCTAATGTAAAATTACTTGAATAATTCCATTCTCATCTAATTTAGCACTATATTTTAACATTTATTTATAATTAAATAACATTTCCTTGTGAATCTCTTCTACCATTAATATATTCAAATACAAGTAAATCTGCTTTGATTAATCTTAATAATTTAAGTGCACTGGTTAAATCAAAATCCTTATAATAACCATCTAACACTCTAGCAACTTCTTCTGCTCTTACATGTTTAAAGAATAAAGTTTTATTAGATTCTTCTACATGTTTTGAAAAAAGTGCTACTTGAAGAGCAAATGCATGAAGAGTAGTAATGATATCTTCACTACTTAATTCTTCCTTTACAATGTTCTTATAAAGATTAGATTTCTTTTCATTATGATTTTTTCTAATCCTTTCATAGAACTTAGTAACATCTAATTGTCTATGCTCATTAATAAACTTTAAAACATCAATAGATTGTGATAGAGGTTTACCAATACATAATCTAATTTGTTCACTTGCTCCTTCAATACCTTGAGAAGCCATGTTTGTAAGTATAAGTATTAAATCATTTGATTGTAACATAATTATTTATTTTCCTTTCATTAAGCAATCATAAGGATACAAAGACTACTAACAATAACAATGCTTGTAATAATCTTCATAATCCTTTTGATTTTATTTCTTTTAATATGTTTAATTGCTAATTCTTCATTACCATAATAGTAATCTAATAATTTATTCATATAAGTATAACCTTTCATATCTTATTTTTTATTATTGATTTTGAGTTAAATCTAATTGAAGTTCATTAGGGTTTGGAAGGTAAGAATCTTCTTCACTAGGACTTGAGGCTACCATAGTTTCTTCTCCTTCTGGTGTTTCTTCTTCTTGAGAAGGTTCTTCCATAGGAACTTCACTTGGCTCTCCACCTAATCTTAATTCACTATCCATTGAAGATGATTCTTCTTCATCACCATCAATTTCTTTTTCTTTTTTAGGTTTCTTCTCTTCATTCTTGGCTTCTTCCATATTATCAATATGTTCTTGAAGCAACTCAATAACTTCTGAATTGGAAATGGATTGTGCTAATAAAGATTTAACAATCTTGGCTTTAATGATATCATCATCAACAACACCATTAACAAGATTCATTACATCTTGGTTAACTCCCATTCTATTTCTCATGTTCTCTCTTCTATCTAACTCTTCTTGAGTGATAGGAGTTTGCATTTTAATAGTAAATTTATTGATGTAACTCTTCAATCCTTTATCCCATAATAGGATGTTAATTAAATTAGTTATTAATTGACAATAGGTTTTTTGAATTGATTTAATGGCTTTACCATATCTACTAGAGATAATTGTTAAGGATGCTCCACCATTAAATCCAGCACCATCATCAGTTAAATTGAAGAATTGTTTTGGAACTCTAAATGCTCCATACATTTTATTTTGGAAGTAATCTAAGTCTGTTAATTGTTTTGGGTCATAGTCACCACCAATATTTGCTGCTGTAATTGCTCCTTTACCTTCATGGGTAGGAATATATACTGCATTTTCAATTGGTCCTGGGTTAGTATATTCAGTCATACCTTGACCAACTTTGAATGCACTCTTTTGTTCAATGTTTTGTTTAATTCTTGAAACAGTTGACATTGCTTTTTCTTTTGGCATATCACCTACTTCAACATTTATTACTCTAACAATAGCACTTCTTGTTAATCTGCTTAACATGATAGAATTTTCTAATAAACTTAATTCTCTCCAAATTTTAAATTGTGAATATAAGAGAGATTGGCCTCTATTAACTTTATAAGATATTGCACCTTCACCACTCTCATAGGCTTTATCATCTTTAAAGATTTGTACTTGTTCTGGGTTTCTAGATGTATTTGAGTTTAAGGTTGCATGAACAAAATCAGTAGCACTATAAACTGTAACATCATGGCTCTTCATCTTATAAGAAACATAAGGATTTACAATTTGTGAAAAAGTATCATAATTGTTTTGAACTGCTACTGGGGCTTTAATGTAACCTCTTGTAGTTCCTAATTTAGTAAGGTCAAACATCTCTGCTGGATTATCTACTTTTTCAGCATAGTGAACAAAATGGTCATTAGGAGAATGTACATTTACTTTAACATCTTCATCTAACTTTTCTTTCTCTTCATCTATATCTGGATTATATGCTTCATTAAGAGTTCTTTCATAATCTTCTCTTTCTTCTTTTGAATTATCAAAAATATCTTCTTCTTCATAGTCACTTTGTCTATATAATCTTAAATATAAATCACCATATTTAATTAATGACCTTACCCATTCTTCACTATTCTCATCTACTTTTAATGATGCTAATAAATAATTAATGAATTTTAAAACATCATCATCACTAGATTCACACCAAACAACTAAACCATTTTCATTAGTTTCTATAGTGTCTTCTGTATATGTATCTAAGATTGCTCTAATTCTTTCATCTGTAGCCATTAAGTCAATAAGTGCATACATTTGTTCTCTAGTTTGAGCAACTCCTATAAATTGTTCAAGTTCACTTAAATCTGCACTATGACTATATTGATTTTCATCTTGGTCATCAATTAATCTATTGATAAGTTCATCTTCTAAATCAACACCAATTTCTGGTTCTTCCACTGGAACTGGTACTATCTTTTTACCTAATAAATCTTGATTGTTTTTAATTTCTGGCATGAGTTATTCTCCTTCCATTTTTGTCAATAAATTTAGCAAGTTACATTACAAAGAAGTCATCTTTGTCATCATCTTTTTCTTTATTTGTATTTATGCCATTGGCCATCAACAATGCTTGTCTTAGTTCATCTTCATAATTTACAACTAATTGTTTCTTTTCTTGTTGAGCCTCATATATTTCATCTTTATTAATATCTACAAGTAAGTCTAAGTTTTCACCATAGTCATAAGCATACTCTTCTGCATATCCACTTGCTGTATACACTGCTCCACAAAGAGCATCAGCCTGGTCTTTGCTTCCTTTAGGTGGGTGGTCCACCTTACCTATATTATTATCTTTTTCTAATTGAACTAATTCATTATAGAGAAGTTCTGTTTTATATAGTCTTATTCTTTCTTCATAAATAGTGTTCTTTAAGTATTCATAAGGTTTACATATACCAACATGTTCACCTGGAATTTGTTCAACTCTATCTACTGATAAGATAGAACATTCAAAGCCATCACTTTTTAAATCTTGATGCAAGTTAGCACTTTGATAAGTATCACTTGTAATATGTTTAATCTTAAAGTTTTGTTCTTTCAACCATCTTATAAAGTTTCTATTCTTAGCAAAACTAATTTGTCTTCCATGAGGTGCTTTAACTGAGAATGAGAATGCTGGTTGGAACCACAAGTCTTTCCCTGGATTTCCATCACTTGTTGGTTTCTTACCAATAATCCACACACCTGCAATACCTGTCTTATCTCCAGTTAAGGACATATCTAGATGGATGAAGAGTGGTCTATTCTTTAATTCTTTTGGAATCTTTTCCATATTGAAGAAATCTTTATATTCCACTTTGTCTTCTATAGCATCCCCAACTTCAATAATATCAGGCATAGGATTTTCAAACTTATCACTAACAACACTCACTAGTCTTGCTGCACTAATAAATTTGTTAGAAGAGAAACTAGATATACCAGCAAAGTCACATAACATTCTATTTAAATCTTTAAGAGCATTCTCTTTAAAGTCAATAGGAACTTCTATAATCTCATATCCTTGTTCTTTATATGTCTTAAGGTCTGCACCATCAGGAATAACCTTTGTTTCTTTATACTTATCTCCAAGGCCAATATAGAATATTTCACTACTATATGTTCCTTTAGGTTTAACTTCCCATACTGGTTTATCTACAACATAAGTATTATTAGAACTAGTTTCACTTAATAATCTAATATAAGATTCCATAAAGGATTGTTCACTTCTCTTAGATGATGCAACAACAAGTAATGTTGGATTCTTACCATTATGAATAAATCTTGTCTTCATACCACCAATAGCAGTATCTATCATATCCATTGCTTTTTCTTTTTGTTTTTGAATATCTTGATTCTTAAGGAATGAAATTTCATCAAAGAAAGCAAAAAAGATAGGTCTACCAATTAAATCATCACTTTGAGAACCTATAATAAGTTCAATAGGGTCAGGTGGTAGCCAAAAGTCTTTATTATTTCTTCTAGTCAATGTTCCCTTAGGCATAAACCATGGAGACATTTGAATAGTCTTTTGGAATTTATCTGTAGCAATAGCCTCTGCTAAATCTAACTTAATATTCATAAAAGCAAAAGCAATTTTTTCTGTAAGTTTTAGATGATAATACTCAAGTGGATTCTTAAGACACATAACTCTATACATTAAGTATGAGCATATAGCACCACAAGCAACTTCTGATTTACCAAGACCTCTAGCACCACTTTCTAATAGTGTATCATAATCTGTATCTAGATTGTTAGGAAATATCTTCTTAAGAGTGTTCATCCAAAAAGGATAAACCTTGGATTTACCTTTAGCATCTTTCCAAGCCAAACCAAGATAGTTATCATTAGTAAGGAATGTTTCAATATCTACTGGTATCTCTTTATAATCTCTATATAATAATTCTTGAAGAGTATCACTAGTACCTTTATTTGATAAGTCATTTAAAATAGAAAGAGCAATTTGTCTTTCTTCTTCACTTAAAGTATTTAATAATTCTATATTGTTCATTAGTTAAGAAATTTTCTCCACTATGGTTTTTCGCTAATTATGCTTTCACTTAATTTAGCACAACCTATTTTTTTAATCTTTTAATTATAAGAATATTTTTTGCAAGGTTGTTGCAAGGTTATATTATATTTTGATATACCATTAACCAAATCTTTATTTCACCTAATAGATTATTATCTATACTATCATAGGTATCATATAGTTTATCTTCTAATTCTCTAACCATAGGATTGTTTTTTATTTTAGGTAAAAGGTATTTTGCTATCTCTATACATTTATTATATTGCATGTGATAGTAAGCATCTTCATAGTTATAATAAGTATATAAGTTTTCCATATTCATTTAATTTAGCAAAATAAAAAGAGGTGTACTTAGTAGACCTCTAGTAGGGATATCTTCCCTTTAAATTAAATTATTTAATTGTATTGGCAAATGAGATTGATTGGTCAATGAAGGCCCTTAATTGGTCAATAAATGAATCTAAGTTGATTCCTGCTGCTTTACATCCTTCTTTAACACTTTCAATAACCATAGTCTTTTTGTCTGCTCCACTGGCTCCTGTTTCTTCTGCTTTACTCATAGCAGTTCTAGCAATTTCCATAATGAAGTTCCAATTTTCTTGTGCTGTCTTTTCTTTTCTAGATTTAATTAAAACTTTAATAGCAAAGAAGGCACTAACTCCTGTTCCAATTAATCCTGCTAAGGCTCCAATTAATGCAATAATTGATTGTACTGTGTCTAACATAATCTTCTACATTCCTTTCTTTATTTAATTATTTTCTAATAAGATTTGACTTCCTTTTTTCTTAGTTGTTCTAAAACTTTTTTTCTTTTTTGATGATTTAATATATTCTTCTTCACCTGGAAGTAAATCAAATTTTTTCATGCAATCTTCTACAAATGAGTTACCATCTAAAGCAAGATAGTCTCTATACATATGATGAACATTTTCAAAATCATATCTTGTGTGGAATCCTTTTTCTTGACATTTATAATATGCACTAAGGATTCTATCTCTTAAAGTATCTTGTGTACCATCTTCAACTTTGGCCAATCTACCATCAATAGTTGTTATCTTTTCATCTAGAGTTCCTATTTGATTTTCTAGAGGAGCAACACTTTGAGCATTCTCTTCTTTGATAATGATTCTAAGTTCATTTAGATATTTATCATGTTGAAGTCTAGCAATCTCTTCTTCTCTTTCATCCTCTAATTTATTTTTCTTTTCTGCTTTATGTTTCATTCTTGTTTGAATGTAAGCAGTTAATCCAATAGCACCAAAAAGAGTACCTAAGATACCTATTACTGTACTAAATATTGTTAACCATTCTGGCATAGATATAATACTCCTCTTTGTGTCCTTCTCACATAATTTAGCATCATTCTACTAAGAATAATTTTCTCTTAGGAACAATTGTTTTAATTATAGTTGTATCATCATCATTTATATGTTCTAATTTAATTTCATAATAATAAGTTCCTGGCAATAAATATTCAGTATCTTTACTATCTAATCTTAAAACAATATCTCCATATTCATTTAAATCTTCAATAGTGTATACTTTTTTAATTATAGCATGTTCAAAAGGTTGATGGGCTTCCATTATGCCAACATAAATAGTGTCTTTATCAGTAAATGGATATCTTACTGGATATATTTTGCTTCCACCAATATTAATAAATAATGGAGCATTAAAAGTATCTCCTCTATTTATTGTAATTATTTGATTTGGAGAAATATTTACATTGATATATTCACCTAAAATTATATTTTTCTTTATCATAATTCATCTTCCTCCTCATTAGGAACTAGTTCTTTATTCTGATTATTTCCAAACTTTAAATCTAATTTTAATTGATTAGGGTCTTCTTCATTATTATTATTATCTATGTCTTTCTTTTGAAATCTATATTGATTTCCTTTTGTCCATTTACCTTGAGTATCTTTACCTTGTAAACTCTTATTAATAACTTTATTGATAGTGTCTTGGTCACTTAGTAATAATCCATTATCATTAGGGTCATCAAACAAGGACATTTGAATGGCTTTATTATAAGGAACTCCATATACTTGTGGAAAAATATAATCTGCATAATTTCTTTCCATGTTTTCCTTACACCACTTAACATAATTGTTTATTACACTAGCAACTTTCATCATCCAATCTAAATTACTAATAACAAGATTTACATGTTTACATGCTGAACCTTTTGTATCTTGGTCATTAGCCCCTGCTGCACCTCTACCTCCATCTTCTGGTCCTGGCAATGGTCTCATATTGGTATATTGGTCTGGTATTGCACTTGAATATTTATTTCTTGCTGCCCAATACTTGAACCTATATATAAAATCTGGACAGTTGCATGAAACATAAACATCTCCAGTATTGAAAACTTTAAGTAATGCTCTCAATACACATTTAAATTCTAATTTATTGTTATTTCCTTGAACTTCTCTTCTAAGTTCTGCTAAAATACCTTCAAAGAGAATAATAACTTCATAATTATCTGTTTCACCATTAACTTTAATAACAAATTCTAAAACATCACCTTTCCAAAAGGCATCCATATCAATATTATTATAATCTCTGACACTATTGGCCACTTGGGAATAATTTCTTCTTTCCCATCTATTCTTTCCTCTCGCTTGATTCTTCTTAGAATATTCTGCACCAGATTTAGATTTATTGATAAGTTCTTGTCTAGTTTTTTCTAATAATTGTAATCTATTATATTGCATTTATCATCCTCTAAGTTTATCAATAAATTTAGCATAAAAACTACTTTATTAAAATAAAAAGAGTCAATATAATGACTCTATTATGAGTTAAGGATATCTAATGTTTCTTGATAAGGCATTGTGCTAACATCAAGTTCCTTTAATTCAGAACCATCAAATTGAATAGTGTTTCCATCTTTATCAATTATTAATAATTTGTTAGGAAGTTTTTTAATAATAACTTCTATTAATCTGTTTAAATTGTCTACTAAAACTTTGGAGGTTTCATTTTCCACCCCATTGTATTCTATATTTACAACAATATCATTTAATTCACTATACACATAATCCATAAAATTATATCTCCTTTTTATTAATGTTTATATATTTTAATTTAATCCTATAAATCTAATAATACCATATGGTGTAATTCCTGATTGAAGTAATTTTTCTGCAAATTCAGTATTGAATTTAATTGATATATAGCATACCTCATCTTGAGCAACTCTCAATACACCTCTTACAGTCATTGAATTCCCTAAAGAATCGTATGCTGCATTACAAATAAATCTATTACCCTGGGATGGATACCCCTCTTTAACATATGGAATAATAACACAAGTTGTATTAAACATAATAATGCATAATCCTGTATTTGATATTTGTGCAAATTCTTGCTGACTTATTTCTTTACTAAAGGAAGCCACTGCCTCTTGAGAACCCTCTGTATCTATATACACACTAATTGTTCCCAAATTAATAATATCACCTAAAGTAATAGGTAAGTTGCCTTTAATAATATTGTTATTACTATCCAAACCTAAGAAATTTCCTGAAGATATTGTCCCACTTGTTGGACTAGATAATTTAGTGCTACCGGTGACTTCTAAACTACCTTGAATCTTTTTATCTGCCATAATTTAATACCTCTTTATTATACAAACATCTCAGTAGAACCAGATGCATAGACATCAGTTTCATATGCTAAGTTTCTATCTACTGTGATTGTTTTTCTATCTGACTTAGTTCCAGTAACCCCTAAATGGATATGAATGTTTTGTACATAATTTGAAGATGAAGCAGTTCCATTTCCAATAAGATAAAGTAATATACACCCATTATCAAGAATATTATATTGATAATAATCCATAGAAGATGAAGCATTTCCAAAAGTATTGTGTTCACAACTATTTCCAAAAGTATTGTGTTCACAATTATTTCCAAAAGTATTGTATTGACAACTATTTCCAAAAGTATTATCTGCACAAGTATTTCCAAGAGTATTATTTTGACAATTATTTCCAAAGACATTGTGGTAGCAACTATTTCCAAGAGTATTATTTTGACAATTATTTCCAAATATATTGGAGTAGCAAGTAAATAAGTTTATAGTTGAATAAAAAACATTAAAATTAAGTTGTTGTTTGTTTGAATAAATATATTCTTTAATTAAGTTATCATAACAAATTTTACTTAATCCTAATATAGAAGCATCATTAATTGTTGAACTTTGTGTATAACTAAAAGTATAAGCATTAGTATATTTTCCTGATTTTGTAAACAAAATATTTTTAAAGTCATATGGAATATCATTATTAAATTCATCAATCATTCTATAAATGACACCTTTACCATTTGTGGAATCAGCCCAAGCAAATCTATTAGTATTATTATCTAAAGAATACCAAAGTTTCCATGATTCTAGTTTGTTATTTGCAAAATAAGTATCACCACTATGTAAAATAGCACTTGCATTTTCATTTAATTTATTTGTAGAGTCTGCTCTCACAATAATGTCAAAAACATGACCAGCACTAGATGTATTAGTTGTTGTTGTAGTACAAGTATAATCAGTAATTCTATAAAATCTACCTGGAATTAATTGGGAATTGTCTCTTAAAGATTTTAAATTAGAATAGGTAGTTTCTATTAAATTTGGTTTACTATCAACATATTCTTTTGTAACTACTGATTTATTAGTAGAACCTATTAAGCCAACTTCTGCATGTCCATCTTGATAGACTTCAAAAGCATTACTTCTTCCTTCTACTGAATCTGCTGTACCATTACCAACAATGAACAAACTATTTGTAGCATCTTTATTGAATTTACCTACAACGGTTTGAGCCTCTAATTTTGCATTTGTGTTAAGACCTGATGCATGAGATGCTGTTCCACTTGCAATAGTATTAGCACCCTCTGCATGTGAATAATCACCACTTGCTACAGTAATAGCCCCTTCTGTGTGAGAATAATTCCCAGAAGCAGTTGTACTATATCCTGAACTAAATGAATGGGCACCACTACATGTAGTGTCTATTTGCTTTAAAGAACCAATACCAGTGCCATTTAGCATATTTGTTGCATTTGATTTAGTTGATACTTTTGTATCTACATAACCTTTAATTGCCACACTAAAAGTGGTATCTCCCATGGCACCAATCTCAACATGACCATCATTATAAACAGTCATAGCATTACTTCTAGCATTATCGGCTGTACCATTACCAATTTCAAATAAAGCATTATATATATCAGAATTGTATTGACCTGCAATAAACCTAGGAATAAGACTAGAGGTGTTTTTGTTATAATTACCAATAACAAAAGAGTTATTACCTTGATTATTATTCCATCTTCCTGCTACAAAAGAGACTTCTCCATTATTAATATTATTGTATCCTGCAACAAAAGAGTAAGGACCAGAGTTTGTATTATTTACACCCTCAGCATGAGAATAATTACCAGATACATAGTTACGAAGACCTTCAACATGTGAACCAGCACCTGTAACTAAGTTATTATATCCTTCGGCATGTGAACCTGAACCAGCAACGAAAGTTCCTGGGTCTGGTGAAGGGTCATCTCCTCCACCTCCACCTCCAGAGGATTGATTAGCACCTTGGGAAGAGTCTGCAGTGTATGAACCAATTTTGTTTCCTACACCTTCTGCATGGGAGGCTTCTCCTGTTTTTGTTCCACTAGTATAACTACCTGCAATTGTTCCATGACCTTCTGCATGAGAGTCATCACCAATTGCTTGAGTATTATTACCTTCACTATGTGATTGTGTACCAAAAGCAACTGTAGTTGCACCTTCTGCATGAGAACCATCACCAAGAGTAACTGAACAATAACCCTCTGCATGTGATTCTTCACCTTTAGCAATGGATTTATTACCATTTGCAAATGATGCTGTGCCTAAAGCCATTGTATCTTTATTTAATGCAATAGATTGACTTGCACTAGCACCTGTATTAATAGTAGTAGATAATGAACTATCTAAGGATTCTGCATTTGCATTTCTACCTGTAAAGTTAACTGTAGCATTTGCCATCTTCTCTTGAATAGCATTAGTTCCTGAACCATTTTCTATATTAGTAGCATTTGATTTTGAATCTAGAGAAGTATAAACAGCACCAGAAGTAACTAAATCACCACTTCCACTTGTAACACTTGTAGTAAAGTCTTTTGCTGCAGAAGTTCCTAAAGTTGGTTTATTTAATATTTGAGTAGGACCAGAAGAAGCACTCCAATCTGATTGAACTCCAGTATATAAACAAATCTTACCATTTTTAAATATATAGATAGGGTGATGTTCATATAATTCAATACTTGAAGTACTATATGCTTTACCTAAATATACATATGCTTTACCATCATCTGTTGTTGGTAATACTTGAGCAATAGGGTGTTTTGGTGAACCAGTATAATCTGGGGTTAAAGTACCATCTGTATTGATGACACATCTCATATAAACTGGCCCATTACTAACTAATGTACTACCTGTATTAAATGTATATCGTAAGTCTATAGCATATTGGTCCCATAATCCTGTGGCTCCAAAGTTAGCATCATTAGCAATAGCACCAGAAGTAGAATAATATTTAATTACACCACCAGGAATATATTTAAAATTAACTGTTGTTTTAGTTGTACCTGTAGCAATAGAAGTTGCTGCACCACTTAAACCACCATCAACTTCAAAAAGTAATGTACGTCTATTCATTGTATAGCCAGTTTTATTTGCCCAAACTGTTGAATTAGTTCTTAATTGATAACCAATAGTATTAGTTCCTGTATTATCATAAGCATATTGCATTACCCAATGGTCATTTGTAGCATCATAAACTAATGTAACATAGTTATTTGCAACAATGTGAGTAGTAACTGCAGTTGATGTTCTATAATAAATTGCTTTTGCACCTAAATTATTAACATTTAATGTTGCACCTTCTGCAGTGGCTGCATGAAACTTAACATTAATTATCATTCCATCAACTAAAACATCTACACCTGGAATAGTTACTATAAATGCATTTGCTGTTGCAGAAGATGTAGTATAGAACATTGCGTTAACATCATCTACAGGTAAAGTAATATCATAATTATTAGAATCTATAGTTAAATGGTCAATTTTATCTGCCATAAATTAGTTCTCCTCTTCTAATTTCATATATTTTGTAGTCTTTGTAACACTACCACTTGTAATACCACTTACTGCACTTGCTGTTTGATTACTACCATCTGATGTTGTAGCACTTGAACCAGTAAATGTTGATTTCATATATCTAGTAGTAGAAGATACTGCACTTCCACCTGATATAGCACTAATATAAGGAGTATCTGTGCTTACACCAGTATTAAAGTTCATTGATGGTGCAGTACCATCTGTTAATGATACACTTGTAGTTTTATCATAAGTATGTGTATGAGCATTTGGTGAAACATCTTCTGTACTTAATGTACCTAATGAAGCACCAGTATGATTATGAGTTGCACTTTCAATATAAGTAATTCTTCCTGTTCCTGTAGTTGAGTTTGCTGTTAATGAAATAGAACCTCCAGAAGTAACTGAATGTGTATGTGAACCTGGAGCAACACTACTTGTATTTGGTGTACCTAAAGAAGCAGGTGTAAGTGTAACTGTACCTGTTCCACTTGATGAAGCAGATGTGTGAGTATGATGTAAATATTTTGTTGTATGTGTTGCACTTCCACCATCAAAATTTGGATATCCAGTAACGAATGTAGTTGTTCCACTTAATGATGCCTCTGTATGAGAGTGACTTAAGGTTAATATTCTTCTATATGAACTACCTGTTCCTGAAGTTGTTCTAGTACCTGTAAAACTACCAGAACCACCATTTATAGATACTGTTCCTGTACTAGCAGTTCCTAAAGATGCTGGAGTATGTGAAGCACTAGCAATATAAGCAATATCTCCAGTTCCTTGAGTATCAACACTAGTTAAAGAACCAGAACCTGCTGTAACTCCTGTAACAAATGTTTTAGTTCCACCTAAAGAACCTCCACTAAAGTTTGGATAACTTGTAACTGCATTTATATTAGTTCCACTATTACTGCCACTTGTAACTTCACTACCATTAAAAGAAGCACTTAAGTATTTTGTTGTAGGTGTAAAGGAACCACTTCCTCCACTAAAATTAGGTATTCCAGTAATTGCTGTAACTTTTGTACCACTATTTGCTCCAGATGGGGTTGATGTATGATTTGGTGTAGCCCCACTTTTTGGAGTTGTACCAGCATTAAATTTCATATATTTGGTAGTTGGAGACACTGCACTTCCACCAGAAATTGATTCTACATAAGTAGGGCCATCTGTTGAAGTTGTACTACTTGATAATGAAACAGAACCCTTTGCTGTAACAGTATGAGTATGAGTTGATTTTGAAACTGTATTACTACCACTTGATGAAGCACTTGTATAAGAAATATCTTCTAAGAATTTAATTCCATCTGAAGAAGTACCAGTGTTTACTAATGTATATAAACTACTTGTAAAAGTAATAGTTGTATCATCTTGTTTTGTAATTGTCAATGTATTACCACTTACACTAGCATTTTTAATATAAGCACTATTAATTGTATCTAAAATGACTTTATCTGTACAAGACATTAAACCATCTTCAGTTGTGGTTACTAATTTATCAGGAGTAATGTAAACATTATTTTCATCATATATTAAAGTTTCACCATCAATAGTGACAGTTCCTGTAGACACTAATGTTTCATAGTCTTCATTACTTAAATATATAACATTTTTTAAATTAGCCATTTAAATTATCCTCTCTTAATTTAGCATCTTTTTCTCAACTGACTAGTTTATTTATCATATATTTATTTAATAGTGTTTTTTTACTATATGGATAATATTTATTTGGGAAAGTTGCTTTAAATTCTTCTATTGTTGTTGGTTCATTTCCTGCTCCATACCAATCTGTTAGGTCAATTACTTGAGCACTATCAATTGTAATATATCCAGACCAACTATTTACTTTGCCATATACATAAACACCAATACCATTACCAGATTTCCAAGAAGAACCAGAAGAACATGTTAATATCTTTTCATAATTAATATTAAGTGGAGGTTGCACTTTATTGTAAATTCTTTCAACCCATTGATTATTTGAAGTTCCTGCAATAATAGTTAATTCGAAATTTGTTGTCCAAATAGAAGAACAATCAAGATTTGTTAAATCGATATTTTTAATTCTAAATAAATATTTATGACCTTCTATATAAGTAATACTGCTATTGGTTCCAACAGAAGAATAAGCCTTCCAGCCAGATATTGTTAATTTCATTTTACCATTATCGTTAGAAATTGTTCCTTCTCCCACTCTTTGCCAATCAGTAGTTCCATTTGAAAAATCTCCATTTTTACATAACTGATTATATCCATAACTAGGTAATGCTTCTATTTGATATCTAGTTAATTTAATAGGTGTTGGACAGAAACCATAATATTCTTTAGTAAATTTTTCTTTAAATTCTTGAACTGTGGTAGGTTCTTTGCCTTCACCAAACCATTCTGTGAGGTCTATACAATTTATAATTGCTTGATAAGAATCTCCCTCTTGATACCCTTGAGATGATGGATTATTTGGGCCTACATACCAAGAATTAGTATCACTCCACGGACCAGTAATTTTTTCACTTGTTGTCCATGTATTTATTTCTGATATATTAATATTACTTAATCCTCCTCTCACATAAAATCTTCCTATTCTAGGTGCTTTTATAGAGATTCTATAATAATATTTGTGATTTGATATAGGTGCTTGAGAGATATTTAATATCACATTTGTATAAGCAGTTGATGAGATAGTTGAGCCAAAAGTATAAGTATAAATAATTCTATTATTTTCAACACTCTCTGTAATAGTTCCATTGCCCACATAACCACCTGAATAATGTGAAGGAGTAAAAATCTGATTATATCCATAATAAATATCACTACTACCACCAGAAATTTTACAAGAAATAGTATCATTTACATTATTTCCTTTTGTAAATTTACCACTTCCAGAATTAGTATATAATGTTCTTCCTACTAAATCATACATTCCTATTACATTATCTGATTTTCTATAACATGGAACTAAGTTTCTATATAATATATTATTACGCCATACTTTTAAATAATACACACGCATTCCACTATGCACATTTCCTGACCTCAAAGCAAATAAACAAACTGAGGCAGAAGCAGATGTAAGTGATGCTGTTTGAGTTCCTGTATAAGAATCTCCATCTGTAAGATTTATTAATTTACTAGTACCTTCATTAGTGCCAAAGTATGATGCATAGTTTAAATATAATCTATTGGCCAAGCGATAGTTTGAAACTGATAAGTTATGGTTTGATATTCCCATTGATAATGTAGCAGAAGCACCTGACATACCAAAATAAATAGTTGATGAACTTACTCTACTTCCCATAACATAGTTAGAGCCTGAAGCAGAGATATCCATCCATTTTAATTCATAAGCCCATTCTGCTCCATCATTAGGTACAAAATTTAAATTTAAATATTGAGAACCACTATTTTGTATATACTCTAATTGCTGATATTCACTAGGTAGTTTAGTAGTGGGGATTTGTCCTGCTTTATCATCAATAGTAATTTCTTCACCTGTGGCAATAAGAGGAAAATATTTATTATATTTATTTAATTGTACTGTTGTTAAATTTTCTAAATCTGTATTTGTTAAATCTAATATAAAATAAGCATCTATAGTCATTGAATCAAAAATTTCAGTCCAAGAATAATATATTCCAATACCATTAAAGGTCTCTATATTTCTAGTTGAAGTAAATGCTAATCCATACCAACTATTTCCTAGTGAAACTAATTGACCAGCATTATAACTTTGACTACCTGTTTGACCAAATGCTGGATTGTATGAACTTAAATCATGTGTAGGACAATGAATAGCATAAAAATATCTATTGCCACTAACTATAGGACAAATAATATTAGTACCACTATTCATATTACCAAAATAATTATTCTTAAGCCCTACCCAAGTATATGAAGAGCCTTTAGTAATATGTGTTTGGTCTCCTGCTAAACTCTTTACTTTAATAGGTTTACCATATCTTACTCGCATAGTAAACCTCCATTAAATATATCTTTTTATTTGAGGAGCATCTATAGTATAATCTCCTTCACATTTCCAACATCCTGTAACTGATACACTTACTCCAGAATCTAAATAAATATTTGCAGATTGTGATTCATCATAGATTAGTACTTTTATTAAACCTTCAGAATATTGTGAAGATAATGTTGAAGCATTATATAAAACTGGATGATAATTAGCCTTAACATTTCCATTTAAACTAAGTGCTACTCCAGAAGAATTTCCTGATAATGGTATTTTAATTGCTATTTTCATTCCATTAGTAGGATTTGTTATGCCATCAACACCTGAAACATACCACCTTACTGATTTTTGAGAACCTGAAGTAGTGCTTCCTGCTACTGAAGAAGCATTCATGATTGTATGTACAGAACCATTATTTATGTAAGTTTTAATAGCATTTAATGTATTAATATCTAATAATTTATTTGACATGTATTAATCCTCTTTAAATTTAGCAAAAAATATAAGAGTCATTATGGACTCTTATATAATATTTTCAATATTATTTTTATCTAATTAAATTATATAATTAATCGTTGCTTCCACCTGCATTAAACACATAATTTGCACCATCTACTATTGTATCGCCTCCAACAACATCTGGAATATATCCACTTGCAGAATAAGGGGAAGTTTCATCATCTTCACATGACAAGCCAAATGTATTATATTCACTGTCACACCATTCATACCAAGTCATACCTTCTTCTGCTGTATAAGATATTCCACCAATAGTAAAACTAATTAAATTTACTTGAGTAGCATTTGCTAATAACCAATCGATAAGAGTTTGGTTAGTTGTATCAGTGCCACCAGTGATTTCAAGTGTGCATTCAACATCACCTAAAGTAGTAGGAGTTCCAGTATAAGATGGTATATATGAAACATAATAGTTAGTTCCTCCTAAACCAACTATCGTAAAACGGGGATAAATTCCAGAAGAACCAGTTGGATATTGAATTATTATAATTCCGTTTGTTGAAGGAGAAGGAGTAAAACTCAAATAAGTAGAAATATTTGAAACATAATTACTATATGTTATTTTTGTAGATACATAGAAATCACTTTCAAAAGTCATTCCAGGTAATTTTGATAATTCACTTGGCTTTTTAATTCTCCAAACTGTATTTGTTAAATCTGTAATAACTGGTTCAGGCTCTTCATCATATATTTCTAAGGAACCTAAAAATACTTTAGATACTTCATTAGAACCAAAGAATATTTTAGAGATAGGTAAATTACCTAACGTTATACTTCCACTTCCTGGGGTTGGTGGTTCTGGTTCAATCACTTGTGTTGCATTACTTGATAACCATGCTATTAAATCAGCATTAGTAACATCAATACCACCTGTAATTTCAATAGTGCGATATGCTTGATTAGACCATGAACTATTGTATACTTGTGTAGTACCATAAGTAATTCTGTTCTTAAGTTCATATAGTGTAAACGTTGTAAAGCTTTCGTTGTTTGACGTAAAGTTAATTGAATATCCTAATCCAGTGTTTACGTTTGGAGTATCACTTAATATCCACTTTGTATTGGTTAAATCAGAAATTGCTAATGATTCGGGCTCACTGTAATTAATTGTCATAACTTTTTGTAATGGTGATATTGCCATTAGTCATTAGAACCTCCACTTCTGCTAAAAATCATTGAGATATCATAATTACCAGTTAAAGTGACTTCAACTGCTTCTTGATAGGTTGTTGAACTAACAGATGTTGTAAAACCATTGATAATTACCCCTCCTGTTCTGCCATTATTACTCCAAACATAAACTTTTGTCTTGTTTATATAGGTTGGAGAAGAAACTTCACCATTACTATCAAAGATTGCACCAGTGAATAGGCAATGGAAATCATAGTCACTACTAGAAGTTGGAGCACTATCAAATTTTATATAAGTTTCTCCAGTATACCCTACTGTAAGTTGTTCACTAACATCAATATTTCCACTATACCCAACTGTAGGAGTAGAATTAGATGCTGTAATGATATAAATATATCCTTCATATTTTGTTGCTGGTTCAGTATCTAAAACTACAAATTTTAAAGCACCACTAACATTATCTGAACTAGGTGCAGTTGTTAAATATTCTACTCCTGTACATTTTATTACATTTGAAGTTATATCAATGCCTGTACCTGCTGTATAAGAATTTCCTGCTCCTGCTAATTCTTCTTTAAGTGTGGTAATAGCCCAGTTAGTATTTCCTGTCCAAGCCCCTGCAGTAGTAACTGCAACAATACATTTAAAAAGATAGCCATTATATGTAACTAAATCTCCTACTGCATAAGTAGAAGAACTAGAAAATTCTGGTTGTATATGTTCAGTTAAATCTAAGTCTTTTTGAATTTGTGCTCCAGTTTGTGTTAATTGATAATTTGCCATATTTTATTTTCTCCTTTTAAATATTTTCCCATGTCTGAGTAGATGAATTATAAAGTGCTGCATCTACCTTTTGTGCTTCATTATTAGAATCTCCTAGATAAACCGACTGTGGATAAACTCTTACATCTAAGAAATTAGAAGAGAAAAATTCAAATGATTTTTGATATCCACTATCTACTATTAACATATAATTTTGAATCAGAGTAAGAACTGTAGAAAAGAATTGAAACCCTGTAAATGAACTTCCACCAAATAAATATATATCTGTTCCTATAGTTATAGGGGACATAAATACCTTTGCAGCTACCAAAGTTTGAGATAATGTGGTTATAGTTTCATTAATAGAGTCAAACTTTAAGATTGTATTTAAAGTAGCCCCACTTGTTTGACCACCAAATAAATATATATCTGTTCCTATGGCTGAACTAGTAATGTGAGCAGCTACAGTAGGTAAAGTAACACTTAAAGTGCTAACAATATTTGTGGTTGTATCAAATTTTTGAATAGTATTATAGTAAACAACAGGGTTACTATAATAACTATACTCTCCACCAAAGACATAAATGTCAGTACCAACAACACAAGTACTTCTGGCATTACCATTAAAGGCTAAAAGAGCCCCTTGAATAGTTTCATCAGTGTCGGTTGCTGGGTTAAATTTTCTAACTATTCTGTAGTAATTATTACTACTACCTCCTGGGAAAATATATATATAGTCCCCTACACAAGAACAGGCTGCATACCTTAAAAAACTTCCTGTATAATTAATTGAAGTAAGTGTTTCTGTACTCATATCAAACTTATAAGAATAGTCTGTAGCAAATATATAAAGAAAATTTTTATAGACAGTTGAACAGAATAGGTCACTAGGAGCATTAGTAACTTGAGCAGATGAATTAGTCAATGCCCCAGTTAAAATATTATATTTTTTAATATATTGGCCATTCCCTCTTGTGAATATATAAATATAATCCCCATATCTACCTGTTCCACACACGCCATCATATAAAGATATACTAGTTATAGATTCTACTTCATTTGGTTCATTTACATTAAAACTTTTTTCTACTAATACTTTTTCAGGTTCATTATCTGTCTTTACCCATAATTTTGAAGTGTCTTCTGGTGGAGTTGTACTTGAATAATGAATATTCAAATCAAAAGGTGTTGGTGCAAAAGTGATTAATTCATTAGGATTATTTGCATTTTTAACCTTTAGATAATTAACTCCATTTATGATATCATTTCCTAATTTAATATCTACACTCATTTTAATATTACCTCGCTTCCATTTACTTCATATCTGCTATTTTCTATATATAAAGTTCTTCCAACTAAATTATAATCCCATAAACTTTCTTCTTTTGCTAATAATATATTATCATTTGCATCTATTAAGGTATAATTATCTGAACTTTGTAATCCAAATACATACTCTTTTACAGTTATAGAATTATCTCCTAAAGTTAAAGTAATAGTTCCATCTCCATTATCTGTTAAATTAAAGGATTTAAATGAAGAATTATTACTATCACTTACTGAAGATTCTCCAATAATAGATAAAGCATAATTAAAATCATTTATAGATAAAACATTACCATTTATTTTTATTTGATTAAATGAAGAATCACTAACATTATTATCTTCTACTATCATAGTAGCATTTTTACTTAACCAATTAATTAAATCAACATTTGCTATATCAGTACCATCTGTAAAGGTAATAATAGAATTAGGAGTTGCATTGTGTTTATATTGTATAGAGTTGTTATGATACATATAAATTCCTACATATCCTGATTCATTATGTGCTAAAATTAATACCGCAGAAGAAGTACTAGAATCACCACTAACTGCTCCAACAGTAAAATCAACATCATCTATTTTACCATTTATTGTAAAAGAAATTTGACTGCTTGGTGCATATAAAATATCTTTATTCAATATCCATCTAGTATTAGCAAGAGTGGTTATGCTTGCTTTTTCTAATTTATAATTAACATCTTTAAATCTTAAATTAATAAAGCCATTATCATTTGTAACAGACATATCATTAAAAGATGAAGTAAATGTTGGTAATATTTGGGTTGCATTTGTTTCTAAAAAAGTAATAAGATTTTGATTAGTTACATCATCACCTGTAGTTATTTCTAAAATAGTTTCTAAATCTCCTAAACTAGTATATTCACCACCACTAGTACTACTATGAGAAACATCAAATGAATCTTCCCCTTCCCCATCTGGATAATCCACAAATGTTATATTAATATTTGGATAGTTAGTATCATCTGAATTATTAATATACATTGCTAATATAGTACCAAAATATTTAAATACACCCCTAATATTGTTAGTATTAGCACTTTCATAAGAACCACATGTAATTTTATTGTTAATATTAAGGTTAAATGAAGTAGCAGAACTAAAAGGATTAACCCATTCACTAGGTTTCTTTATTAACCACTTTGTATTGGTTAAATCTGTAACTACAGGTTCAATACTCTGAGTAGCATTTCCTTCTAACCAGGCTATAAATTCAACATTAGTAACATCAGTTCCACCTGTTATTTCTATTGTTTTATAGGTCTCATCTACCCAAGCATTATCATAATATGCAGTATAGTCATTTCCATTTGTATTATAATCAATAACATATCCAGGAATCCCTATTCCAACATACATTCCATCTCCATGGTTAAAAATAATGTCCCAACTACCTCCATAGCCTTCTATATTAACAGTATCATTAAATAACCAAGTTGTTCCAGTTAAATCATCAATAGTAACTTGAGTTGCATTTGCTTCTAGCCATTGAATTAAAGTTGAATTTGTAACATCATTTCCACCTGTGATTTCAATAATACGATATGCTTGATTTGTCCAAGCAGAGTTAAAATACGCTTGTTGGCTAGTGTCACCTGCTAAGTCATAAGACAAATAACTGGAAGTAACATTTAATATATCAAATGTACTACCATCTGATTCATAGTTAATATTATATTGGCCAAAACTTAAAGATATAGAATTATTAAACACCCATTTTGTATTGGTTAAATCTGTAACACTAAACTCTAATCTATCATCTATAAAACTTAATTTATCGTAATCTTTAACATCAAATTTTGCATATCCATTTTTATGTTCTATAGCAAACATATCTGCAATAAGAGTTAGTTTAGCACACAAAATAGGATTATCGTAGTGACCGATAACCTCTATATATTTTTTATCTATTTCTCTTATTACTGGTTTCATATTAATAAATTGTTGCACATCTTAATACTATATCTGCACTTGCAATACCTGACATACTTACAAATATAGTTATTTCATAAGCATGTCCATTTTCTTTGATAACAAACATACCTTTTGCTTCTGATGGGCTATTTAAAGATAATCTTACATTATAATCGTTTCCATCTATAGATAAGTTGTATCTACTTTCTTCTTCATCAGGGAAGAATTTTATTTGGTCAAATGTTCCACCAGACACACTCGCTGTATAGTAATGATTTGATTTTAAATTAGACCAGTTAGTAGAAGTTAATGTTACATAATCTTCTGCAGTTTGGTCATCAACAGACATTCCGCCTTGAACATCTTCAACATAGGCAAGTGTTCCACCTATTTGTTGAACGAATTTATATTGCTTAGTGGTGTCGGACTGGTAGGCAGGGATGGTTTTGCCATTTATTGTTTTTATATAGGTTGTAAGTCTTGGGTTTGAGTCAATTTGTGTTCTTAATTGAGAAGTAATGATAGAGATAGGCACTAAATATCCTTCATATGTCCCACTTGTCCCTGACCAGCCAAAGGCAAAACCATAATAATTACCACCAACATTTTGTAAAGACGTAATAACAGGATTATATATATCATATAACACACCATTTACCATTGTAGGTTTTCCATTAGTAATTAAATTGTATTGTGCTTGTGTAAAATGTGTGCTGTCAGTCATTTCATTAGCATTGATGACATTAAACAAACCATTAGAAATATCAGCAACAGTAACAGAGTTAGTGCCATCAGAGATAATACCAGATAGATAAAGGTTTTGCCATTTATTTGTTGAATTACCAAGAGATGGTATTTTAGTTCCCACTTGAACAGGAATTAAACCACCTGCACTTTCTCCAATAAATATATTCATAGCATCACTTATAAATCTAATAATGCTATTGTTTCCTGTTATATATTGTGAATTAGACCACTTAATTTTTTTGTCAATTCCTATTTGAATATCATTACTAAATGTCTTAACACCACTAATAGTTTGCTCTGTATCGGTTGTTACAAACTTAGCAATTTGTTCAGCAGTAATACCACTATTAATTGCTGCCCATTGTTCTGCTGTAAATGAACTATTATTTAATTCATATTCAAATGCCCAACTAAGTTCTTCACTGTTATATTTATATCTTTCAAATTTAGTAAATTGAGTAGGAATTGTAGCATCTGGATAACTTACAAACACATAATCATTATTAGATGGAATAGATGCTCCACTTTCTGAAAAAATTAAAGAAAGTGCTTCTGCAACTTGAGTATGTGTTGCATCTATAGTTAATCCTAAATCTGTTACTACATTATAAGTACCTAAAAAGTAAGCAGTGTTAGTAGCAATAGAACTATTAACAAAGTCTTTATCTGTTAATTTATTACTAGGACTTGCTTGAGCAGGAATTAAATCTTTAATTGCTTCAATGCTATCTTCAAGACTTTCTTCAACACCTGTTGCTCTTTCAGTTTCGGCTTGAATTAAAGCATCAACTTCACTAGATATATATGTTGCATCTAATTTTAATTTATCACTATCTGTAAAATCATTATGAGATAAACCCATACCAGAAACTTTGTCAACTTTATTAGATAATAATGCATTAGTCTCTTCTTTAGTATAAGCATCAATGCTTCCA